TCAGTCCGTTCCTGACTACCACGAATAACAATAATGTCTGTATAGTAACTTTGTGTGGAAGTTACTTTTCTATTTGAATCTGTAGCGAATTGCTGTGCTTCGTTTGTTAACATGACTGTGAAAGGTTCTGTCATGTTAACAAACGTGCCTTCCGCCCAAGCAATAGTTTTGTTCACGTATAATTTCCTCCTTTATTTAAGCACAGAATCAAAAAAGCAATGATCCTGTACTTAAACACATACCATTGCTTTTAAGGTTCTGAAATTTCTACATCAAAACTCATTGTTCCTTGAATTACTGAACTATCTACAAAGATAGCTTTCCCTGTTGCATAAGGAGTTGTTGTATCAAGTGATTCTCCTTGTGCATTTTTTCTATACCACTTATATGTTAATGTTGCCTGATCACTGGATGGAGCGGCTGCCCATTTAGAACCATCGTATTTCATTAAAGTTACAGTTTTTGCAGACGTATTTACCGCATAATAAAAATCTCCGCTTGTAGGACTGCTAGGTGCTTTTGTTAAGAAATCAGTTGATTTAGGAGCGTCGATTTCCACTCCATTTCTTAAAACTTGAATCCATGCTCCACCAGCCCCTTGTCCATTCTTAATTGTCATAGGGATAGAACTTCTTAATGTAGCTGTACATGGGTCTGTTTTATCCTGAACCACACTATATGCGTTATAGGTTTTTCCACCATAGACTGCGGAAACTCTAAAGGACGCAAATGAATCAATCATATCTGGCGTTACTGTCAATGTAGATTGTGTTTTACCCTCAAGATTTGTATATCCCTTTCCTGTAAATTTTGCCCATTGATAACTCGAAGCAGTTACAGCGGTTGTTCCATTTTGTAATAAAGTTTGTAGGACAACATTATTGTTACCATTATAAATTAACCCATCTCCCTGAGGGTAAGCCTGTAACAATACAGCACTTGTACCATTTAGTGCCTGTACAGATTTAGACCATGAAAATTTAAAAGTTCTTGTTACTGAAGCAGCTGTAATTGTAATTGTAATTTCTCCTGAGTTGGCTGTACTAGATAGTACTGCGCCCTTTGCAACAGTTAGTACAATTGCCCCATCAGCAGAAGCCGTAGCTGCTGTATTTGTTTTTAGTGTTACTCCACTAGGTAATGTTCCAACAGCTGCTGTTCCTGCAACTCTGACTCCACCTTTATTACATTCAAATGGAATTGTAATATCTCTAGCTTCCTTAGATTTTCCACCTGTATCGCAAGGAATACTATCATGAAAGTTTCCTAAGTTTACTGCAACCGCATCCTTACCAGCTGCACCAGTTTCACCTTTATGACCATCAGGGACAACAGCAACAGTCTGACTATCTAAAAGTTGTGTTGTATTTCCAGATACATAAAGTTCTGCTTTAATGATTTTCACAGATGTTGAAGATGGAGTATATGTAATAGCAGTTTGATCAGATGAAGAAGTGTATTTTAGGTTATATTGTGTTCCATCTGTTGTTTCGTATACTTTAAATCTACCAGAATATGCTGCCGCAACCGTAGCATTTCCAACTCTTTTTGTTCCAGAGAACTTAACACTTGTTGGAACATAGACATCAGAAGCATTTAATTTCATAACCGCAACATCAGATGAAATTTCGAAGATTTGTGCATCTTTTCCATCGGCTCCAGATGTATCTTTATGTATATTGAATCGTCTTGTGATAGTAGCACATCCGGTTTTTGTTGCAATAAATTCAACGTATCCTGACATTACTGTTAAGCCTGTAACAGTATATTTGTGTGTGTCAGAATCAAAAGATCCTGTTACACCTGTACTAGGAGTAGCTGTGATATTCCAGTTTGCGGTATCGTCGTTACCACCTTTCCAGATAGCCATTGCAGAATCACATCCTATGAAGGCACCTGTTTTTGGAGTGCCTGAAGAAGTACAAGAAACAGAAAATACATCATTAGTCATTTGACAAGTATAAGTATCGCTACCTGCGGCACCATCTCGCACATTTTGAATCTGATGAATATCAATTAGCCCGTCCATGTTTGTAACGAGTTTAATTGTTGCAACTTCATTGAAGAATACAGCATCAGTGTTTTTGACAGTTAATGTAGTGCTTGTCCCAGAGTTTGGATAAACCGCATAAGACCCATCTGCTTTTTTATATTGCCATTGTTTTAATGTACAATTTGTTAAGTTGGCTGTTAATACAATAGAAGAAGCAGATACTAATTTTCCAGAACCATTATATTTAAATGAAGTTTCACCTGTAATAGAACATTCTGAAAGCTCCAATGCATTCTTGTTAAGACTGAATGTGATCTGCTGTTGTGTTTCTGCTACAAGTTTTGTATCTGGATCTGTATAAGTAATTGTACAAATATACGATAAAAGCTCCACAGATCCAGCAACCATCATATTTTTACTTACATTTAATACACCGGAAGAAACAGTCTCGCCTGTTACCAAATTTGTAGCCGATCCAGAACCCACTCTACGTTGCCAAATGATTGACATTCCATTTGCGTTTGGTGCAACTCTTTCATTGTCCACAAGAATTACTGGTGTGATAGTTAATTTATTTGTTCCCCAGTCTGGTGCATAGTTCTGAGCTTGGTTCGGATCGTATTGTATTGTCAATGGCTGATTATAATTTAAATAAGCCTGAATCTGCTTTCCATCTGTTAAATCGACAAAGGTGCCCTCTGTCCATGCTAGTATTTTTCCCATATAGGTTATTTCCTCCTTTAATTAATTTGTTGATGCGACAGTTTCTCCATCAACCACAAAAAGCAGCTTAATAGCTGCTCCAAAATATATATCGTCTCTAGTTATAGTTATTTGTTTTTTTCCTTTATGAGCTTCATTCCAATAAGAATCTCCACTCGTATCTCTCGATTCTCTTTTCCATGTAAAATGAGATTCATCCCATTCGTCTGTAACATCTTGTCCATCTTTAGTTAAATGAGCAGTTGCTACTGTTTCATTAATTCCTCTACCAAGTGTTCTGCCAGCAGAAGTGGTCATGAAGATTTCATATCCCATTTCATCCATCTTAGTATCCCAGTCATCCAATGTACTATTTACACTGTTCTTAAAAGTTGTATACTCAGCTCCCCACAAACCGCCTTTGCCATCATAAATCTGTGTGATATCAACTCCGCCTTGTGCGTTCGCTTCAACGATAGGAAAGTTTAGCTTATCTTTAGATATAGATTTATCTCCAAGCATATTATTTACAATCAATCCATCAGCAATCGCATCCTTAGTAATACCTTGACTTGTCATGATCGTTGCACCTTTATCGTCTTTGATAATAATGCTAGGATTTTTGTTTGTATCATAACCAATTTGAATTCCAACATTGCCTTCAGTGTCTAAGAATTGCATGGCAGACCCGTTCATTATAAAGTTGCCGTTCTCAGATAAGATTCGCATTGTATCAGAGATTGTAATATCGCCTGCGGCTAAATCACCGATCGTCATTTTCCCTGCGATACCATTAATGATCCATGCGCTGTCAAACTTTGCATTTGCTGAGGAAAGGTTGAATACGATACCTGTTTCTGTAGAAGAAGCTCCGATGATTGCACTTTTAATGTTTGCTACTTCAGTTGTTAAATTCTTAAATTCACCAACATTAGCAATAACAACTCTTGCATTAATATAATCGGCATCAATATACTTAGAAAAGAATTTCTCAAACTCAGCTTCTGTACCAACAATTTTCTTTACATTTGTTTGGTTTGCTGTAATATTTAAAACACTGTTAGGCTGGCATTGAATATATTCACATACATTCCCTACAGCACTAGAGAAACCTGGAGAAGAAGCCAATTGTCCTGTCAAAGCTTTTAATAGCTCTGGAGTAAGAATTGCATTGATACTTTCGTCTACGCCTGTGTAGGTGTTAGATTTAATAGAATTCCTGCTATTCTTTGTAGAAGAGTTTAATAAGAATACTTCATCATCTCGCTTTGCTTGAGATTTGATCATATTAGTAAATGAAATTTCAAACTTTTCAGATGGGTCTTTAGGATTAAAACTAAATGTGTACAATCTGAATTTCTCTAAATTACCATGACCACCAAATTCATTCCCATCGTCAATTTCTAACCAGATATAATCTCCAAGAACCAATTGATCTAAATAAGGAGAGAAATTCTCATCACATAATAGATTCTCAATCTGAGGAGAGTAGATATATTGTGGCTGACTTTGTGAAGACAGTTCTTTAACTGCAGCCTGATATAAATCTTCAGCTCGATCAACATAGGTTTCAATATCATCAAGGCTTGTGATTAAATAATTTTCATTTACATAGTCGGTTGTAACATAAAGATTTAATACCGTTTTCCCAAGGGTATTATAATTTCCTGTGTCGTCTGTAAACCCAAAACTTTTATTTTTCTTTAGACTACATTCGCCAATTAGGGAAGTACGAGCATTTAACTTATCTTCAACTTTTTTATTTGCGGCTTCATATTCGGACTCACGCTCTTGTAAAGCAGCTTGAGCATCAGTCAAATGCTGACTGTACTCTTGATAAACTTGGTAATAGTCTGTTGTGTTTTCAGAAACTTCGTAGGGTTTATCATAGCCATTTTGTTTTAGGGTATCTAATGTGTTCTGATAAGATTTGATTTTAATCTTTAACTCATCAACTCCATATAATTCCCACTGAGTTTCCCATTTGTCAATCGGTTTTACCTTATCGTCATCAGACTTGTAAATGTTATCAATGGCAATCTTAATGTTAGGAATAACTCCATCAACATAAGCAGTGTAAGTATACCAGCAACCATCTTTTCGCATCTGAAGTTGTAATTCATCACCTGTTAAAATGGTCTCATATGTGCCATCTTCTTTTTTAATGGGCTCACCGTTCTTATTCTTTTTAGCATATCCATACTCTAATAAAATGAAATTAACAGCATCTATATAGATGTCAAGTTGCTTTTGAAGCTCATCTTCCTTGAATGTATCCCAATCAGTTTTTAAACCATCATTAGGAACACGACTTTTAATTTCATCAGCAACTTTCTTGTATTTGCCCCACATTCTAGTGAGATAAGAATAATACTCTCTACGAGTCATTTCTTTTGAACTTCCATCATCAAGAGTATAAGTTACTTTTTCATTCTTGGTACTATCCCAATGTGTCCCTCTATATTTCAAATAAGCTTCATATTTGTCAATCAGATCCTTAGAAACCAATGGCTCTTTAAGAACATATGATAAATTATCAATGGTAATTTCACCAAAGTTTACATATTTAATATCAAGATTCTCTCCACCGGCCACATTAAACTGTGTATAGACATCATTTGTTGCACCGGTTACACTTAAAGAATCAATATAGTTTGTTGTACTTAAAGAAATACCTGTATCTTTACCAAGTTGACTGATATGATAACAATTGATCTTCCTATTTAATATGTCAAATGTGAACACGCATCTATAAGCCTGTGCTACTTTCTGAGTTAAGAAAGCATAAACATTAATAGACTCTTCTTCAAATGTACCTCTTACGAAGAACCATTCGTCTTCTCCGTTCTCATTTTGTCTCTTATAAGGAATAAGCCATTTGGTATTTCCCTCTTCATCAATATAAGATTCATCGACATGTCCAACAGACCACCCCGGCAAGTTTTCAAGGACTAAATCTAATAAACTTAACTGACGATTATCAGGATCATATAAAGCAACATAGCGTTTTAAGATTTTATTACCTGTTAATTTATCTTCGATAACATTCCCATCAGCAGTATATTCTTTACTTCCTGTTTTTCCTGTATTAACATAGAAAGTAACTAAATCTTTATTCTCTAGCTCAACATCGCAAGATTCAGCTTTGACAGTTTTCATCTCTGAATATCCATCAAACTGAACACTAGGGACCTCAGTGATCACAAAGTATCCGATACGATCTATATAAATTTCCATTCCTTTATCTAGATATTCATATCCATTTGATAAGACAAAATTTGCATCATTGTTGACATCAATATACTTTTCTATACTAAAACTTAATTCCCATCTATCATTAAGAGTAGCAGTGAGAGAAGTAGTAGAAGTGTCAATGCTATTTAAGGCGCAAATTGCCTTGCCTTCTGGATTTACCAGATAAAAATCATAAGGCTCTGTATGATTGAAAATGTCTTTTATAAATTCCAATTCACTCTCACGCCTCCTTTCTGAATTTAAAAAGCTCCAACCTTCTTAGGTTCGAGCCACTTGATTTTTATTTTGCAACGACCTGTAATTTCAATTCTATTTTCTCCTGGAACAAGTCGTAACCAATATAATTTTTGTACAATGTCCATCTTGAACACATTTGATAATACAATTCCTTTTCCATTCAGTTTAATAACTTGATGCTGACAATTAATCTCATAGTTACCTTTTGTGTCCCATAAATGCATCGTGCTGTTATTGTCTGAATGATTTGTAATTTGAAGATCAGTCCAAAGCTCAGGACTTTCAACTTCAATAATAGGATAAACATATTGTTCCAGTTCATCTGATCCACAATCAAGAACTAAAGATCCATTATGATTAGGTGTTTCTAGTTTGTTTGTTAGATCAAATAAATTGCTTTCTTTTTCTACAAATCCATATGGTGCATTACACTCAAAGTCAATCTTTAAGCCAGAAATTCCTCCAGCAAGAGCAGGAGTAACCTTAGTAACAATGGCATAGAAAATAACATCATTTTTGCTACCATCACAGCCATAAAACTCTAATTTTCTATAGCTCTTAGGACTTGTTAACCATCTAGTAACTTCAGATACTTCATTCTCAGTAAATCGTTTCTGATCTTCATGAAGAAGAGTAATCTGAAATCCAAGTTTCCCCGAATATTTTGTATTATAAGCATGATAGATATTACGATTCATAGTAGTTGAACCGCTTACGATCTCTCTATCAAGACCGAATGAATCTTCAGATTTATCAAGATATCCGATGACCATTTTATGTGAAAAGTCCGACAGACTTTTATTGTTATAAGTAAAACTTACTGCATTTGAATACATAAAGTCTCCTTTCTTAAAAATTATCCTGTAAGATGTACATTCTTAAAAATAACCTTTACTTTTGGAAGTTATTGTCATATAATGACTTTATTCGTATTTTACATATGATGTCTGAAGGGTATGTGGTAGGAAGGGGCATGTCGAGTGCTAAGAACATTACTTGTCGTGATTGGCGTTGCTGCGGACATCGCAAGCATAGCCTCACTCGTATTAACCGTATTAACTATACTTCAGTAATTAGAGATACATGGTTGTACAGGAAGCAAAAGATTTTTTGTATTAGATTCATAATATCTACTCACCTTAATTGCCCAACTGGTGTGCCGGATACTAGAAAGAAAACCCACGTAATAGATTAGGCGAAGATAGTACAAAAAACCGATGCTTACGAAAATAATTGAATCAGTTCACAATATGTGTTATGATGATATTGACAAGTAAAGTTAAGACATGAGCTTAGCCACTTCAAACCAAATTCAGTAAGAATGGGCATCTTACAGGAATTTGAATGATGATTAAAGGATAGTAAAAGGAGGTCACAAGGAGATTAATACTTTGCACTTATCCCGATTGGGAATCTTCCCTTTAACGGGTTAATCCAATCATCACTGTGAATTTAATTAAATAAATTCACCCATGAGAGAAGACACTCACTAATTACAGTGGGTGTCTTTTTCTATGTCTTTATAATAAATTTCCATCTCTCATAGAAGCAATTTCTTCCCTGATGTACATAGACCTCATCTCAGGAGTCAGCTCATCAAAAGGAGTTAATCCTTCATCATCCATATAATTCATCAGAGCTCCCAACGAAATTGAATACAAACTATTCCTGCATTTCATTCGCACAAGTCCGATTAATAAAATTCCAATAATAAGTAGTAATAATAAATTAATTTCCATTTGATTTTCCTTTCATTTAAAAAGAGCCCATGCTTTCACACAGGCTCTACATTATTTACCGATCGTAGGCTTACGACCAATCTTATGGTATTCTTTTAGTTTGTTAGCTTGCTCTTGATCATAAACCTGTTTTGCAACAACCTTAAGATCATTCAGAACACTCTTATCAATCATGCCTCCAGATTCTACTTTGATCAATGCATCATAATAAGAAGAAAAGTCTCCAGTACCAGTCATAATATCTTTTGTCTTAGAGGCTTTAACAACTGATTCAGAAATCTTAACAGCTTGTTTCAGCACATCAGATGTTTCTGGCTTCAGTAAGATTTCGTCTCTACGAACAGTAGCAATACCATGATCATGATTGCTTTGAATTACACCATTAAGCTGAGAGATTGGTATTACATCATCAATGACACCACCATTTCTTACACCTGCTTTCTTTAATGCTGTAAGGATTTTATTTGACTGAGCTTTAGAATATTTCCCATCTTTTCCCTTATAAAACTCTTTCCCCTTTTTAGAGTTCTTAGTCGTAATTACTCCAAGTTTTTTACCAAGAGCTTCCATACCTTTTGGATTGTTTACAACATCATAGCCCTTACTAGCTAAATAATTGTTTAAAGGAGACCAACTCTTAAGCTGAGCTTCAGTGTAAGCAGCTCCTATATGAAAATTTAATCCTAATGACTTAGCTTTCTTTTGACTGGCAGATAGTTGGATTACAACGGTGAAATTCACAGAGAGTCCATTAGCAGATTTGCACACTGGAGTAACTGTTCCTTCATGATCTCCTTTTGTAGCCGTAATTGTACATGAAGCTCCTGAAGGAGACATTGTTATGTAACCTAGGCTATTAGAATACCAAGAAAATGATTGTCCAGCCCCGTCTGGAGGAACAATATCAGAAACAGTAACAGTCTTACTTTCTCCAGGGGCTAAGGTAATAGACGCTGGACTAACACTGAAAGACATAAGATTATGTTCCTGCTGTTCAGGTGTTTTCATAGAACCACTAACAGCACTAGCATTTCCAGTTTCAACTTTTGAAGAATCAACCTTAGACCCCGTAATACCAGTTGTACCAGTTACATTAGTATCAGGATTTGCAACATTATTAGTCACAGAGCTGTTCTTGTTCTGAGTATCTTTTGCGTTCTGTTCAGGTGTCTTGCCATTAGCAGAGCTATTGTATTCAGAATGATATAACTCACTTAGACCATTAATAAGTCCAGAATTAATAGCAGTGTCATTGATCTTCTTAAAGACATCAGAATAAGAATCTCCAACCTGTTTTAAGAACTTGCTAATAAGCTTAGATTGTTCATCCAGAGAACCGCTTAAAGATTTAAGCTGTTTATCCAAAGACTCTTGTAATTTTTCAGTCAGATCATCGTATCCTTGGGATTCCATAGAATATTGATGTTCTTTCTTAGTATCATCCATTTGTTCTTGAGCATCGGCAATCTGAGCGTCTAATTTGGCTCTTTGTGCTTTCGCAGCTTCACCTTCGACACCCTCTAAAGCAGCACGCTGGGCCTCAAGAGCTTGCAGATCTTTGGTTTGACTCTTGATGTTTTTGTCATAATCATAATATTCTTTCTTACGACTTAAAGCCTCTTTACGCTTATCAATAACTTTAACCAGAGCATCAACTTCAGCTTGCATCGTTGTCTTACCAAGTTCTATAATTTGATTCTTATAGTCGTTGGTATTTGTTGCAGCCTCACGAAGTTGTTTATTGATTTCAGCTAACTTACTCTCAAAAGTAGAATCACCAATTTGTCCTTCGTCATGCAACTTATAAACAGCTTTTTGCTGTTCCATAAGATCAGCCATGTTAAGCTGTTCTTGGCGCATACTGTCACTCAAAAGAGCAATTTTAGCTTTACCATCTGTAGTCAGTTTACCTGTGTCAGGATCATTTAAGTAGTCCTGATTCAACATATTCATAAGATCGTTGTTTTCATCGATACGAGTATTTCTCTTATCAATCTTACGACTGCTTTCATCAAGAGGAATCATAACAGCTTCTTGACGTAACTGTTCATTCTTTTCTTCTAAAGAGTAATTTTCTTCACGTCTTGAATACCAGTCATCATAAAGCTCTTTGTATCTTTCAGAATCCTTAGCAACCTTATTCATCAGTTCCTGATCGGTTTTCATGATCTCAGCATTGACAGCAGCCCTATCATTATTTTTAGCGATCTGATCAGTTTTTGACTGCTTAGTAGCATAGTCTCCATGAGCTTCAGCCATAGAAGCAGTATGTTCTAAGGCAGTAGCAGCATGTTCAGCTTCATCTGCAAGTCTTGTAAACTTATCAATTTTGATCTGATCAATTTCTTTTCTTGCATTTGCAATAGCAGTATCAGTATCAGCAATATTATTCCTAAAAGTTTGAATCTGGGCTTCATATGTGTTCTTTTGTTCATCTGTTAAGATTCCCTTTTTCTTAGCCTTATCATACTCTGCCTGATATTTATTCAATTCTTGTTGCTGAATATTTCTCTGATTTTGATATTGTCGAATCTGATTGTTTAAATTAGCTGTTTTATTGTCAAAAGTATCTGTCCCTTGAGCAATATTAAGATCATTAATCTTTTGATAGTTCTCTAGGATAGCAGACGTTTTAGATGCCATAGCATCATAATAACTAACAACCTTTTCAAGCTTGGTTTGTACAAGTTCTTGTTGTTGTTTCTTAAGCTCCTCAACTTGTTGTTTGCATTGTTTAGCTTTATCATACCAGTTCTTATACTCTTCAACAGCACTACGGATTTTATCATTACTAATAGTTTTGATATTCATAGAGTTGATAGTATCTTTACGTACTTTTTTAAAATAAGATTTTAGAACTTTTCGATTCTTAGCTTTTGAAGCATTTTTTGTTTTAGGAGCTTTCTTAACTGCTTGTTTCTCAAAGCTTTGGTAGAATTTTTCGTATTTCTTTTGTCCCTTAGTATTAGCAGTGATAGAAGAACCAACACTCTTTAAAGCATTATCATAATCATTAACAGCAGAAGTAAGACTATGAACATTTTCTGCTTTAGCTGTCCAAAGATCAGTAGCAGCAGTAAGATTTTCAATCTTTATTTCAATGAAATCAAAAGCCTTACCTATCTTATTAAGATAATTTTCAAGAGCTGATTTCTTAGATTTAGATTTGGTTTTCTTCTTACCGCTTCCAGAGCCAGACTTACCAGATCCTGAACTTCCAGAACCGGTTTTAGATTTACCAGAAGAAGAAGTAGTTTTCTTCTTTTTACCTGTAGTAGTTTTGCTACCATTAAATTTAATTTTAATTCCAGCAGAGTTAGCATGAGCAGATCCATGAGCAAATGCTCCTTCACCACCAACAATCTTAGCTCTACTTCCTGTCTTTCCTTTGTTTAGGAGTTCCTTTGTTTGTAAGTGATTAAATACTATATCACCACGTTTGAGGTTCACAAATTCTGGGCCTTGAGACCCTACTGTAAACCATCTGTTACCACGTCAATTATGTTTTCATCGGTTCGCAACACCGACAAGAGTTTTCACTCCTCATGCTTTCACATGAGTTCAGACTATATCTTTTACCTGATTTTTTGTATGATTTTTTGTATGAAAAAAGAGCAGAAGTAAAATTACTTTTGCTCTTTGATGAAATTATATTATATATCATCTTTGTTTATAGAAATCCATCTTTTTTTACTCCATTTATATATGCCCTCACAATCGGCGCATAACGTATATTTTTTCTTGCCCCATTTGACTTTAAAATGAACTTCTTCATCTTCCACATTCCACCAAGTTGTTCTGCCTTTGACTTTAAAATGGACGTATTTATGTTTTCCTGGCTTAATGTCAACATATTTTCTTTTGCCAGTAAGTTTAAGTTTTCTATCAAATTTCGTATAATCACAATCATAAGATCGTGCACCTTTAGAATATATTCTAATTGTTTTGTTAGACAAGTTGGTAATTTCTATGTCAAATACATTGTTTCTTGTGTCATAACTATATAAAGCAACTCCACTGGTTTTAATGCTATTGTACCCACTAACGACTACATTAAAAGAACATGATCCCTCATAAAGCTCTTCAGAAGTTATGTTGTCATCATCATTATTTTTATAAACATTGCACAAGGTATGAAGATAAACTTTTGATTTTCCAATACGTTCTCCATATACAAAATTACTAAGTGATGGAGAATCATCGTCATCTTCTTCGTTATCGTAAGTTAAAGAAATATTTTTATTAGAACGCTCCCACGTTGTTGTTAAAAGTTCACCTCCCCATATAAAATCAATAGAATGTCCATCTAATTTTGCATCTCCGCATATCTCTTTGTTTTGACCTAATTTAACATGGATAGTTTTAGGCTTAGGAGTTAAAGTAAAAGTTGAAGCTGAAACATTAGTTGATCCTACACATAAGCAGAAAACTATTCCAGCAAATAGAGTAGTAATTTTTTTCATGTCTTTGACCTCCTAAAATTCCTTTGTAACAGGTTTGGTAAATGGTGTTTCACTTTCATAATAGGTGTATTGTCCAGGGGATACCTTATCAGAATTACCATAAGAAACTATTTCCATTTTGACAATCTTATCCTTTGCTTCAAAGCTACTTTCTTCCCACATAGATTGATATGCTTTTAAATTATAGTAATATAGAGATTGATCGTTTACTACGGTTCCATTTTTATCATAAAAACGAATATCAATATTGGCCATATCATAATCATAATTTGTTAGATTCTTGATTTTTATCTTATAAGTTCGATATCCATATTCTGAAGACTTTACTTCGATTTTTTCAATTTTATATGTGTCATCTATAAGAACAGCGCCTTTCGGACAATCTCCATTCCCTTTTACAAGTTCATTATAGGTTTTTTGATCCTTTTTTGTTGAGAAAGAAAGGTGTGTTTCGTCAACCAATTTTTTTAAAATCTCAACACGGCGACTATTATACACAAAATAATTATATTCTAGTTTTGTTGGAGCACTGGTGTAATCATCAAATAAATCATTTTGTGTATTTAAGGTTTTAATATATTCAGAAATTAAATTTTGTGTATTTTTGTTTTCGAATTGGATTTTAGTTTTTGAATATTTGTTTAGTGGTTTTAATTCAGTAGCAATATACTTTTGCATCATAGCTGCGTAGTCAGATTGGGATTGATTACTATCATCAGTCTTATCACTGATCTCCCACCTTTTTTCGAGCCCGGTTTTTAAATCATTTGCTACTTGTTGGTCTGTGATTTTGGCTTCTCTTTGAGGAGCATTTTTCCCACAAGCACAAAATAAACATAAACCTGTAAGAAGCATACATCCAATTAAAATTTTCTTTTTCATACATTTTCCCTCCATAATTTATTTATAAAGCAATTATACAGCATTCTACATATTTTTCATAGAGAGAATATTTGTTTATCATATTTATCAGGTAATTTATCATTTCGATTTAAACATTATTGTACCGCCATTAGCTTGCGGCCCTACTCCTCGTAAGAGGATAGTCGTTGAACCTTATCCTATTCGGATCTTGGCTGCTGATTGTCCATTGTAGCAGAAGCAGGGGATTTAACCTCGCTTCCATATAATTAATTCTTTTTACTTTCGTAGCGTTCACATCTAGGCATATTTCATCCTTCTGTTGTAGCTTAATTATCTTTAAGACTTTCCAGCAATTAGATAAATTTTCACATATGTATTACTACATAAGGTCGCATATGTGGTTTATACGACAAGTTCGTCTCCTAATTCTCCTGTAAGAGCTCGTTCATCTTGTTTTAATCCCCAATCGCCACCATTAGCGTGAGCATTACCAACAGATGATTTGAGTTTATCCGTTTTCTCTTGTAAATATTTGTTCTTTTCAGCCTGCACAACAGGATTGATTTCTGATAAATCAGAGATTTTTGTTGTTCCCATCGCAAGAGCACGGCTTCCAAGTTTCTTAATTGTTCCATAAGCAAAAGCATCAAATTCTTCAATATCATCAAGTTCGTTATCGTACCAGTCTGTTAAATCATCGACAGTACCTTGAGCAAAAGCATTTGATCTTGGAATAAAAGATCCATGAGCATTTGCAGTTCCGTGTGCTTTAGTTCCTTTTTTCTTTCCTGAGCTTTTGTTGCCCCCGGATGGCGCAGAAGGTGTTTTTCCAGTAACAAAATCAACAATTCGGGTGATATGCTTTGCTGCCCATCCAGCGATTGTTCCATCAGCAAGAGAGGTGTCAGCCTTAAGCTGTGCAGTGTTTACAACTTTTTGGTTTTTCCATTCCTGAACTTTTTGATTGGCTTCGGTAATATCTCCTTTAAGGTGTCCGGTTTTGTCCACTTTAATCCCAAGGTATTCTAAAAGTTTTTGATTAGCTTTAGAAGCATCTACATCTAATTTTCCTTCTTTGTCAATTGGAATATTTAAAAAATCAGCTATTTCTTTGGTAGCTTTTTTAGTATCTGCATCAACTTTAACAGTTGTAGACTTCTTTCCGCCTTTGCCAAGATTGTCAATATCTTGTTTTGCCTTTTTTGTATTAGCCTTTACTTCAATGGCAACTTGACCTTTTTTCTTATGTTTGTTGTATTCATCAACAAGACGTTTAATCTCTTTATCAATCTTATCATTTCCAGTTTTTTCTACAGTATTGTCTTTGCCAACTTTAAGGCCAGATTTTAACTTATTAAGTTGAGTGTTTAATCCAGATTTGGTTTTGATTTGTTTTCTAAAAACACCATTATTGCTTTTACCGCTAATCATATTAGCAGTTTCTTTTTCAAGATTGGATATGGTTGTATTTAAATTCTTGACTCTGTTTTTTAAAGTATCTTGAGCCGCATCAAGGTTTTTCTTTGCACTTGCTTTACCAACATCGGTTTTAGCATTCTTCCAAGTATCATAAGCACTGTTGTAGTCTTTCTGGGCTTTTTGGACAGATTCTCGGCCAGACTGAATTTTTTCACGAGATTTTTTCTTCCAAGCCTCATATTTAGAGGTAGAATCTACAGCATAGCCATTGTCATCAGCTGTTGATTCGGCATTTGTAATAATAGAATTACCATAGTCAAATGCTTTTTTAGAATATTTATTACCATATTCTTTTACGAGCTTTTTGTCGTTAGAATCAACAGCTCCTTCAAATTTGCTTTCTGCATCTTTAAAATCTGCTTTATCCTGAGCAATCTCAATCTCAAACTTCAGTTTCTTGACCATCTCATCTGGGATATCTTCTCCAGCATTTTTTAGTTTAAGAATCTGCTGTCTGTAATCTTCAATCTGTTCTCCTAATGCTGTTTTACCAGCACTATCTTTCATTCCTTCCCATTTTTTAGTTAGCTGGTCAACACAGCTTTCAGCTTTTTCATACTGTTCTGTGACGGATTTGAAATCAATCTTACCACCGTAATCCCTTAAGCGATTCAATACAGCCTCAAAAGGTTCAATACCCATACCCATTGCCTTAGCAGCAGTAGCAGTATTAGTGATCTTTCCTGAATAAGTACCTTCAGCAGTTTTCTTTAAAGTACCAAAATCAGTATTAGCTTTTTGGGATTTGGCAGATAAATCATCTAAGAATTTAACCAGACCGCTATTATCGGAAGTAAAATACTTAGTAGTTTTAGCCCAAGTTTTATCAAAAGTAGCAGCATCAGTCTTACCAGAAGAACTCATTACACTTGTTAGTGTTTTGAAATCATCTGTTCCAATAAGCCCTTTGTCACGTTCTTTCTTCTGAGCATTGAATGCTTCACGCATTGCCAAGTAAGTATCACCAGAATCAGCTGTTTCCTTAGCTTGAAGATAATCACTCCAAGTAGACTGAGATTTTGTTTGATTGATCAGTTTTAGACGTTCTTTCAACTGATCAAGACTACCAGTCCAAACCTGAGTCTTAGAATTTAAGATATCAAAAGCCTGAGATGCTTCAGTAAGATTTAATCCATCAATGAAAGATTGAGTATCTTTGTTGTCACCAAGTTTTTCTTTGATATCTTCAATCATTGATTGAACATCTTTACCATCTTTTAAAAATCCTTCAAAATTCCCTTTATCGTCCAATTTGAAATCAACATTAAAAGAATCAGCCAAAGATTTGTTTAATTGTTCAATACTAACTCCATCATCTGTGGCAGCCTTTTTAAGCTTATCGTAAGCATCTTTGGTATTATTGAGCCAATTCTGAACACCCTTGTTACTAGATTTATCATAACTTTTTATAAACTTATCAAGAGCTCCTTGTGCTTTATCATCTTCGGCAAATTTCTTTGCTGCAGCAATAGTATTTTCTCGTTGTTCCTTAACCCAATCTTTATCTTTTAGATTGTCTCTAGTCGCAGTGTCTATATTATAGGTATTAGATCCTAATCCTGTAATGAAGCTTTGAGCACGACTACCTAATTTACTATAATCAGTAATACTGCCTGGCAATGAAGTGGCAATATCCTGATTGTATTGATCAAGAGCCTTTTGGGTTTTAGTAAGCCCAGTTTTATATTCTTTAGCATAACCTGAGATTTTAGCGATTTCTTCACTAAGATCCGTTCCCTTAGGTAAGTAGTCTTCAGTTTTGTCCAAAATCTGCTTGTAAGAACCAATAAATTTGTTCATGTCAGCTTGTTTATATAAGTCAAAACTTTGATCTTTTGGTAATTTCAACACATCTTTGGCAGCTTTGTTGAAAGCAGCGGTTAACTGACTGGTTTTATCTCCTTGAAGACTATTTCTTAACTGAGTAGTTAAGGTGTCCATGTCATTACCCCAGAACTTATCAACACGAGTTCCAGAGGCTTTCTTAACTGTTTCAATATTACCTTCAACCAATTTGTCCCAAGTTTCATCAGAAGCATATTTTTTCTGTATGCTTTCTTGCTTCTTCTCCTGAGACTCAATTGCTTTATCCATCAATCCAGATGTTTTAGCAATAGCATTTCCTTCAGCATCATAACCAGAAATAAGAGAAGGAGTAGTATCTAAAATTTCCTTACGAATACTTAAGAATCTTTCATAAGAAGAAGTATCCAAACTGATATTATTACCATACTCATCTACGCCCTTAGATAAAGACTCAAACTCAGTTTTGCTTCCTTTAAGAGTAGAAATATTAGTTTTTGTATCAGATAATTTGTCCTGATAAGTACTACGTGTTTTATCAGCGGCTTCAATCTTATCTTTATCATAAGTAGCAGCTTTTTTGATAGCGTCGATACCCTTAGAAGCAGCCCAACTAGCTAATTGCATAAGAGCACTAGCAGCTAAACCAATACCAACATTAGCAGCAAAAGCACCAGCCTTAGCAGCAATACCAGAAGCTTTGATCTTTTCAAAAGCACCAGAAATTCCACCTGCAGCAGATTGAGCAATGCTACCAGATTTTTCTACAGCTTCATTAAACTTCTCAAGGCCTTTTCCATAAGTATTTTTCTTATCAGTAAGATCATAGTTGTTTTGTTTGGCTTGACCATAAAGAGTACTAGCTGTATCACGACCTTTTTCAGTTTTCATTTCATTCTGAAGTCGCTTAAACATGTCCTCTTTTTCTTTAGTAGACTTATTGCCAAAAATCTCAGGAACCATACTGTTACTAAAGAAGTCCTGCAATCTACTTTGATCAGCTTGCATATTCTCATAGTTAGCCTTACGTCTTGTAGGACTAAGTGCATTCAGAATAGCACTACCAATTGGAAATTCATTTTTACCAGTTTCTTTATTATACTGTACAAGCAAACTGTTTACTCAAGGGCAGGGAAATACCCTATTTTCACACTGGTAAAATATGTATTTGACAATCACTAATGCAATATTCTATACTAATTATGTAACAAGAAATATGTATTATATCTCAAAGTAATAATACACATGGGGCTCACAATTCAGTGAGCCTTTTGTGTATCTGGATTTAACAGGAGAAGAGAGGTTCATAAAGATACCTCTTTTTTACAATTAACCTTGCAATATTTGGAAACATAAGTTATAATTAGAAACATCATAGAATAATTAGTTGCCCAATTAATTATTTTCATACAAAGGCATTTCTAGGAGGTAGGGATGCCTTTTCTCCATTTATGGGGTAACGATTCGTTACTTTAGATTATTTTCCCCATAAGTGGGGAAGGATGCCCTGAAACAGGGCACACCTCAAATTAACTTTCTAACTGATCTTCCAGATCCTTAATCTTAGAATCTCTAAATGCAATTTTCTTTCCAGTACTACGATGATTTGTTTCTATGTATCTGCGTTTCAGATTGTTTAATACATACTCTGCAGTCATTCTATACATTGGATTTAAAGAACCAGAAGTCTCAATAATCGCTTCAAGTTTGTCATCGATCATTGTTACGATTTTCTGCTTATATTCAGTTGCATTTAGTTTTCTATGGTACTCATAGCGATCTTTCTTTTTTAAATGAACGTGAACATCAATGATCTTATCAACAGTGGCTTCCAGATTTGTGTAATCAGATTCTAAAAGAACACGGTCAATATTGCGTACAGAATATTTAATTTTGTCTGCATCGTATTGTCTCTGAAGCTGACATTCATCTGAAACCGCTACATCATATAGATCGTTATTATCTTGCTGAAGTTGTGTGATCAGCTCGATCATTCTCTCAAAAGCATCTGTGTATTTGGCTGTAAAGATAAGAGCTTTGTCTCCAGTGAATTTGTTCACTAGCATTGCAAATCCCTTACGATCAATGTAATACATAGGACGAGACTCGCCTTTTGCATCTATATAATCAACCAGCGCAAAAGTTCCCCCGTTAAGTTCAGGCACAACTTCAATGAAATGACGAATTTTCTTCATTACATCCTTGTGATTCTTTCCATAAGTCTCAGCCACATTGAGAGAAGTAGTATAGACTTCTCCATCAATTTCTTCAAGGCCGAATTCCTCATTAATTTCTGCAATTTCGCATTCAATAGTTTTCTTTGATTCTTTTAAAAAATCCATAATTCAAATACTCCTTTTAATATAAATTTAATTTCAAAAAGGGGTCGCATTTCACGACCCCCTTATCAATAACAATCTCACCAAACTTTAATCTTCAAGATCCCCAACAACTCTGTAAACAAGTTTCTGACCTTTACCAGTTACATAAGTCTGTGGAACAATCACATTGCAAATCACATGTTCACCAACTTCAAAACATCCGTTCTCAACGTATCTCTGATATGGCATGTTGTCCCGCATCAGGATTCCATTGTTTCTAAGAATCTCAAAAAGGCGATTCCTTCCAATGTCATATCCATCATTCTGTAACAATTTGGCCATTGTATTCATGTCGATCGTATCAGAAGAAGCAGTAACACATCTTGCAAAATCTACATCTTCTTTGGAAGCTTCAAGTTCTCCTCTAAGCTCTGCGATTGTAGCTTGCTGAATTTCCAGTGCCTTAAGTACAAACTCTGCTTCAGACAGATTTTTATATGGAATGTATCCACCCGTACGTCTGATCTGTGGAAGAACTTCAGATGTTACCCATCTACGGAATCTTTTAGCTGAATCTAATTTACTATTGAAAATTAGATCATAAACACCAGATTCATTGATGACAGTCACATTTCGCATTTGACCTGCGTACTCGATTTGGGTACGCAGCTTATCCTCAACATCTACGTGCTTTGAGACAGCGTTTCGATAGTTAGAATATCCAAGTGCGATTGCAATATCATTTCCAACGAAGTATGGTGTTCCTTCTATCTCAATACATCTGATTGATCCAAATTCATCGTTTACGAAGTTCATAATCTGATTGTTGTTTTCTACTCCATTTTCTGCTTTTGTTAAAATTGCCATATTAAATTCTCCTTTTCTTCAGGAAGGTGCACCAAATGGCATAGAACAGATGGTGCTGATGATTTGCTTATCCTTCTATGCATATATGGCTAATTTACTACCCCTTTAAAACACCAGATTCTACCTAGTGTTTTAAGACTCAATTAATGTGGTAAGTCTACTAGAGCAATATAAAAAGAGTATTAAATTATGTTAATAAGTATTTATAATATATCGTATAAAATTCATTTCCCTATGTGCAAGCATGTTTCCATGCTGATAATTTTCTAGCGGCACATTCGCATACAGTTCTGATCATCCCTTTCTGATGTCACTCGTAAGGTGAGTTAACCAGATTCCCATTATGATCGATGGACGTTCCTCTAATATAGAGGCTTCGCTGCGGATTCTGTATAAATATTGATCTTATTACTATATCTTAGGAATTACCCCTTGCCCTTAATACATCACTGTACTAAGTTAGTAATCAATATCGTTTAACAGTTCCCGTACATAAATTATCAAAAAGTATTTCAGTTTCGGTTGTTTTCTAAGCAATCTCTTATTCGTATCACCATTTCAATACAAATTCGTTCTGTGTTACCACTAGATTGCTCTGGGCATTGTACATGAGGACAACTGATAATTTGCCCTACCCAGCTTTCCTTTTGCTCCTGCGACTCCTAAAGCACCTATAAAGGCTGTTCTAAGAAGTCCTGCTTTAGTTACTAAATTTGTTATTTGAGTTCCAGCATCTACAAGTCCTTTGATAAAATCAGAAGAAATAGAAGTGTTCCACATTTCTTGGAAACTTGCTGTCAGCTGATCAACTTTACCTTGGATGGAATCAAGTTGAGTTTCGTTTTCACGAAGTGCTGATCCTTCTGAGTTTTGTGTTTCGTTGTAGACTTTTTCTAAAAGATTAGGGGACTTTAATACTGAGGCCACAATATTTCCCCTGTTCTTTCCTGCAATTTTCTCTAAAATAGAAGCTTGTTTAAGGTCACCACCGTCTGAGCTTCCAATTTCATCCCAGATTTTACCAAGTCCTAATAAAAATTCATAAGTATTTTTATAAGAACCATCATCTTTGAGCATATCAAAACCTTTATAGTCGTTTGATGCTACTTTGGTTTGATTTTTAATGAGGTCTCTAAGCTGGCTTACATTGGTTACTACGCCATCTGTGTCTTCTCCTGCTTCTTGGAGGGTTTTCATGTCAGTACCCCTAATCCTCATTGATACTGTTTTTAGACCGGCCTAATTTCATGTTACTTTCCCCAACAGTAAAAGGTACATACCATGTAAAACATGGCGTCTAAGAATTTCTTCTTAGTTCTGCAATTTTATTAATCAACACTATCGTTGCAGATCGGACTGGATCTTCACCCTCTTTCTACAGAAGTAGAGTAGGGGAGGAGCTGAACCTCTTACGTCACCACAAGAGGTATTACAGTCTCTACGGCTCCCTTATATTTTTATTTATTTTGTATGTATGGTTTTAATTTTTCATCTAAAAAAGACTCCATATTATCAAATTCCCAAAATGGGATTTCGATAAGAGGAATCTTATGTTGTTTCAAATATTCAACTTTTAAATTATAACGATCTCCGATTAATTCACAGTAATCTTCTGGAGATTCTCCATTAAGCTTCTTTTCACGACTAATTTTATAATGTTTTTTGTCATTTACTTCAATTGCTAAATTAATAGAAGGAATGTAAAAATCCAATCGAAGTTTCCTAAGATCTTTCATATCGTCAAATTTCTTTTCTTTTACAATATCTTTTGTGTCAAAATATTGTTTTAAGATCCTAAAACATTTTATTTCAATAGGTGTTCCCATTTTAGGACATTCTGGGCACCCTCCCTTTCCTTCTCTGAGGAAATGACCAGGATGACAATAGAAATAATTATCATGTTCATGGCAATAGCATAATAATTTGGTTCTATTGTTTACATATGTATCAACAATTTCCACTTCTGGACGAACAAAGGCCATTCTCTCAATAAAAGCATCATGCCCTAAAGAAAACTTTTCTCGCATTCTTTGATTGTTACATTCGGGACATCCTGCTTTATAAAACAATAAATTAGAAGGATGTGATTCCCATTCTATGCCACAGATCTTGCATTTACATTTAATAGGAGTATGTGTATTAACATAATCTCCAACAATTTCAATATCTGGGCTAAGCTCTGCCATTTCTTGAACAAAAGTTTCTCTACTTTTTCGACGAGCAGCATGGGCCTTTTCAGCTCCACATTCCGGATGTCCACACCCCAGTTTTAAAACAGCAGGAGTAGTACTCCATTCTCCACCACAGATATTACATTTGCATTTCACCTTATTATAAAGCCCATGATAATCTTCAAGCATGGTAACATCTGGGCTAATTAATTTTTTAAAGTCTTGAGGATCAACTATCTTGCTTGAACAATATTTACATCCATATGTGGCTCTCCATAAATGAGACCAATCAGCATCTTGCTCACCTTTTTCTCTATGCTTGGGACATATGTATACAATTCTTGTTCCTTTCTTACCTTTGTACTTTCTTACAAACTCTAATCCTAATCGATCAATTTGTTCTTTAATATGTTCATCCGTTGCTAAATATTTCATATTTTCTCCTTTTCCTTATCCTAATTAATCCATACAAAAAACAGGGCATAATCCCTGTTCATACATACATAAAATATTCGGTTGCCTCGGTCTTGTCATGTGTTTATGATTTTAACCGATACGGCTCCTTGCTTAACCACGTATTACTACGCAGCTTGGGCGCTTGGTCTATATTCACCCACGGAGAGTGGCTCCTGCACAGTCTTATTTGCGACCGTAGTAAGAGCTACAGCTTGTTCATATGATGTTCCTGCCATAGATAATGCATCCGCAGATCTCTGCAAAGAACTAGCAATTTCATCTGATGAAATAGGTTCCTTGTTACCAATGTTATTCAAAACATCAACAACATTCTCTACATCATCAGCACCCTTATCGAATCCTTGCATGATAGAAATCAATGCATTAGTAGCATCATCTACCTGCTCAAATTCTGATACATTCATGAGAATACCTGTCCACTTAGACATCTTCTCAGAATCTTGTGTGTTATAACCTAATCTAGCCCAATCAGCGGTAGATTTGGTTAATTCCACAGCATCTCTACCGATATCTTTACCAGTAGCATACATATCTTTCTCGACAGTAGCATAAACATCACTCGTATCACTTGTGACTTTCTTTAACTCTGTCATTGCAGCATCCATTTCTTTGATGCTTTCAATTCCTTGTTGGAATCCTTGCCATACGACATCAATTCCACCCATTGAGATCAAGTACTTACTTAACTTAGTAACTTCTTGACCCATATCTCCAACAATTTGTCCGAACAAACTCTTATATTCAGAACGACTCTTAAGCTGTGATCTAGCAATACCAGTATCTTGATTAAAATTAATAGCATACTTTTCAAGTTTTCCATCATCTCTTGATCTTGCTTTAATATAAGCAGCCATTCCATTTCTACCCATACTGGTTTCAAGAATGTTACTGTTTACACCAGAAGCTCTAAATAATTCTTCAGCTTTAGCTTCATTGAAATCATTTAAGGATAATCCTTCTCCGATAACAGTTCCCTGATTGTTCTGGAGCTTAAATTGGTTTCTAAGTCTACCATGTTCAGTAAGCTCAGCGTTCAGTCTATTAAGCTCTCTAATATCTTCCTCAATTTCTTTATTATCAAAGAAAACATCTCCACTATGTTTTTCTTTTAAATCTCTAATTCGGTTAACTGTAGCTTCAACCTTAGTCGCAAATTCTGTTGTATATTGTTCAAGATCTTGACTAACAATGGTCTTTGATAAAGCTCTGTCAGCAGCATTTTTAACACGATCAGATTTAGGATTAGTATTCCCTAATGCTGTACCATCGTTTGCTCCACCAACATTTCCACCGGCTAAAACCTTGTTCATGTTCTTCAAGCCAGTGGCAATCTCACCAGTAAGATTAAATTTCTTATTTAAATTATCAACCAGTCTTGTAACTTCACGAATTGAACTACCAATACCAGCAAAAGCACCTGCGATCTTAGCAGAATAAGCAGTAGACTTGTCAGCCAGATTGGCAATCTTATTTGTCATAGTCTCAATATCAGAAGCTTTCTTGTCTGTAAAAGACTGTCCTGTATTGAACTTAACTTTTAAATCGAGATTCTTTTTCAGATCGTTGATAATCTTCTCAACAGTAACTAAATCATCTAATACGGCATCAGTATTAATACCAACTTTAATGGGTTCAGAAGCTTTCTCTCTTAAAGAAGTAAGCTTGCTTTCGGCTTGTGTTAACTCTTCATCATTAACATTGATGTCAATTTTTGTGTCTCCGCTGTTAGAATCCTCTTTAAATTTTTGAGTTGAAGTAATAGCTTTCTCGAGATCTTCAACATTGCCTTTAAAATTAACCGCAACGTCAATAGCATCCTTAGAGCGAAGTTCATTTACTTGTTGAAGAATGTTATCAATATTCTCTGTATTAGCTTTAAAATTAATAGTAATATCTATATTTTCTTTTGATCTTAGTTCATTAATTTCTTGTAAAATTGTATTGAACTCGGAATCGTTTGCTTTAAGATTAACAATGATATCTTTGCCTTCGTAAGAAGCAATCTTTTCATCAACCTTAGCTAACGCAGATTCTAACTGAGAAGTGTCAGCAGTAACTTTTACAGAAGATTCTTTGAGATGTTCACCTTCTGTAACACTGTTTGTCTTAGTTTCAGTAACATTTCTGCTTGGAAGTTCACGAATTGCATCTTTGTTTTTGCTTAACCATTCACGGCTTTCTTGAGACCAAGGAGTTTCAATAGTAGCTCCTTTTTCAGCTTTAATAGATGTGTATGTATCAACAGTTTTAACAGCTTCTTGAAGACCTTTAGCTTCCTCGGCATAGATATTTTCTTCATTCTTAATCTTTTCATTGAATTTCTGGATATATTCTCTAGCGCTTTGGAAAGTACTGATCAGGTCTTTGTTACTCATGTCTTTCATGTCAGCAGGCATTTCAAAATCTTTATCAACTTCCCTTTGACGGAGTTCTAATTTTTTAACTGCTTCAGATAAGAATTGTGTAATATTTTTATCAACAGCATGAGTAGTAGAACCTTCTTCTGGCTGATAATTGCTTAGTATTTTACTGTAATACTCGGCTTTTTGTAGTTCCTCATCGGTAAGAGTTTCACCTTTGGATTGTTTTTCCATCAGGTTCTTACTACCGGCTTTTGCACCGTTGTATTGTTGAGGACTAATTGCTTGTCCTTCTTGAAATTTATATGGTTTACTAGAGTCGAACCCAGAAATCAAAATACCTTCTTGGGCTAAAATATCACTCCATTGTTTATTGAATTGGTTTTTAAGTTTATTAGTTACTCCTGTAGTCTTTTTGATATTTCTATCAGTGCTAGTCATAGCCTGAGTAAGAGCCTTATTAACCTGTTTAACAACATCCTCTTCGATCGGAGATAAAATATTTTTTAAGTCGATTCCCTGGGCTTGGAACAGGCTTTTATAACCTTCTGTACCTGCAAAATCAGTTTGTCCTGTTAGCAATTCTTTTATAAACTTTTGTCTAGAAGTAATAGTATTTCTTAACTCACCAGCTCGTTTGAGCATTTCATCGTTCTTACTCCAATCAGAATTTGACATTAAACCATGCAGTTCTTCAAAAGCTTTTCCAATGTCTTCTTGAGCTAGCATTCCGGCCATTGCATATTCTTTAAAATCATTTAAAGAGATACCATTTTTAGAATTACCATGTAATTTGTTATATTGTGTTTTAGATTCGTTGTAAAAATCTTTATATTTATCTTGCTTATAAGTCTTTTTTTGTACTTCGTTTACCTTAGAAGCAGCTCTTGTGGCAAGATCACTGTCCTCGTAGCTACGTTTAGAAACCTTGCTTAAATTGTCGTTCTTAATTTTTTCAAGATCATTGTAAGTAGTTTTAAGATTCTTTAACTTCTTTTCTGCATCGGCCAGATCTTTAGATTCATATACAAATTGAAAATTTGTTAATCCAGTTTTATCAATATAACTTCTGATGCTTTTAGCAACTTTATCCATAGAGGATTTATTGATATTAGCACCAATAGGTACTTGGACTTGTTTAAAACCATTTACTACTTCGCTTTTAGCTTTTTCTAAAGAGGCTTGATCAACGTCAACCCCCATAGAGGCAGTAAAAGAAATTACTTGTGTACTTTCTGCCATTTATTATTTCACCCCCTGTGATTTAAAGTCAGCTATCATTGCAGCTTTTAATTCGTTCATATATTGCCCTTGTACGATCGCCATAGCTTCTTGGGCACAACTAGCTTCCAACTCAGCTCTTCGGCTGTTAACATCGTTCTCTATAGTCTGCATAGGACTAGGAGAAGAAGTAGGAGTTCCAACATTGTATCCACCATGTTCTCCAGCAATAAAGTCCCATTCAAATACTGTTTCAGGACTCTGATTATAATGCCCACCTATAGAAGCAGAAGAGATAGTAATTCCACCTTCCGCTGTTCCAGGCCCACTGATAGTTTTAACCAAAGGCTGACTAGCTTCATATAGTCCATAGCTTCGTCCATATTGCTTAGGACTGTAATCTCCATAAAAGCTGGCTGCAGCCAATTCACCAATTTCTTTCAATTTTTCTGATGCTAATTGAGCAGCCAAATTAGCTGCAGCAACATTCATTTTCGTTAACACTTCCTGTGCTTTGCTCATGTAATTCTCCTTCCACTAAAAAAGAGCCTCACATGAGACTCTTTTAAAATTATTCTACTTTTAATTTTTCAATCATTGTTTTCATAACTTCAGTACTATCAATTCCTTTAGCACCTTCTACAATAGCTTCCTGAATGCTTAGATTAATAAATCTTAATTCCCTTGAAACAATGGCTTCTAAAGAATTATGATTTCTCATATGATCTTCCCAAGCTAATTTATATAGCTTTTTAAATTCTTCAAAATCCTTTCCAATTTCCTCTAAGATTCTGTCAATCAATCCAGCTTCAGCAAGAGAATCTAATACCTCGTAAGTACTTTCTCCTTCAAATTCAATATTTGTATAAAGCTGTAGAGTAGTAGTGATCAATACATGATAAGCACTGATTGAATTTACAGTAACTGTATAGCTTTCACTTTCTTTTCCTAATGCCTTAATGATTTCTTCAATTGCAGTAATTTTTATTGCAATTGGAACATAATGACCAATTTTTAAGCTTGGGATAGCATGTTCTAATGTAGCTCCCTCTACAGAGTTATTAAATTCCTCAATAATAGTGTCTAAATTTACTGTATTTTCTCCCATAGTTATTTCTCCTTTTCTTTTTTCTGTTTCTCTTTTTCTTTTCGTCTCTTTCTTCTTTGAGACTGAATATATTCATAAGTTTTCCATCCACCATCAATCTTTGAGTATGCTACCCAATAAAAGTTGATATGAGGATATTTATATAGAAGTAATTTTCTTTTCATAGGTGCCACATGATCTGGCATACCTTTTACGTCAATGACATCTTCATGTCCGTCTTTATATGTAAGTACAAAATCTGCCACATATTTAATAGGAAGATATTTTTTATCTTGATGTTCAAATCCTTCCTGTAATAAATATTCTTTCTGTCGTTCACAATAGGTGATTTCCCCTGAAAGAATACCCGGAAGAACAGCATCTCTGTAAAATCTCATCTCAAGAGCAGAGTCAAATACGATCCCATCACACATGCGATTATCGGTTCGCTTACTAACATTGTACTTACTGTCTCTTTGTTTCTTTTCGCTCATAGTCCTCCTTATAAAATCCGTATAATAAAAAACAGCAGAAGTACCTGCTGCCATAATGTTCTAAATTAATTCATGTTTACACCAAGCATCATACAGGTGCTTAGTGTCTTCTCTGTTCCAAACAAATAAAATTTTGTTCTGATCGAATCTATTGTCTGGAATGATATCCAAAAGTTCAGCTCCATAGCTTAAGTATTTAAAGTTCTGAAGCATATTTGGAATAAATACACATTCATCCGGTTCATAAGTCTTCCCGGTAATTCCACTTGTAGTTTTCATAGTTCCTCCTGCTTATAATTAAAAAAAGAGAGACACATAAAACCTAATGGCTATGTGTCTCTCAGTGATCATTTCTTTTCACTAAGAGATCCGCAAACCTATCTCCATTTCTTCTTACCACGAGAGTAAGAAGAAGGAGAAGAGGAAGGGGATTGAGCCGTTTTGTTGGTCTCAGCGAAAACTTTCTCAATAACGCCTAAAACGTCAGGGAGAAAGTCAGATTTGTTAGTTAAATCACACTTGTCCAGTTTTTGTCTTGTTTGTTCAGCATTGCATTCGCCTGTAGAATATCTCTGACAAGCATCAAATACTTTTCTACAATTGTCTGAATCAAAGATAAAATACCAAGATGGTTTATCTCTATCGACATCACAATGAGGACAGTAGTGATATGCCTTCCCACAACAAAAACAGGTTCTCTGTTTCGTTTCTCCCATGATATTCCTCCATTTCTAAATCGTTTCCAATCAAATAGCTGCCTTATCATCTGACAAGACAGCTTTTAAATTTGATTATTCTGTAGGCATTTTTGGTACGATGATATCGAAAAGTTTCTTTTCTTTATCACAGTACTGTTGCATACACTGGATTTCAAATGGATGTTTACCATCAGTAGAGAATGTTAAGTCTACATTAGAGCTTAACTTAGCCTGTGGGAATACAAGATAAGCATTGTACAGTGTACTTACATTACATACGTCAGCACCTAAAATCTGTACAATCAGTTTTCCAGCTTTAGGGAATTTTGTAGCACTGTTAGTTACTTTAACAGCTTCATCTGTCTCATATTCGTATTCAACGAATAACTGAGAACCTTTAGATAGGCCAGTTGGTAATGTTACACTATCTGTTCCTTTAGCATGAACAAATTTATCATCACTAGCAGCTGCACCATTAGTGTATTTCTTTCCTAATGTGCTATCACCTTTTAATTCATAGATGTATTTAATCTGCTCTGTAGGTGTGTGTTTTAATGTAACAGCAGTACCAGCTGCAATATCAATTGTTTCGAAAGCTGTAGCAATTACTTTAGACTCAGCATCAGCAACCTGTTTCTTTGTACCAAACTGAGCAGCAGCTAATCCTAAATCGAATAAAGAGTTAGTTGCAGAGAAAGTAGCTTTCTTAGCTCTATCGAATTCCATGATAGGAACTTCAAGAGCATCAGTAGCCTGAGTTGTGTCAGACTCGCATTTGATAGATGGCTCTGTAATCTGATTAATAGACCATAAGATTTCTCCTGTGTCTGTATCTACCATGATTGCACGTAAGCATCTATCGATGACAAAGTTATTAATGTCGAATGTACTTGCCATGTTTAATCCTCCTTGAAATATTTAAAAATTTGTATAAAAAAAGCAGCTCCATGAGAGCTACTTAATCCAATTAAGGTCTTCAGTTTTAATTTTTGAGGTATCTATCATACCTGAATAGCATCCTTGTAAAAGTGCAACAGCTTGTTTCTTTTTCTGAATCTGTTCAACGCTAGACATAAAAGCTGAGATATTTAAATCTTGAACAGATTGATAATCATACTTGAACTCTTCAGTATTTACCATTGAGATAACAAGAGGAAGAAGTATTGGTTCAAACTCTTTGTTTTGGTTCATTTCATATTTCATCTTGTCTTCTTCAATAAGGATTTTTTTAGTTTCTTCGTTACCAGCGATTTCTACTTTAGGTTTGAGGCCGTGCAAAGATCTAAAATAATCACATATTTTGATATAGGCTAGCTTGTCAATCATGATGTCGTCTTCCATATCAACAAGAACAAGGTCTCCATTTACTTGATTTTGAGCCATCTCAAATTTACTGAGATCAACTCCCATGAACAATCGTTGAGATATGTCAGTTTCAAGAGTTGGAGCCATGAGCATAAACAAATCAAAGTCTTCAACTTCTTCATAGTCCAATCCCAATTTAAAAAGCCTGTATTTCATATCACTAGGAATACAGGTTAATGTAAATACAGCTTGAAAGTATTTGTCTTCACCCATCTCTTTTATGTCTCTAAGAGTAGGTTGATGAATACTTATTGCATCGTTGATATAATAATCATCTCCGAAAATAATAGACAGGTCTTTATCCATGATCTACCGTATTGTCAGGAATTTCCTCATGTGAGACATTGTTATGGGCATTATTTCTGTTGTCCATTCGTCCCTGATAAGGATTACTTGGAGTGATCACTCGGAATTTCAATGTCCTGCAAACATATCTGGTATCAGTAGTTCCTGACACATCGTATGTAAGTTTCATTTGAAATCCTAAATTGTTACTCCACTGAAAATTATCTCTGATGCAATATCCTAAAAGATCATGTCTTTCAGCCCCATAAGGAGTAGCGAGATTATCTTCGTGACAAAATACTCTAAAAGTACATACTTGTTCTTTCATCATCCCATTTCTCTCGTTGATATCTACATCATCAATGTCGAAACAAATGAAATTTTGAACTTTAGATTGCACTGGTTCAATATGAATTGCAGGAAAGATATTTATTCCCAAATATTCATCTGGAGAGTTTGGATCAAGTTTTGGGTTATCCAAAAGCTCGATAATATCAGAATCATTGTAAAGAATTTCTTTAATAATCCTTTTCTTGTAGATAATATCATCATCTATGTTCTGAAAATCTCTTATCATAATCCAATCACCTCCGTCTGAAATTCAGCTGTTAAATCATCTACAAATGCTTGGATGGTGATTGTCTCACCAATTAGAGAGTACACTTTATGACATTTGATATTCACTGTTGTGTCATCACAAACAATGTCAAAGTCATCTAAGTGACCCTGTGGCACTATAACATTCCACTCCACTTTTTCAGGAGAAGAAGTAGTACCATCTCCACGTTTAATAATAGTAGAGAATTTTTTAGCACTACCGCCACATTTAATCTGTGGTTTAGCACCAGCAAAGTTGATCACCAATTTATCATCTGGAAGATCAGGCAACGTAGGCTTGTCTTCATCAGTTTCAAGAATTGGTGGAACTTCGGTTTTATAATAGTCAGCAATCAATTCGTCCACATTGTCTGTGTGACCATTGAAAGCATCTTGTTTTAATGTAATTTTTGTAATCCCAAGAGGAACTGCATCCTCTCGTTTTGTAACTTTCCATGCCACTGGATGTAATGGGTTACGTGTAATTAAGAATCGTGTATCGTAGTCTATGGTGTTTGTAACATCATTTGTTGGAACCCAGAATGAAATCTGGTTTTCTATACTCGTGATCAAATAATCGGTCCACACACCAGAATTGTTCTTAGTTTTATATTTAAGTCGTTAGCTTAAATAGTTTTAATTTACATATAAAGAAAGATATTTATCATATTTTCGTTGTAGATATATATTAGCGTCTTTATACATCCAATCAGCGACTATTTTTCCGTTTTCACCATAAAAATCAATTACTCCAGTAAAGTCGTTTCCCTTTTTTGCTGGTCTTAAATTAGCTTTTATGTCTGGAAAAAATTTAGATATCACTTCATAAAATTTAGAGCAAAACTTTTTAGTAGATGTGATAGAAATAATGTTTTTTCTTACACATCCATTTCCATCAAAATATCCCCTAATAAAATGAGAATGTAAATCTTCTCTAATCCATGTTGGGTATTCTAAACAATAGCTTTTTCTTGGAACCATTCCAAGTGACTGTAATTGACGACACATATATGCACTAAAGATTAATAAAGTATATTGATCTTGATATGTATATCCAAAATCATGCTTATTAGAATTATCTACAAATCTTAAAGGATGTTCATTGCCAATTTCCTTATTAATTCTTTCAAGGATAGGACGATCGCCTTTCTGTAAAGACATAGATATAGTCTGTTTAGGCATATAATTAGAACCATCTGCATCTAAAAATCCTAAAATATAAGCTTTTTCTGGAGTATCTATTTCATCAAAATAATGTTCATTTACTTTATAAGTTCTTTGGCCATTACCAATTCTTTTGATTCCATAAGTGTCCAGAATCCTTCCAACAAATTTATGATCGACACCATATTTTTTGCCAATTGCTACAGAAGAGACTCCATCTCTATACATTTGAGCCATATCGTCTTTATGCTTTTGTGAAACATCATTATGAGTAAAACGTCCACCCTTTAAATCTTTTATAATTTTATGAATTTCAGGATATCCGTCTCCTGTAATGTCTACAATTTCTGATAAAGTTTTTCCATCTTTAAATAAATTTCTATAATAATCTGTTGCGTATTTCATTGAATTTCCTCCTAAAAATTTCAATGTAAAAAAGACAGTAATTGTTGTGTTAGGAGCACAACAAAAGAGGAGCTACCTCCTGTCCTGTCTTAATTAACTATTTATGTAAACTAAAATCCTTATGCTTTCACACAAGAGAAGAGCATATCAACACCATATTGTAAGTACAACTTAGGTGGCTCCCATTTTCAGGCACTTGCCCTACTTTGCTCGTTGAAGGTTTCTCTATTCGAGACTTCCCGGCTGATTGTCCAATTTATTTTTTTTCAAACATTCACGCTCGACCATATTTCATGACCACGTTGTAGTAAAATAACTTTAAGGAGTTTCCAGCAAAAAGAGAGCTTTTTCACTAACAAGTTTCCCTGATAGTGCGCACAAATTTACGAATTTCGGCTGCGGATTGCACCAAGACATGAATACACTTTCCCATTTGCAACCCACTTAAAAGTCCAATTGCAAAGAAGAATATTGTACCGATAGAAAAGAGGATGATTATCATGATCAACAATTAACCAAGTACTAAATTCCTCATCATCATTGACAGGAATATCTACGTAAGTTCCCAAAGGATACTTAACACCCGGTCTAAACTGTAGATGATAATCAATCGCATCTTTACTGATACTGTTTTTTGTATATGCTAAAAACTTTGCGTCAACATCTTCACCTAATATCCTACATTCCCGAAAGGCGGGGTCCTTTGTGAATGTGACATCCATAGCTTTCAGCGAATGGGCTCTGTACTTTTTAGAAGCAGCAGTACTATGAGCACCATTATTTAACCTATTTCTATAACTCTCTAGACTCATCTACATCATCCTCCTTGATATGGTCAACAAGTGATGTAGCATCGAGAATAGCTTTTCTATAAGCTGCATGATCGTAATCTTCTTTTAATGCTTCATCTCTAGCCTGAGCTAAGATAGCAAGAAGATCTAATACGACTGTCTGATTAGAAAAGATTTTATTGTATCCAGATAATTTCCATAATAATCCTGCAAAGTATCTATCCAAATTAGGATCTTTTTCTTCACGCATATATAACAGCTTGAAGATGGAATTCTGAATAGTCTTTTTATGAGCATGGATCTGCTCCTTTGGAAAATTTCCATATTTGCTATTCATACATTTCTCCTAACTATTGTTCTGTCTAAATTTTTCTGTTTGATAATCTCTGTAAGCTTTTTGTTTTTCTACTCTGATCTGATCTCTCAAGGCCATTACCTTATCTAATTGATTTGATTGAGCATAAAATTTTTCTTCAGCTCCACCAAAAATCTGTTTAGTAAGAAGAGTAGAGTTCACCTGAGGGCGAATCCATTCTTCTACCATAGACAAGGCTAAGATTTCAATTTCAATATCTGAAAGATCATCTTCAAAGACCCCTTCAGTATCATCTCTCTTGGAAAGATCAGAAGTACATTTGCTAAACTTAGAAATACTTGCAGTTAAATAACCTAACAGCATTTCATTGGCATCTTTATCAGATAGATCAGCAAAATCATAATCTTCGATCTTTAATAAGAAAACAGAGTAGATGCGTTCATAAGAGGTCATAATACACCTCCTAGAGCACTAACTTAGCAAACTCAGTTCCCAGTGATTTGTCGATTGTTTTCACAATACGAATACTATCTAACTGTCCATCTTTAATAAGTTTTGCAGCAGCTGTTCTAGCAGCATCTTTAACTCCTTCAGGAGCATTGTTTAAAAATGACTCTAAGGCATCTGGTGTCTTATCAAAGAAGCTTCTAGGATCATCTAATCCATAGAACTGATTTGTAATTTCCTGTAACTGAGGGTTTTCCTTTAAGAAATCTTCATCCATAACAATAAAATAAGGATAAAACAGGTAATCGGATTTTCTGGCTAACATTGCCTTTAAGTCCTGATACTCCACATCAGTAATTTCTCCATACTGGAGCCACTCATATCGAGTACGAGATTTTGCGAATGTTTCGTGATAAATTAATTCTCCTGTTGTTACTGACATACAAGGAATTAATTCCTCCTTGTCAAACACACGAGCTTTTGGCTCTGGTTTAGGAGTAGCTTTTTTTGTTCTAGTTCTTTTCGCTGTGGACTTAGCAGCAGCTTTTTCCTCGACTGCATTTTCTGTGTTAGTTTTATTAGTTTCTGGCATTTTATATCTCCTTTTTAATATCAAAAGAGCCAGCATTTAACTGGCTCAGATTTTATCCTACTGTAAATTTGTAAGTTCCGAATAACTGGTTGATAACAACATTGATACCAAGTTTCTGCATTAACTCGTACTCATATGTCATATCCTGGTTTGTTGCACCATCATTGACCTGTTTAACAATAGCTTCACCTTCATTAACAAGTTTGATAGGTTTGTTATCAGCATCAATAGGCATTAACAGTAATTTCTTATTGTCAAGCTTTTTGTTTCTTGTTCCCTGTTCATTAACCTGAGGAATAGCCATTAATCTGATTCCTTCAAACTGTCCTAGTGTACCAGTTGTATGTCTTTCATTTCTCATATCGTCTGAAATCCAAGCAGATGGAGAAAGAGCGATAACCTGAGAAATAGCAGATCTTGTACCACAGATAACAACTTCTTTACCTGTATCTGTTTCAAGATTCTGAACAGCTTCAATTAATTTATCAGCTTCTAATTTACCTGTGATCTTTAAGTCTGTAGGTAATTTTTCATCAGCTCCCATGAAAGATTCATAGATCATGTCATTGATCTTTCTGTCAAAAGCTTCATATACTTTTGTGATCATAGCAGCAAAGTCACGTCTACCTGCCATGAATAACTCAAACTCTTCATAGATCTTAATTCCATACCAGTCTGTAGTAACAGAGAAGCTTTCTCCGATTCCTAATTTCTGGCGGATTAAGTCATGATGATTACCAGCGAATCTACTAACTGTTAACACAGCCTGCTCTTCAACATAGAATACATTCTGATCTCCGTCAGCTAAGTTTCTCTGATCAACCCATTCCATGAAGAAAGGATTGTCTCCCCATCCACTTACAAGTAAGTTTTCTAATGTCTCCTCTAACAATTCGAAAACTTCTGGCTGATGTCTACGAATAGCTTTTCTAAGAACTTTACGATTCTTTTCATCTTCAGCAACTCCAAGAACCTGAGCAAATTTCTTTCTAATAACAGTATTAGCAGCACTTTTAGCATCTGCAACACCGTCAATTTTCTTCGTTTTGTCGTTAGCTGTGTCTAACATTAAAGCAGAGAAGTCCATATATTCCTGCTCGCCTTGTTCAAAAACAGCCTGAACTGTTTCTCCCAGTTCGCTAAATTTCATAAGTCTTAACATATATTTCTCCCCTCCTTATTACGCTGTAGCCACTTCTGTGTTTTTCATTACTTCAAGCATGACCATAGTTACACCAGATTTGATGTATGTATAACGAATTTTCGCTACAAATCCATAATCTGTAACAGCTGTTGCTTTAGCAATTTCCTGATACTTACGATCTTTTGCAACAACTAAGTTACCAACTGTAACTTTTTCTCCAGCAGCTTTTGTGATCAGATAATCAGAAATTCCATACATATCTCTTGGAACAAGAGTATAAGCACGAGCACTTTTACCTGCTTCGATCACATAGTTGTATTCAGCCTGTCCAACTGTTGTAGACTGATCATAAATTAATGCCGGGTTAGCAATTAAAACAACCTGACTACCTTTTGTAGGTGTAGCTGCTTTATATTCTTCATTTCCACTTGTTTCTACTGGATCACCCAGAGCAACAATCATTCCATTTTCCATAGCAGCAGCATCGTCAACTACAGAAAAAATGTGTCCACCACCGAGATAAGTAGCATTGATCTTACTTGTCTCGACAACACCGTATTTTGTATTTGCCATTAAATTTTCCTCCTTGTTTTTAGACATTAAAAAAAGACACCGCACAGGCATCCTTCAAAATTCATATATTATTTTTCAAAATCATCAAATAATGAACCATATGGTTTATTTGCTGTAGATTCAGGTGATTTTCCACCAACACTCATACCAAATTTATGTTTAGCAGGATTTTTATAAGCAAATTCACCACTGATAGCAGCTTTTCCAATGATTTTTAAACATTCATTTTCTAACTCTCCAACAGAGAATTTTTCGATCTGTTCATATAGAGCAGAATATTCTTCAGAACCTTTTAATTTTTCTTGGAAAGAATCTAACATGGCTGTCTTTTCTTTCTTATCAGCCTCTTTCTTAAACTCTCTAAGAGTTTCTAATTCAGGTTCCATTGCTTCATAATCAGCAACCTTTGATGTTAATTCACCAATTTTAGCTGTATATTTTTCTTCAACTGTCTTTTCAGTTGCTTTTTCAGCTTCATATTTAGCTTTATCAATCTCAGGTTGTACAATATCAGCAAGAGAGAAGTCTTCAGCTGGTTCCTCAGAACCTTCGAAATCTACAATTGTATATTTCTTTCTTTTCTTAGAGTCAAAATCAATTTTAACTTCATCGCCTGCAACATCAAAGCTGAATCCAAATAATTTGTATCCATCTTCTCTGTCGTAAGCATAAACTTCTCTGCTGTCTAGATCATAGTCCACTACAAAATATTTAGAATAGCTTCCCCAGTCAGTTTTAACTTTCTGATCAGCAAAAGCTTCACTCATAGCTTCTCCGAGATTACTAGACAGTAAGAATTCTTTTGTCTCTTTCATCTGTGTTAATTTTTCAGTCAGGATTTTTTCGTCCATGTCTGCATATTCAAAATCAAGAGACTCTGGATCAAATCCAAAAGATTTGATAAGTTCTTTCTTATTCAAGTCATGTTCCTCCTTTTTCTTTGTGATTTCTGTGTTTTTCATTTCAAAACAGTACTGTTTAAAGTCTTCAAACATTTCATCCATTGATTCTTTGAAAGTATCTGCACTATATGTTTCTAAACATGCTGATTCAAAACATGGTGGAGCACTCTCTAACAATGTGAACGCCTGAAATTCAAAATCAGTAACATGACACACACCATCAACCATTTCATATGAATTAACACCAATCTCCATGGATTGATCTGTAATGCCATTTTCTTTGATGTGGTCATAAACTGCCTGACGTTTCCACAGAAGGACCTCACAACAAAAATAAGTCTTCACACGGCCATCATCTTCAGTAACATTTTCCCAATACCACTGTGGAGATTCAGGAATTACACCTAATGGATCAGTCAGATTGTATTCTTTTAAAACCCCGTTCTTATCTTTTCTAAATGTCGAGTCGTGAGAACCAATCTTGTCTTCATCGATTGAATAATTTGCTACAAGAGGTACGTAAGCAAGAGAAGAAGTAGCTTTTTCAAATGATTTTGTACTAATATAGCTACCATTTCGGTTTTTGCCCTCGTAAGCAATGTGTAACATTCCTTTATCAAAAGTGCTATTTGCAGACACAATATCCTCAATATAGGCACTGTATTTTAAACTCATTTTTGTTTTTTGTTTGTTTTTAGCCAAATTTCATCTTCACCGCCTTTCTTTTTGTTTTTTACAACTAAAAAAAGACCTCAGCGGTCTAGAATGTCATTTTATTTGTGAAAACCATCTTCATACGGTCATCTAATGAAAATTCCATATCTACGGCTTCCAATTTATTTTCAAAAATATAAACCGTATGATCTTTACATTTTTCAACTTTTAACAGCTTACATTTTTGTTCTAATTTTTCTTTTAGTTGCTCATCTATACAAAAGATGAATGGTTTATTCTCCATTTTTATTCTCCTCTCTGGTTGCTATACCTTCCTCAGTCATATCATCAAGGTTCTTTTCTTCAGCACCACCTTTAGAGTCAGTTGTACCTGTATTAGATGTATAAGAAGAATTAAGAGGCTTCCATAATTCATCTAATCCCAGTGCATTTTCCAAACCAGTATTCTGCATAACTTCATAAGGCGTATAACCCAAAGAAGTAGCAAGTTCCATTTTTACTGGAACACCTAAGGCAGCAGCATCTTTTCTCACGTTGATATAATCTTCTTGTGTGAAATATGTATATCTGTGGAACTTAATAATATAATTTTCATCAATATTGTTTTTGATGTACATCTGAGCCCATCTCTCAATCTTAACTAAGAAATCTATGGCTACAGTTTCATCAACTTCTATAGAATGTTTCAATCCAACAGATCCACCTTTGTCAGAATTGAATAACATTTCAGATACACCAACTTTGCTCATTAAATTAGATAAAGAATTAGCAAAGATATCGGTGTCAGACGTGTCATTTGTTTTAAAAGGAACGACTTCAAGATCACATGGGCTGTAAGCAGTTGCAACCAAAGAAGGAACAGCTTCACTTAAAAGTCCATCCATAGCTTGTACAAGATCTAAATCAACAGCAAAATCATTGATTTCTTTTGTACCAGATAATAATGGGATTTTTTGAAGTAATAAGACACTTGCTTCCAACTCTGTCTTAGCTTTGATTAAATTTTCATAGTCTAAAAGATCAATCAAAGACACAAAGAGTGGAAGTAGATATGGAAGCGGAAGAAGTGGATCGTTTCCAGAAATGATACAAATAGAGGTTTCCATAGGAATTTGAAACCATTTGTAATCCTGACCATTACTTTTGTAAGCATTGTAGCCAGTGCTAAATACAGAATCCCACTCTTCAAGATAAATACTATTATTTCCCTGATCAAAGAAGCTTGCATCAAAGTCAAATCCATAAACACCATTGTCTACCTGAGTAACTTTGCAATATTTAGCTTCTAACTGGTATAAAAAGCATTCATCATCTCCATTGTCATAAACAAATCCAAAATAAGCACCATCTCTAAGTGCTGTTGCAATAACACCGGGCATATCGGCTTTAAAATTAATTCGCTGAACACCTTTTACAGCTTCTGTATAAGAAGTAATGAAATCAGCTTGTCCACCATTCGATAAATCTTCTTTAGGGACTAGCTGATAGTTATATAACAACATAGAAGAGTAATATTCGATTAGTTTCCGATATGGCATACTTACTCTGTATAACCATTCAGAAACAGCTCTGATATTGTTAATGTTCGATTGTGGATTCTGAATATATTGTTGTAGTTTTGCTTTTGTGTAACGAGTATAACTACGACTTGTTTCTTTGTTAGCTTTTTGTAAAATTAAACTATTGACCTGACTTTGACTGAAAGTAGAAGCAAAAGGTCTTGAATAATTTCCTGATTGCATTTGTGTAACTTTACGTTTTATGGGTTGATTCTTACGCACGGGTTTTCCAGCATTTTGTTTTTTCGCCACATTATCCAAGTTCTTTCACCTCCTAGTATTGCTTCCAGTTAAATTTGGGCGGACGAATATTAATAAATTGTTGTGTATAATCAGTTTTCTTTGGTTTACGCTTAGTAATATGCTCACGTCTTCTCTGAGCTAACTCCCAAGCGAGCATGGCGATAACATAAGCTCTATCGTCATGCATTTTATTAGCTTTCTGGGGATCAAGATCAAATCTGTCCTTGCCAGAGGCCTGTTTGAATCGATAAATATTAACCAATTCAGTTTTTGCGTGATCAATCTGTTTCAAAGCAATCTCTTCATAAGTGGTTAACTTGTGAATTTGAGTGTCAACAGTGATTTCTTTCTTGCTTAATATTTTTTCCTCATCCTCGGATGGGAAATAATCACGCAGAGTACGATTACCATTCTTGTCAATCTCATAAATTAAGTTGATGAATCCCTTTCCGTCATACTCATTCGGAAATTCAATCAGACCTAAATCCATCATTTGAATCAAAGATTCAAACATTTCAGACTTATATTTCAATGGGGACATCAATTTTACGATGTCTGGGATAGCGTTAGGGAAGTTTCTAGCTTCCTCGGCAGAATATTCCTTATCAATCAATCCTCGATGCATTAATCCGTCTGAATCTTCCCAATCCTCTAAGAAAAAGTCAGTAATAGGCACGCCGGCTCCTCCAGAACCTGCATCAACTAAAAATCTCTTGATATTTTGGTAATCAGCAACGCCATCACCGTTATAATCTAATAGTAATTGTTTGATTGCTTTAATCTGATTTGGGGTATTCATAGGAGTTTTATTAGCTTTGAAATAATCTTGAAGACACACAAGATTGACAATTTTCATTTTTAATCCCTGTGTAGGATCTTCATAAAGTTCTCCTATGGCAAGAGCAGAATTATCATGCGATCTAGCAGGGTCATATGCAAAAACATACTCTCTGCGACCATCTGGATTCTTAAGAATTGGAATTCTGTTGTAAGAGTTCTTAATGATCCTTGCTCTTTTAATGATCTGACCATCTCCACCTTCATTTGTGAAGATGTTATAATATTCACGCAATGCGGCTTCCTTATCTGTTCGCATAGCACTATCTACAGTACTTTGACTTAACAGAGGTTTAGGTAGTCCAATGCCTCTTTTTGTTGCTTTAATAATGACATCACAGCTAATATCAGCACAAAAATAGTTTTTATCTCCTGCATCCATTCGTAGGCTACATTCTCTGTACTTTTTATAAAAATACTGGTCAGTACGACCTGCAGAAGAGCAGTAGAGTAACTGATTTTCGAACATAGGTGGTTTCATAAGCATTTCAGAACCATCTCCATTTGTTCCTAATGCGAAATCAGCGTTCTGAGTTGTAAATGGCTCAGAAGTATCGAATAATTCATCTGGACTGTTCATTGCTTCATCATATACATTGCAATTGCTACGCTTGGAGCGGTTGTTGTTATATGCACCGTTCAAAGTAAAAATCTGTGCATCATTGTACAATTGATGATGGTATGAAGCAGGATTGTGAACAAATCCATCTTTATTTGCATGAGATTTAATAATTTCACTTGCATAAACACTTGTAAGTGTTGTAAATGAAGGAACTTCATTCTTTGTGATCTTTTCAAGCTTTGAATACATTTCAATAGACTGTGATCCAACACCGCATAGAATATAAGCGGTGAAGTTTGGTACTAACAGTGATTTAGTCATCAAATAGATAGATGCCAATGCACTTTTACCACCATTTCGACTCATAGCCCATACTGCAACCTTAGAAGTCCAAGTATTCATAAATATATAGGTCTGATAGTCCATTAATTCAACACCGAATATCTCTGATGCGAATCTGGTGGGATTCCTTCGGCCCCATTGAATGAACTCAGCAGTCTCTTTGTATTGCTCATACTGACGATTTGTAATGTCATATAGACTAGGTTTTTTGAAGATTTGATAATTCTTTGGGAGATATACACCAGATTCGTGTAATTCGTATTTCTTACTTTCTCTCAATATTCAATCACCTCACCATCTTCAGTCATGAGGCGTTTTTCAATTAGAAAATCTTTAAGATCTCTGTTTTCTACGAGAAGGATTCTTGCCCTTTCAAGAGCTTCATCACGTTCTCTACTATATTGTTCAACTAACTCAACTTTAATATCTTTAATTTCAGAAGCAATGTTCTCATCATAGCCACCACTATGTTTAATTGGGACGCTACTCCCAACTGAGTTAAACTCCTCAAGGTCATCCCTATGAGTGCAGACTATATCTTCATCCTTGTAAACAAGGAGCCTACTATTTCGAGCTACCAATCGCTTGTAGCCCTACTTCCTTACGGAATAGTCGTTGGACTCCATCTTTCGATAAAAGCTGCTGATTATCCATTAAAAAAGAGCAGGGGATTTAACCTCGCTCTTATACAACCAATTTTTTCAGTTTTCACAACATTCACGCCTATACCATTGCAGGTATTACGTTGTAGTTTGGTAGTCTTTAGGACTTCCCAGCAATTAGGTAAGTATTTTTTCATACAGCTTACGCTATACGCAGACTGTTAAAGGTCATCTGTTTATGACGAGCTTCTTCTGAAATCTCTGCAACTTGGCGCATTCCTTCACAAGTACCAATATCAAAGGTATTAATTTCTGCCTCTCGGAACCCAATATCTCGTAAATGCTTTTCTTTCCCGGACAGAGTGAATGCACCTTTGGATTTATTATTGTTATTTGTGATAGAAATACCATTTTCTTTAGCTAATGAGTTAATATTATTGACCAGTTTTGAAACTGTTTCAGATAAGTTTTTGACAACAGCATTGTTCTGTACAGCAGTTGTAACATCGATCGTGTACGCATCAATAGCTGCGTTAAGATTTGTGATCTGAGCTTGTGACTTAACAATTTGGATTGCAGCAATCATCTTCATTGCATCATTTTTAGTTTCTTCATCCAAAAAGTTAACAAGCTGAGAGTAGAGTAGAGGCATGTCTTTTTCACTTGGGTATTCATCAAAAGGATCATACCCAATGATTTTAATGACATCCTTCCTATTTTGTTCATATGCTTCCTTAAGAGCTTCAGCATCGGTATAAATGGATTCTGTTTTTACCTTCGACACATGAGTCATATCTTTAAAAATATCACTATCACGCCAACGCTTGCCATGATACTGATTCAAACCAAGACTTGTTAGATAAACACCCCATATAGTTTTATTTTCTTTCTTTTTACCTCTTTCTGGAGGCTTGTTTGCACTGAATACAGCAGTTTCCCATAAATCTTCATAGAATGGCTTATCTAAATACTCTAAAGCATCTTGAACGCTTTCTCTTGTCTCTCCAAGAAATTCTCCAGCATCAGTTTTTCTACGAGCAACAGCAGTAGAACAATCTTTACAGATTCTTGTAATACCTGTTAAAACTCTAGGATCTGAACTACTATAGAATTTTGTCTTTGGAAGATCTTTGTTGCAAAAAGGACAGCGAAATGTTTCTTCTTTTTGTGCTTGTACCTTTTTAGCAGAGGATTGTGTACGGCGCATTGCAGTTTTCGCCATATCTTACTCCTAACTTAAATATATTTTTTCAGAAGCGGTTCTACCCTTACCTTCTTCAAAGATCGTAAAGTAGGCAGCAGAATCGCTTGATTGTAAAATTTTCTCAGCGAATGGATCAACACCCATTACACTTGGAACATTAATAACTTCAGCATGACGACCAACATCAGAGCTTTCTAGATGATGTATGTGACCTGCAACCAAGTAGTCTAACTTTACACCATAGAAGTTCTGAAATTTACCATACGCATCTTTAATGTTCTTTTTATCACCATGAAAAGCCAGAACATTGAAACCACAGATGTTTTCATAGATCAATCCAGTGGGATTCTCAATTACCTCAATGTTCGGGTTATTCTCTAATAATATTTTTAACATTGCTCTTACTACGATACCAAGATTTTCATGAGTGAAAGTACCCTTAGGCTGTCCAAGCATTCTCAATTCACTATGGTTACCATCAGTCATGTGGAATTTGATTCGTGCGTATTGAGACAATTCATTTAACCAATTTGCAAGAAAATACCCATATCTCACAGAGCTATCAATAACTCCATATCGCAATATGAATAATTGTCCAACTCTCAGAAGACCATCAATAAAGTCTCCAAGAGAAAAGATGTGTAGCTCTGATAGATTATGTTCATCAATCAGGCCAATTGTGTAGCTTAAAAGTTTATACATTCGATCTTCAAAGATTTCTGGGTTATATGAATTGATAATCTCACCTGAAAGGCCTTTAATTTCAAATTCAACACCATAGTGTTCATCTCCGAAGAACAAACAACCAGCTTCTCGATTATGAGTTACCGGCAATAAATCTGGAATTATAAAAGGTTTAAGATCTTTCATTGCCAATCCAATCTTTTCAAATATCAGATCATCTCGACCAATCTCACGTTTCCATCTGTTTAATTCAAGTTTTTCTGTTTGAACCTGTGTCTTCAAAAGCTCTAACTCTCTAGTTTTAGCTTTCACGGCAATAAGTTCACTACTCTGAGTCATATCAGAAAATACATTTTCATAATATTTCTGAGCGTTTTGATATTCTTTACGATACTTAGACTCCCCATAGTCGTAACCAAGTTCTTTATTAAGATGTTTGGCTAATTCTTCCCAACTATTGCCTATAATACCGTTACTCTTCATGTCACACAGTCTCCATATGTACTGTTTTTCGTTTTCGTTTTCCTGTTTGTTTAAATCTACCAATGTATCTTAACCCTCCCAATCTTCGTTTACCAGTTCCTTAAATCTATCAGTGAATTTACCATATGGTTGTAGTTTTGCAGGAACTGTAATAGGTTCTCTGTTCCTTGGATCAACCAATTCCTTTTCAGGGATATACCGAGATCCCAGTACAATACCAGAAGCGAGAGAAATCTCAGTGTCTTCAGCATCATTAGTTTCTTTCATAATCTTCATAACACAATCAGGAATAGCATCTAACACGATTTTACAATCACCCTTAGTGAAACCTGTTGCATCAGAGACCATTGAAACAAGATCACGTTGTTTGTGTTTAAAATAATCTCTTTTTTTCTTTTTCAATTTTCCAGCACCATCCTTTTTATCATTTCTCCGAGTTACAGTCCGTGCTTGCTGCTCATAATGAGTCAGCGTACACATTTGGACATAGAGCTACCGATCAGAATCGAACTGATAACCTATCGCTTACAAGGCGATTGCTCTACCAATTGAGCTACGACAGCATAAAAAGAGTACATTGTAACTACCAACAATGTACTCAAATTTAGAAAAGAGGTATAAATTATGATTCCTACAAGAAATCTTAATAGCTTTGTAAATCTTTCTGAGGTATGAAACAACAGTAGAAAAGCGCAATAATCAAAACTTCACAAGAAAGGAGATAATATGACTCCTCAGAAAGATTAACAGGGATAACTGGATTTGAACCAGTGAATACAGCAGTCAAAGTGCTGTGCCTTACCACTTGGCGATATCCCTATATGTATTTTAATTTTAAAGCAGGTCTTCACCTTACAGTCATTTGTGGAATAGTTTGTTCTGCAACATAGTAGATAAGTCTGAGCTTCGAGGAGCGACCTCTAACTTCTTACCTAAGTCTAAAAGACCAGTTCTATGACATGATCAATACATGCAATGTCAACCCACCATTCAGATTTGAGTTTTATTGTTATATACTCTATTAGCATATATATTCATTTTGAATTTGAACTTACCCTTAACTGACTTGAGCGACATACCAGCGACTTTTCTTATACACTGTCTTTTGAACAGTTTCACATCAAACTACATTATTTGGCTTTTCCACCTTTTACGTACCTGCCAGAGTACGCATTGAAGTGGATTATTCTCCACAGGAGCGTCTATTGTTGTAGCGAAAAGTTCTGTGCGTTAACCAGACCAAAATGCTGCACAATATCCATTTGCTTGAGAGTTTCTCTCTTGTCCATATCAGATCACTCCGATATAAAAAGAGACACAAAGAACGTATCCGTACAATGTATCTCTCCAATTCGACATATGTGCCTAGAATATTTCTCGGACGCATGGTATTGCGTTTTATAACCGAGTTGCTTATGTTTTAAAATACAAACACCCTAAGCCGGATTTGAACCAGCACGAACGGTTTTGGAGACCGTCATTCTACCAACTAAATTATTAGGGCGATATTACTGACATGACAGGAATCGAACCTGCAACACCAACGTCCGTAGCGTTGTGCTCTGTCCAATTGAGCTACATGTCATTAAAATTCGACCTCAATCCACATAGGATTTTGAGGTACTTTCGTCCCTGTTGAGGGAATCGAACCCACTCGTGACCGAAGCCATCTGATTTACAGTCAGATCCGCCTCCTTAGCGGGATAAACAGGGATATAAGCCCGTGAGCTCGAAAGACATCACAGGACAACCTAAACGCTGCGACAAGGATTCGAACCTTGAGGCCACCAGGGCACATTAGTTTTCAAGGCTACGCCGTTATAACCATTTCGGTACCGCAGCAAAAGCGTACAGAGTGGGCTACGACCCCACGTTACATGTATTCGCATGTAAACCCAATTAGCAGTCGGGCGCCTTAAACCAACTCAGCCATCTGTACATAATTTTTGTAGACCACTTGAAATAAAGATTCCCAAATCACATTGAACCAAGTTATCGAAAGCTTCTACATGTCTTTGTCCGTGCGCATCAGACTAATCATTTTACGATGTGTGATTTATTTATACTGTCTTAACAGTTGGTTCACCAGATCTGTCCGCAAACAGTCTGGATCTCTCGTCAATTACTTAACTAAGTATACTTTTCGGTATTTCTTCCCAAATTTTCTAACTTGAGAGTGAGAAGAGAAGTACATGTCGATGTGTTTTCCTTTGACACCGCCTCCGACATCTTCGGCACGATAGAGGCGTCCACCAATTCTCACTTTGCTACCGAGTTTAATTTTTCTTCGATCGACTGAGATAGTTCTACCAGCCTTTGCTCTGCGTCCAGAAGCAGTACGATTTCCCCATCCACCAGAACAACTACGACAACCACAGTAAGCTGTGATTTTATATGTTCCTAAACATTTGACTTTTTTACTCTTTGCTGGAACAGAAGAAGTAAGTCCTCCAACTGTGATCAACAAGGCTATTAACAGTGCGATCATTGAAATTCTCTTTTTCATGTTTGTCTCCTTTGGTTGCTTTTACAAGTTTCCTCTGGAGGTCTATATATGTTATGGACAGTTGCAAGTCTCGGATGTCATCTCTGATTTTTTGTTTTTAGCATAGACCTCGGAACCTACGAAGCGAATATTCTTTGTTGAAACAGCGTAGGCGTGAATCTTTGATCCACTGACATTTTGAGATTTTATCTGCCCTAATAACCAATTATTTACTCTTGGAATCTTTTTTGATCTGCTGACGTTTCTTGAATGGAACTGGTTTCAATCCCCATGCAGTTCTTAAATCTTCCAGTGAGTTGTAATGTTCAGTTACTGTATTCCTTTTCATTGTTTATATCCTTCCTTTCATATATCACTATTTTACCACCCCTTCAAAACACTAGGTTTTACCTGGGTTTCTGAGGGGTATTTAATGTGGTAATTCTGCTCACCACTTAAAAATTTGCCTTAAAATACACTTTTTAGTATATATAATTAACTCCTATTTTCTTTTCGAAAATCTGATCTTTTGAGCATTTCCTTATCCTTCCTTCCATATATCACTATTTTACCACCCCCTGAAGAACGTAGGTAGAACCTAGCGTTTTCAGGGTCAATTAATGTGGTAATTCTTTTTGCTGGCCTTATTTTTTGTCAGAATTATAGTATTTAGTATATCTATTTAACTGCATTTTATTCTTACAAGAAATACAATACTGTCTAAGCCGTCCTTTACGATGCTTTTTCTTTTTTGAGATGTCTCTAAAAGGTTCTCCACAACAAGAGCATACAGAAATCTCAGGATATCCAATAAAGTGAAGATATCTGTTCCCAAGATTCTTGAAGTCTGTAATTTCAAGAGCGACATCTCCTGAATCAGCAAGAATATCTACAGAGAAGTTTAAGCTGTTAACTTTCTTGCTCATTGTTATACAATCGCTTCTGAACAGCCTGCCGATTATTTGGCATCTACGTTCTCTTGTACCTACTGTATTACCCAGTGAGAATAAATCTTTGTAGTCTGTATTCACCCAATTATTGTTTTGAGGATTCAGAGCATTATAATACTTGGCCAAACAAAGAGCAGTGAAGAGGATCTTTTGATCTCTAAGATTCTCTAATTCATTTATGGTTTCCATTTCAGACTCATAGATCGGCAGTGAATCAATTTCTACAAGAGGATACTTTTTAGCTTTGTGAATGATCTCATCAATGCATGAATACCATTTAGCTTCTCTGTAGCTCTCGCAGGACTCTTTTAAGAACTCATTGATAGTTTTATATACCTGTGCAGGTTCTAAGCCTTTCTCGTGGATGTAATACTTTGCAAGCAGGGTAGCAGTATATGGGATACTGCCTTCCAACTCTTTTGTTTCTAAAATTTTTTCTACCAGTGTTTTTTCATTCAGTACGATATTAATAACAATCAGCCTCCTCAAACATAGATGATTCAATTTGTTTAATAGTTTCAATGACGAAAGAATCTCCGTCATATTCAAAATCTCCTGATTCAGCTCTTACAGGATAAGAGATTTGGTGATAGTTTCTCTCTAAGAGTCTTTGGACAAGGATGTCTCCAAACATGTCCCATACAAACTGCTTGCTCTTACCATTGGTGTAGCAGAGGTCAAGAAGAATGTCACAAGCTTTCTCAGGATCAGGAACAGCAGTGGAAACAGCTTCTCTGAACAACATGACTCGGTTATTGATGATGTCTGTTACATTTAGTCCAAAGCCACCCCTGCCATTGATTAGAGCATTCAGGGTTTTCATTTTCTTTGAATACTCGCTGTATAACTTCTTAAGAGCATAATAATCATTCTTGTTGTACTCATGATCTCTTTTGAGAATGGAGAAATCAAAATCTGTTTGTGTATTCAACTTCTTTAAGTAGCCATCAAACTCATCCTCAAAGAGCTTACAGATTCGATTCATTACACAAGGCCCTGTACCTACAGGCAAGAACTTATAGTAGTGATCTAAGAATTCTGCTTCATCCTCTGTGATAGGTTCTGTATCAGCTTTCTTGAGTAATTCATCAATTGTGCACCCAAACCAGATGATGCATTTGTCGTTTGAAGCTTTCACATAATTTGTATAATCCTTTCTTAGGTGAGAGTAGATGTAGATCATGAAGTATGGTTTCTTGTCAGCTACGATTCTCTGATTGAATTCTTTTCGCTTACGATCCTTTGATGAGTCTTCAGGATGGATGTTGTTGTCTTTTCTGTTATACCAGTAAGATGGCATTGGTTTAGAAACTATCCCTTTAAGTTTATCAATCGAATTTTGTTGGTATAGCTGGCCACAAATGATTCTGTAATCTAGTTCTTTAAATTCATTGCTATCAGGTGAGTAATGAGATTGAACTTCGAACTGAGAGGTAATGATGTTAGTAGTAAACCCAATCTCATCTCCAAAAGCATCTTTGTAAGATTTTAACATGTCCTTTCTTTTTGGGATTATCTTATTGGCTTTACGCTGTACACAAACAATGGCAGGCAGTGGACGGTTGTTCTCAACAAGGATTTTATTGCTAGTGGTGAAGAAAAGGTCGCCATCGTGATCGGCGCCATTCAATGATTCACATGTATTATCCCAATTGTTGATCACACAAATGGATGGGAGATACTGGAACCAGTATGAAAGCTGCTCATTGTTCTTCACTTTAAGATTGACGATATTGTAATGGCTTGTCATTGGAGCTCTGAAGCAAGCTACTTCATCAACCTGTCTATCGATCCAATGCTTGTGATACATTTCTCCTGCTTTAAGCAATCCTGTAACTTCAAGTCCAAACATGGATTGCATGAGAGCATATGGATCACCAGCAACGATTGAATAATTACCTTTCACTTTAATGCGCCCGATCTTAGCATCTTGGATTCGTTTCTTGATGAGAGAATGAATCTTAGATCGAATGAAAGGATCTTTGATCATCTCAGGTTCAGCTATGAGTGCCTGAATGTATGTAAAAGCATCTGACTGTAAGATGTTCTTCTCAGTCATATTCTTACCTCGTAGGAAGAGCAGAGTCTTTCTGTAATCCATCCCAAGAATGTCTTTGATCTCTTTTATGGTTGGCTCACAAAGCTCTCTTATTTGGTCGTCTGTAAGATAATAGCTCTGTAAGAACTGGTAGTTAAGATTCCTTTCAGTATCACATTCTTGTTCGGCTGTCTTGGCAAGAGCAAAGTGATAGTCATACTTCTCAATGTTCTCTAAGTAGTCTTCCATAGACTCATATGCATCCCATAGCTTAAACATAGATGTTGTAAGTATCACCTGAGCGTCTCTAACGTCTCTAGGATGGCCCCAAGCATCAATAATGGTATAAGTCTTAGCTACGTCCTCTGCAAAGGCTCTAAAGTCCATACAGTGAAGCATACCTTTACAGAATGGCCATCCTCTCATGTTGCCAGATGGAAGAGGAGTATCATAATCCCCATTCAGTTCACCATTCCATTGTCTTGCAAGTTCTGGAAGGACTAATCCTTCTCCATCAGATCCATTGTGTACAAACTCTTGGTCATCAAGAAGAGTTACTTCTGGCTCATCTGAGTTTGTATCATCCACATAAAGAGCTTGTCCCTTAAAGATCGTCTCACAGTCTTGTACAACAATCACTCCTGATGGTGTAGTAACAACTGTAGAAGAAGAGCAGAAGAGTGCTTTGTACGCTCCGAGCTTGTTTGGTATGATTGGAACTTCTTTATTTCTTCCTGCATCTACCTTCTCGCAAAGAGCATCGTATACATTGTCACTGACAAAGATCACAACACTATTCTTTAAACCTCCTGTGGTTCCTAAGAAGAGATTGTAGTGAAGATCGTTTACAATGAATCCATGCTTGCTGCAGTAGTCATAATCTTTCTTTGTGTCGAAGACCACTGTGAGGTAGTCTGTTTGGAATCGACATTTGTACAGATCATTGTAGAGTAGTGAGATAAGTTCTTTGCTTCCTCTGTTGGCTGAAAGCTCTTTGATCTTCTTTCGGATTCTTTTTGCTCTTATGTCTGAATCATAGTCATGGATCAATGAGTCAATTGTTCTTAATGCTTCAGAACTTGAAAGAGTAATAATGTCGTCTCCATTCTCCCTCGCTTCATTGAGTGGTAGAGAAAGTTTCCACTTCGCCTTTCTTAATCGGCTGCTGTGTAGTTTGTAAATATATTTCTGACTCGTTTTTTGCTTAGAAATAATGATCACTCCTTTTTTGATTTTTTTATGTGTTGAGTGGAGAGAAATTTTTGTGATTTTTGCCCTCTCCAAAACTTAACCTCTTAGTATAAAAATTTCGGCGTCCATAATTTAAGTAATATTCTTAATGTTACTACGTAACATTAAAAATATTATTAAATCATTTATTTATTTTATAAAACACTATTATTAAATAATATTTAATATTACTGTACCGCCCGATTTCGAAGACGGCATCGTAAGAATAGCGTATTTATGCTGTTTGATACATAACAAGGGGTCTAAAACCTCTTCCAAAAAGAGGACTGATTTTACCATGTTTTTGAAGAAAAATGATAACTTTTCGAACATCTGTTTTGTACCGAACATGTTTCTTCTCATAATACTCATGAATAAAATTCATTGATACATCACTTAACTCTTCTTCAGTCATATTAAGTCCATCGAGAAGTGGTTTACGAACTTTGTTCATATACTTTATGGTGTAATTATTTATCAAATCATCTTTTCTACGCTGCGCAACTTTAATATACTTGTCAGTTAAATTATTCTGAACTCTTTTTTGATACATATAAAATTCATACTCTCTTAGGTAGCTATGCTCTTGTGGGTAGAGATACTCTAAGTCGTATACAAACTTAAAGTATAAGTCTTGAAATTCAGGATATTTTTTTATCTCGTGCTTGAACTTAGAGAATACATTTGTATACATATGAGTTGAATATATGTCAACGTCAGCATTCGTATGATATACAACACCTAAACAGTGTTTGTAGATTTCTTCTTCTCGGGGTGTGAATGGTCGCCATTCAGCTCCAGGATGATTTCTACAAATGATTTTCACATGTTTCTTAACTACACCTCTTTCTTGAAGAGATACAATTGCATTCCTAAATCTTCCTTGAGCACAATCTTTAATTGCTTCATATGCTGTATGGAAATATTCGACAGGGTATTTAAAATCGCTTAGGTCATAATCTTTTTTGTTCCCACAGATAAGTCCAAGTTTATTACACCAGTCATATTGGCTCCAGTTGTCATTAATATGATTGTCCAGAATATAGATGATCATCATTTCTAACATGTATCCAGTACTCATGAAAGGACTTTTTAATTCCCATGAGAAGGGATTCTCAACATATTCTCCTCTTGCTTTTGTCACTTTAACTTGTCCATCTTTTTGTTTTTTTACATTTACGAAATGGCTTAAATTAGCTTTATGGACTGCATAGTGACTCTTTCTGCCTTTCTTGTCGATTCCAACTAATTGAAGAATGTCAGAGTATTTGCTGTACTTGTGTCCTTCTTTCAGATTGGATAAATCGAAAAGATGTTGTCTCTCTTTCATGAACCAGAACTGTTCGTTTAGATATTCGTTTCTTTCTTGTAATGTCATTTTTTTGACCTCCTTTTTTGCTGTTTCTTTTTGTTAATTCAATGAAAAATGCATTTCTCTGAGTAATGACACTTTTCTTTCGATAAATTCACATTACCACAGATGTAGAGTAAAATCAATAGTTTTCTGAAGAAAAAATAAAATTGTGAGAGTAATGACACTTTTTATTTCATTTAAGTACGTTTAAGGAGGCTTAGACTGGGATTTTTATGTCAAGTGTTTTTTGAAAATTTCTTAAAATAGTGCTTTCTTTGGCTGTTTTACTGGGGACGTTCTGGATTTTTCTTTGACTTGTTGTACTTAGATGGGTAGGAATATGGCCGTTTTATGCGATTGTACAAAAATAAAATAAATTAATTTTTTATACGCTAAAGTATTGACTTTTGAAAAATCAAGTGTTTTTTGAAAGAAATTTAAAAAAATTTTTACCGTGTGGAATTCTCAGAGAAGAGGTTTGCATTTATATAAGAAGAGCTTGGTTTTTGAAAAAATTTCAGAGAAGTGGGTTTAGAACAGAACAGGTGTTCTATATTTTAGGGTGTGTTAAGAGGTGCGTTTCTGGGGAAAGTTTTTATGAGGGGGAAGGGTGTATGTGGGGTGTTTAGAAAGAAATGTAGGGGATGTTTTTAGGGGGTTTTGAGAGGTTAAATTGGCGTAGATGTGGGGTGGAGAAACGTCTGGCTGAACTTGTGGTATAGAATTACCAGCTATACAAATATCAGCAAAACTGCGATTTAAAAATAGTTTTAAGTAGCCCCCTAAACACTTGTAAAAGTCCGTAAATAACTATTTACTTGCGTTTTTGATCAGAAATAGATAGTCAAAAAAGCACGTATTTATGCGGGTTTGAGACTGTTTGAAAAGATTTTTAAAAATATTTTTTTTAGGGTATTGCAATATTTTGGTGGGCATGGTTTTATACAGTTGTTCCAAGGGACGAGGAACTAAAACAAAAGTTCAAAAATTTAAAAAGAAAGAAGATGATAAAAAGCCCCGTGCGTGGGCAGAACGCACGAACAAACGAAAAATTGAAAATCTTTCCTAAAGTGGGCGTTCCCTACCGCTAAGAAAGTAGTCATAGGTACAGCGACTATAAACCAGTGCCCACACCTTGAAAAATGAACAATTCCGTTTCTAGTTTGACGGTTAGCCCGTCGTTTACACGGTTAGTCCGTGCCCCAAAACTAGAAAAGGTTGCAAGCTCGTGACGAGTAAAGCACAATGCCGGTGTGATTCCGGAAGTTCCATACGGTCAGCAACGCCAAAAGGTATTACCTTTGGCTTGCAAAATAGTTTGTTGAGTCTTGAACTCAACTAGCCAACAGGTGGCAATCCTACGCAATAACTCTATCCTTTTTTAGAGTTTGGGTTAATCGGTTCGACTCCGATAGTTGAGATTTAACCAATAACAATGTTTTAGATTGCCATTGCAATCAGAATAGGAGATTCATTATGTTAAACATCAAAACTTACAACAAAACAACAGGTTCTTTTGACACTACTATTAACATGGTAGAACCTAAGAATCTTATCAAAGAACAGTCAGACAACTTTGCTACAGCTGTACAGGTACAGTCTATGTACTGGACATTCTGCAATGCTCGTAACAAGTGTGATGATATCCGCAAAGAATATCCACAGTTTGACACTATGAAAGATGAAGATATTGCTAAACTATCAGCAGAAGAAGTATCTGCTTATAGCAAGTATCTTGAGAACTTATCAATCGTTACAGCATACGACAACTACAAGTTCACAGAAGAAGAACAGGCATTGCTTGAGATTCTTAAGAAACACGAGAACAACAAACTCCCTACAATGGTTAGATTCTACGCAAGTTTTCTATCCAATGACGAGGGCATTTGCATGAATGGATTCGACACAATCTACAAAAAGTGTCGTGACTTATTCAATGACTATATGCTGACAGATACAACAGATGCAATGAATTCTGACGAGAAATTTAAGTCTTTACGTAAAGATATCGTTACATGGTACAACGCACAGTTTAAACTAGAAGAAGATAATGAATATCTTACAAGTCGTGGTTCATCTATCAGCAAGGTATCAGCTTCTTTTGTAAAACTGTTAGTGGCAGACTTCAAAGTGCCAGCAAAACTTAATAGAAAAACTGGTAAGGCTGAACTAGGTTCATACAGACAGATGAAAACTTGTAAGAAAATCTTCCGTACATACATTCTTGCAAAAGTACAGAACTTATCTTTAGATGAAGCAAAGAAAGCCATTCAAGACGCTATCGACAAAGAAACAGGAAAGGCGGAAGCTGAATCTAAAAAGGATGAAGTAGTCAAAGAAGAAACAACAAAATAATAAACAGCACGACTGGACGGCAGTGTAGGTAAGGTTCGATTCCTTACCCGTGCTTTGAACCAACAAACAATACAACACTCACAGACTTGTGAGAGAACAGGAGTAATTATGAGACAATTCAGAACTGTCAAGTCATTCAATGAACAACTCCACAACGTACGCCTCCCAAAGGGTGCCGTCTGTGGATGTTATCAAGGTATCACATACTACTGTGACCACCTTGAATACAAGCGTGTAGTATCACCACGCAACGGCAAGACATGGTCACAAGTCCATATTCACATATGGGATGACCGACTCAAGCTATGGCACAGTGGCAAGAATAAATACTATGACTCTCTTTGCGAGTTTGTAGTATCTAAGATTGAACAGTTCGGACTTAATCCGAACGATGTTCAACCAGTACTTGACTATAAGACGGCAGACGTATTGCCACGTCAGAAGATGCCACAAACTTATAGTGGTTATCAATTTAGGGCTGGCAATATGCACAATCGCACCCTAACAGACTCAGACGCCATGAGACCGTACCGTTTTAATGACGAATACGGTATCAAACCAACAAAATAGGTACCTCCAAACTCACTCTCCTGTGCGTATTCTATGCACATAGTTGTAAATCGGACAGGAGTGTGATTATGACTATATACTACTTGACGTACAGCTTAGGCATTGACATGACTCCGTTGTCAAATCGCTATACAGTATATTTTAATTCCAAAGATGCACTGGACACGTTTGTCAATGGGTTTATGAAAAATACCTATCAAGAGGGTTACAACGAGATAATCAGCAAGGGAAAAGCCCACTGGAATTCTTACGGAATCCTCATACCAAAGTAGTACTTAGACAGGATGGGATAGTATATCTATCTCATTCTGTGTGAGCAACAAAAGAAATCAATTCTCTGTGACTACAGGGAGAAAGGCAAGGTAAACATGGAAACGAAAAGAGAACTTATGAGAGAAATCGACTCAGTAAATGCAGTGGTTTTTGCAGGTATTGTGGGATTAATCATAACACTGATAACACTCATAGTATTGGCTTACTATGCACCAGAACCAGATAATAAAGCCCGTACCACAACTCGCACAATCAATGGAACTTACAACAACGGAACCATCACAACCAAAGATGGAAATGTATGGAAAGTGTCTAATCACAACGGAATCAGCACAAACAAATCTGTCAAAGTATCTGTCAAGTTCGATACAAAAGGAACTGACAGCGTACTTGATGACGAAATTGTAGAAATCAAAGAGAAATAGAAAGGAAATGAAACTATGTTAAAAGTAGAATTAATAGAAGTAGACGCAATTGAAAACGTAGGTTGTAACAACGGAAATTATCCAGAAGTTACAATCCACACAACACAGGGAGACTTTCACGGTCTGACCTGTGCTTGCCATCATGGATGCTCCAACACTTGGGACATCACAGGATTACAAGGTAAATCATTCAAAGACTCTGAGGAGCTTTTGGAGTGGCTTGAAGAAATCGTAGAAGAATAAGAAAGGAAATAGGAATCATGATAAAAATAACTGAAAATTTAGACAAGGCAAAATTTGAAATGCTAAAAGCACACGTTGTCAATGTGCTTTCAGTGCCAGAAAAATGGGTAGCAACAAAAGACCGGTCTAGAATGGTTACACACTGGGGTCGCAAGTGGGAGTTTGAATGTGAGTCAGACACAGAATGTTTTACAACGGAAAGCATTTTTGATGCTGTAGATTGGTTGTACGCAGAGCAAGACCCATACAAGGAAGAAACCAAACCAGAATCAAAAGTAAAATTCTCAGCAGAAGTGAATGTACAGGTTACAGATGAGTATATTGAGAAAGCGAAAAGAGAAGCCAAAAGAGAAATCTTGGAACATTTACAGGCTCATTTAGATGTAATGGCACAGCAGTCTTGGGAGCTTTACATAGACGAAGGTGTAGAACAAGGGAATGATATGCACTTAGGAGAGCAGAGAGCCTTTGCAATGACGCTCGCACAGGTAAACACAATTCTTAAAAACTTATAAGAAAGGAAACTAAGACCATGAGAACAAAAAGAGAATTAATGACAGAAATTTTAGAAACAGCTGTAATCGAATCTGTAAAGTCAGATTGTGAAGTTGTCCATTACGATGTAGAAGTACACGGGGAGATGCACAGATTACAAGTAATTACAGGTCAATTTTTTGTTGAGTTTCATCATCTGGAAGATGGAGAGTATGACTACAATTGTCCACACTTAGTCTATACTTTCGATCCATGGGAAATCGAAGAAGCGTTGGATACTTTTTTTATGATGGATGGAGAAACAGGAGAACTTCATGTTGACGAAAGCAAAATCGAACTTGGTATTGACTCTGATTTTACACCAGAAGCGAAACCAGAAATCACACGAGAAGATATCGAGGAAGCGAAAAGAGAAGCACAGATTGAGATGCTTCATCGTATTAAAACCTATAGCCTTTCTGTAAGTTTTGAAAACGCAAAAAACCTCAACAAAACAGGGAACTGCTTTTATGATGGTAAAATAGAAGCATATAAAGACATTAATGAAATGTGTGAAGCTTTGCTATACCGATTAGGAGAAGAAGACTAAAGCAAATCAATACATAGAGGGGTAGTGATTTGATATATATCTAGTACAAATTGTATATATTTGTAGCTAGAAAATCAGCCTTAGATAGCCAGTAAAGGAAATCTAAGGCTTTTTTTGTATCTATAAATATATTAATTCTTGTGGATGCACAAGAGAAAGGAAGAGCCTATGGGATTAACAAAAAAAGAAATCTGTGAACGCTCAGAAACCATTGCATATTACAGTGGTTTATGTGGCGTAGAAGTGAAACAAATTACTTATGGAATTGAAGACTACATGTACTGTGAGTCTGGAGCTTGGGGTGGTGGTAAGAGCTATCACAAACTGAAAATCCAGACAGACATCAAAGGAAATATGTTCGTTAAATTACACGGGTATAGACTATTCTTAGATGAATTCATTCGTACAGGAAAGGAACAGACAAAGCTATGGGAACAATAACATCTTTAACATTGTTTGAACAACAATGTATGGAACAAAAGATATTCAAACTGAAAACACTAAAAGATTTTGGTCATGCAACTTACAAAGGATTTACACTTCGCAATGGTTATAGATACGGAATCACAGAGGAAGACGGAATCCATGTTGCGACTTCAAACTGGCAGCAAGGGAATTTCATTTACATGTACTTCTACAATGAATTAACAAACCAGTGGGAAGGATTGTGGATTGACTTAGAAGACGTAGAAATTGTGGAAGAGAAAGGAAATTAAGATGGAAATTATAATTATTGCAAGTGCACTTTTTGGGATTATGACCGGATGGGTGTTAGGATACTCAATTAAAGAAGCTGAGGTAAAAGATACAAAGAACTTAGTCGATAATCTGAACAAGTTAACCAGCAAAATAACCGAAGTCGAAAAGGAACTGGCAGAAACCAAAAAGGAAAGAGATTACGAAAAAAGCATGAACATTCATTGGTTCAATGAATATGAAAGAATACGAGAAAAACATTATAGAGAAATGTCAAAACTCCGCCAGCAAACGGACTTTTTCGCAGCTGATGGAATAGACAAGTTTGTGGAAATGCGAAAACTAAAAAGCAAATGTTCAGAAGCTGTCAAGTATGCTATGAAAATGTCTCATCCAGACAACAATGGAAACGCCGAAGACTTTATGAAGTTCAGAAAGCTTTATAAAGAAATAACAGAGCAGAAAGGAAATTAAGATGTGGGAAATTGGAGATAGAGTGGTTGTTACTAAAGCCCCAGGTAGAACAATTGTAGCTAAGCTAGGCTACAAGGGAACAGTTATTGATAGGTTCAAAGGGAACTATAATTACTGTAGATTGGTATGGTATTGACGTAATATTTGACGACCTTAAACCTTATAAAGAGCCATCAAAGAACTCTCTGAATTTTGCTCCAATGTGGGATGATGATAAGAATAGTGAAGAATTTATTGATTCTGATATCCAAGGGACTGTTATTTTGGGCAAGGAAAACGCACCAAGAACAGAGGTTCAAGTGAAATCTATTAAAATCAAAGATCGGACTGTTATAAGAGACAATAACGGAGACCGCTTAGATGTAGAAATTATTACAGATCAGGGAAAGATTTTGGGAAGCACTTGTAGATGCTACAAAGGTTGCCACAATACTTGGGACATAACCAATTTAATAGGCAGAAAATTTCAAGGTATGAATGGTTTACTTCGTTATTTAATTGTGGAACAGAAAGGAAAATAAAAGTGAAAGATAGAGAAATTCGGACAGGAGATAGAGTAGAAGTTATTAAAAGTCATAACGAGGATTCATGTATTGATCACTATGCTCCTGTAGGGCTTAAAGGAACTGTAGTTTATGCAGAACCGAGACATTTGACAAAGCAAATAGCTGTTGAGTTTGATAAGTCTTTTAAAGAAGGACACGGTTGTAGTGGAAAAGTAAGAGATAAGCGAGGGCAGTGGTATGAATATGATCCACATTCCAATATATATTGGAAAAATTGCTTAAAAATCTTATCCAAAAAGAAAAACAACTATTACTAAAGGTATTTCAAAATCAGTGGAGTGATTTTTGTTAATACATGAAGAAAGGCGGGATTTATTCCCGTCTTTTTTTAAAACAGAAAGGAAATTAAGATGAGTAAATTTAGATTTTTAGATGAAGAAGAAACAAAAGTGTTATTACAGGTAACAGAATGGTTAAATAATCATTTCTTCAATCCAGAAAATAAATTCGATGAAGAATATTTTGAGAAATACATGAGAGCAATCATTGACAACACAAGGGAAATGTACGAAGCGGTATACATCTGTGTGAACACAAAACCTGTAACTGTAATGATTTATGACTATGTGCTTGACATTATTATTACCGATGCACAAGTTGACAAAGAAGCTAGAGAGATTGTAGAGATTGCCTTTACAACTTGGTTAATAAATATGACAGATAAACCATTTGAAAAGATTTTTGAATGGATGATTGAAGAAAGCTACAGAGCGAGAAAAGGAAGAGAGGATGAAGAAAATGAAGATGATGAATAGATTTGAAACAGTAATGAAGTTAATTTGTTGGATTGCAGCAGTGACATTGGCATGGATGCACGTTTCAATTGTTGCAGTGATTGCACTTGCATTGGTTGGAACTTTTGGAAGCGAGGTTGATTTGAGTGCAAAGTAGACAAACGAGAAGGCAAGTATGTTTTGAAGATTGTCATGTTGGAGATGTTTTTAAGATAAGTTTGGATAGTCCTTGGTATGAGAAAGTAGGTCAACACCAATTTGAATTTAGTAGCGTTACTCTATTCACCACACTAACAGTCAAAGTAGAAAAAATAAAACCAAGAGATGGAACCGTTTTAACACGCTTTTATATTGATAATACACCAACAGAGTATAAATGGTGGTTTTTTAGAACTTCAGGGTCTGATGTAGAAACACTATCAGATAATCTTGAGTTTCTACCAAAGAGAAAGAATAATTACTGGTAAAGAGAGGTGTGAGGATGGAAGAGAAAAGAGAAGTATGCTTCGATGATTGCGAAGTTGGCATGTTTTTTAGGATTGATAAAGACTGTCCATGGATGTATGACAATGAGTGGATGGATGGTTTTGATACATTGACAAACGCAGATGAGTTAAAAGTTAAAATTATCGATAAAGATGCTGATGATAGCAGTGTTGAGATAGAATTTTGGGCAGATGGTCAAAAGACAGATATAACAGATTGGCTCTATCAGTTTGAAGACGATCCAGAAGACAGGATTGGAAATAACCTTGAGTTCCTGCGAAAGAATAGAAAAAATAACTACTGGTGAGGTAAGCAAATGGAAAATGAATTAAGAATTGGAATGCAGTTCTTAGAAGTAAAAACGGGAATAGTCTGGAAACTTACTGATATGAATTTTATACAAGAAGGGTTTTATATAACAGACATATCATTGTGTTTTCAAGTTGTACATGTAAATACAGATGAGGACGATGTATGGAAAAGTACATCGTCAATGATGCCTAAGACAATGCTCGAAAGAAGATTGAAAAAAGGCGAATGGAAACAAATAAACAATAGAAAAAACAATTACTATTGATTAATAGTAGAAAGGACATATTATGGAGGATTTAAGATTAGTAACAACAGAAGAATTTAATGGAGTTGATTGTAACTTTTACAAGACAGATAGTAACATGTGGATGACCAGAGGGCAGATTGGTAAAGCTTTAGGGTATCACAACCCAAGGATTGCAATCGGGAAAATACATACTGCACATAGAGATAGACTTGATCCACTTTCAGTTGATACCAATTTAGTGTCTACTGATAGAAAAGAATATTCTACCTATATATATAATGAAAGAGGTATCTTTGAAATCTGTAGATGGTCAAGACAACCAAAAGCAAATGAATTTATGGATTGGGTATGGGACGTTATAGAAGCATATAGACGTGGAGAATTCCAGAGAAAGCCTAGGGAAACAGCCATTACACCTGTTGAGAAATTCTTAGATGGAATGCAGAATATGTTCTTAGAAATGAGAGAAGAGAACAGAGTATTCAAAGATACTGTGTTAAAGATTTTAGAATCTCAGCAAGGACAGGAAGTACAAAAACCTGTTAAAAAACTTGAAGCTCAAGAGAAAACTGTTAATCAAGTAAAAACAAAACCAGTTGTTAAGATTGAAAACCCTAGATTAGACACTTGGAAGTTTGAAATTGGTACTAAAGCAGCCTATATTGTTTTTAATGGAAATGAATATAAAACAAAAGGAAAAGTATTCTCAGCATGTTATTCAAAAATGAAGAATGTGTATGGAATTTGTTGGTCACAGGAAAATAAAGAATACAGAAGAGCTTTCGGTTTAGAATCTCAGAGAGGTAGATTAAGTACTTTAGATGTTGTATTCAATGATGAAAATTTGAAAGACCTGTTTGACAGTATTCTTGATGGAATATATGAAAACACAAAAAGAAAAGCTATAAAGAGAAATACGGGAACCAATCCAGAAAAAGATTGGCAATATTATAAAGAAAAGATTCAAAAACTTTGTGAGCAAACAGGCAACAAAAGTTTAGGCGGAAGCTCTATTTACTCAGGAATCATTAGAAAGATGGATGTAGACTGGAGCAAGTATGAAACAAACAAAAAGAAAACTGAATTAGTTAGAAAGTATCCAGAGTTATTTGCAGAGTTCTCTAAGACAGCGGATAAGTATTTAGAGGAGAAGTTAAATGAGTATTAAAATTTTAGGGCTTCGTCAAGATTGCTACAAAGTAATCATTGATGGAGTCCTTTTTAAATTTCCAACAGAACAAGAGTTTTTGGAATTCCTAGAGGAGATTGAGATATGAGTTTTAGATTTGAAGTAGGTCAAGAGTTGGAATTACACAATAACTTGACAGATATGAAAGTTTACATGAGATCGGGAACAGTTGTTCGTATCTTAAGTAGAAAAACAAGAATGGATCATACACAAGAGGTTGAGAGAAATCGTTACAAGATTGCATATGAATTTCATACAAACTTTTTGAAAATTGGAGATGGTTGTTGCCACTCTGGAAAAGACTTTGTCTGGGAAGAAGATTTAATTAGAGCTGTCGGTCAACGGAAAAATAATTATTATTGAGAGGTGATTAAAATGTGGGAAGTTGGAGATAGAGTCGTAATTATTCAAGATGCTAGGAGACCTTTAGAATCCTTTGTAGGTTTTAAGGGAACGGTTAACTTTGCAAGTAGAGATGAGATAAGTGTAGTTTTTGACAAATATGTAAACGGTCATGACTTACTAGGGGATTGTAAAAAAGGTTATGGATGGTTTTTGTCCACAAGGGAAGAGAACGAAAACGAAGCCGAATCAAATGGAATGAGAGTCAAGAAAATTAACAACAGAAAAAATAATTATTGGTAGGTGATAGGAATGTGGGAAAAAGGTACAAGAGTTAGAATTATAAAATCAAACAGACTTATGACGCAAGTTGGTATCATGGGCACTGTGGTTTACATACATAAGGATGGAAATGATCGTTTTATAGTAGAGTTTGACGAACCTATGGATGGGAATTATATTACTACTTTTTGTGATTGCAAACCGAAGTGTTGGTGGTGGTTTGATAATGTTCCGGGGAGAGTTGTTGAAACAGATGGTATAACAATTGAAAAAATAGGAAAAAGAAAAAACAATTATTACTAAGGTGGTGAGAATATGTGGGAGATTGGAGATAGAGTGGCTGTTACAGACTTGGGCAAAGCCTCACAAGAGAATTATGGAATTGAAATAAAGATTGGATACAAGGGAACTATTATCAACTTTTTAAAGGTTGATGTCCCATGGAATTCTGATGAGATAATTAAATTCTTAGTAGAGTTTGACGAACCCATGGATGGACATGATGGAAATGATTTCGGTAAAATAAGTGGGAAACCGGGACACTGTTGGTGGATGCGTGGAAACCAAGATAGTAATTTAATCAAATGGCGAGATAACCGGGATTGTGAAGCACCATTAATATGTAAGAAAATCATGAAGAATAGGAAAAACAATTTTTATTAAAAGCACAGGTTCTACTTGTGCTTTTTACATTGTATAGGATGACCAAATATTGGTCGTCTTATAGAGTGTAAAAGCTCTAAATTACATATCTAAAATACATAACACTGCAAATTAATGGCTAGGGCAGGATCGTGTGTAAGAGATATACATAGCTACAAAATATTTTATAAAAGAAAAGGAGAAACAAAATGAAAGTAGTAATCGCAGAAAACAGATTAGAGGTAGTAACAGGAATCAAAAAGGCAGACTTCGACAAACAGGTAACAGACATGACTGTTAAAGATGACAAAGGAAATGTGACATTTAAGTTAAAAGTTGGAGAACAGCCTAACATTTCAGTACTTGGTTTAACTTGCAACACAACTGTTGACAAAGAGTTAGCGGTAACAATGATTCTTCCAATGGAAACAGATGTTGAAGAAATCAAAATCAAGTATGGTAAGGCTTTAGTAGCAGCTGAAAAGAATCTGAAAGTAATTGCTGACAGAATCGTAGCAGATACAGAAGCAGTTGATGGAATCTTTGCAGACACAGAAGAAGCAACAGAAGCCTAGGAACAGCCTTGAGTAAAGGTAAAACAATATAATCTAATATTAATTCATTCACTTATAGGACGTCTCCCAAGGGCGTCCTTTTTAGTTACACATTTACATATTCAGGAGATTAAAAGGAGAACAAAATTATGATGATCAATGTAACATTAGCAACAACAGCAGGTAAAAGTCTTGTAACAGTAGAAGGAAACCAGACTCCATCACAGGTACTTGAAGAGAACAGCGTAGCAACAACAGGAGCTACTGTATCACTCAATATGAGACCACTTGCAGATAATGAAAAAGGTAAAACTTTTGAAGAATTAGGATGCACAGATGGTGATTCCGTAATGTTATCAGCAGTTGTAAAAGCAGACTCAGCAATGTAGTAGTAAATCAAATTAGATAGTAAATATTGAAAATCATAACGCCATGGGAAGTAATAAATTAGATGGGACAGGATGATTTGAGATTTTACATATAAAGAAACTATAAAATTTATGAATTAAAAAAGGAGAACAAACATGAAAGTATCATTAAAAGAAAACGTATTAGAAATCAACACAGAAATCGCAAAAGCCGACTTTGACAAGAAAGTAAGCAACATGACAGTAACAAACAAAGATGGTGTACCAACATTTGTTTTACGCTGTGGAAGAGAGGGAGAAATTTCTCAGTTAGGACTTACATGTAACTCTACAATTGATAAGAACTTAGCTGTAACAATTGTGTTGCCTCCAGAAACAAAAATGGAAGACATCAAAGTTGAATATGGTAAAGCCCTTGTAAATGCAGAAAAGGGATTAAAAGTCCTTGCTGGGAGAATTGAAGCCGATACGAAAGCTATTGATGCGATTTTTGCGGAATAGAAAGTAAAATAATATCTAATGTAATTTCACAACAAACAGGGACAGCCAACCCAATAAGTCCTACAAGTAACTGTTAACCAAGCAAAATATTTTCTCTTTCGACTCAAAAGTTTTGCATGTAGGGGTTGGACAGCAAAGCTTTTGTTTTAGTAACTATAGAAACAAGTATTAAAAGGATATAAAGGAGAACAAAATTATGATGATCAATGTAACATTAGCAACAACAGCAGGTAAAAGTCTTGTAACAGTAGAAGGAAACCAGACTCCAAGTGAAGTGTTAGCTGAAAATAATGTAGCAACAACAGGAGCTACAATTTCTATGAATATGAGACCATTAAGTGTAGCTGAATTAACTGATACATTTGAAGAGCTTGGATGTAATGATGGTGATTCTATCATGTTATCAGCTGTAGTTAAAGCCGATTCTGCTTTCTAGTTCTAGCAGGTAAAGAGAGAAGAACATGAGGAGCGTAGGTGTCATAGCCTACGTTCTTATTTTTTACTTATTAATTATATTCACAAGAAAGGAAAATACATTATGGAAGAAAGAAAATTTAAAGCAAATGACTACGTGGTAGTAAAGAATTGGGATGAACTGGTTGAAGAATATGGATTGGTTGATCCCGAATCTGTTAGAGAACAGATGAGAAACGATGAGGATTGTTATTGGTCAGAAGAAGAGATTAATGAATACAATCCAGAAATCATTAATGTTCCATGGGGAGCAAGAAAAGCAATGATTGATGAACTTGTAACTATGGGATTGATGAAAGTTAAGGAATATGGAGAAGATGGAAGTGTTCAGCTGGAAAGCGATACTTACATTGACAGTATTATCCCAGAAGAGATTTTACAGCCTGTAAGCGAAGATGATGTTAAGAATTATATCTTTTGGCTTAATAAAAAAGATGATGATTTTGTAATGCAGGACTACGATTTTGCTCAAGCAAATGGATTATTAACTTATGTAGGATTGGTCAATGGAAGTATTGATTTTATCGGAGGAAACAAAGGTAATGAATTAATTGCTTATTTCTATGCAGCATCAATTTTAAGATCAATTGATTTTAATGAGGGAGTTACAGAATATCTAAGCCATTGTCATGAAGTTAGTGTTCATACATTTGACCATTTTTACACTGACAGAAAATCACATTTGCAGATTGTAGCGATAAAAGATGTTTCTGAGGATGGAGAAGAAGAACTTGTTAATATGTGGACAGAAAGAGGCTGGGAAGAAGTTGAATTCCACAACGATAAAGTTTTTAAGGTGTTTACTCATCCTGAGCAGAAAGGAACCACAATTTTCTTAAATGGAGAAAAAGAAGATTATAAAAAAGACTTTGAAGCTTATGAACTGATCATGCAGATTGTTAGCCATGTTTATGGAGATACAATGCAGGATGTTTTAGAAGTTGTTAGCAATAGAGATAGATCAGAAGCTATGAATATGATCCGTGATATTTTCTCAGAAGCGGATAAGCAGTATGTGAAAATCAAAAACAAAATTAATATTGAAAACTTCCTAAAGGTTGCATCTAAAGGTCAGCAGAAACATTTAGAACGAGAAGTTCAGAATAATCAGGACAGAGTTAATAGCTATAAAGATAATCTCAGACACTCTCTTAAAACATTAAGAGAGTCACAAGAAAGACTCTTCGGATATTTACATATGAAAGATGATTCCCAGTTCAATGAAGTAAGAGAAATGTTAAACATGATGGGTGATGATTTAAGTGATTTTAGGTGTAATCCTAGCGGTGATTGGTTTAGCTTTGCAATCGTTCAGCCATTGTTATATTGGGATGATGATATTTACGAAAGAAACTTTGATGATGAATACTTTGAAGAAGAGGCTGAATATGAAAAGACGAAAAAAGTATTCGACAAAATCTTTAAGACAAGAGAATACACTTTGTATCTACAGCAGGCAATAATGATTGACTTGGTCAATAATAAACCAGTTGCAATGAGAGATTATAATTACACAAATGATATGTATATTCCTAATCCACATTTCCATGAGTTTAACTGTTGGGGAGCAAATGAAGCAAATTTAATTGAAGCGATTTCAAACAGAGATTATATGTCAATTTTCAATCTTGTTAGATCAGCTGTCGCTGGAATTTCTTTATATGATACTTCTGTAGTAGGAGCTTTCTTTAATTATTGTGAAGACAGATTTACAAATAAAAAATGTCTTAAAGTTCCAGGAAGAGAAGAATTTATTTCATTCAAAGAAGCAAGAGCATTGGAGGATTAAAAAATGAGAAAAATTAGAATTGAAGAATTAGATGCACAGAGATTAGTACAAGAAGTGATAGCGAAAGCTATCACTTCTATTGGTTTAACCCCAGAAAAATTACAGATGGAAATTAATCCTAATGTAAAACTTAAAGAAGAAGAGAAAATTGAGATTGCTTTTTCAGAAATGGCAGAAAAGAAAATGTATTATCTCATTCACGAATGTGAAAAAGAAATTGGTTGGCATGGACTTGTCAGTCGAAGCGAAAATGGATTCTATGTAGAAGACATTATTGTATTCCCACAGGAAGTTACAGGAGCTACTGTAACATCAGATGATGAGCTATATCCAACTTGGATGCTTAGTCAGCCAGATGAGATTTACAATAAGATTAGATTTCATGGACATTCACATGTAAATATGGCAACAAGTCCAAGTGGTGTAGATGATACGTATCAGGAGCAGATTATTCAACAGTTTATGTCTAGTCCACTTGATGAAAATAATTTTTACATATTCGGCATTTTCAACAAAAAGGGAAGCTATTGGTTAAATATTTATGACATTTATAACAATAAATTTTATGAGACAGATGATATTAGTTATGTTTTTTATCAGTCAGATGAACAGGCATGGGCTAAAGAACAGATTAAAGAGAATGTAAAAGAAGAAGTAGCTGTAAAAACAAGTGGATATTATTCTAATGGATATGGTTATAGAGGCGGTGGATACGGAACAGAAGAGCTGTATGATACTTGGAAAAAGAACTATGACAAAAACAAAGGCAAAGAGAAGCCAAAAAAAGATGAAGCAGAGTTGCGAAAAGAATTAAGTGGAGCAATTATTGCAGATTTAACACCTCCAAAATGGCATAGTAAATGGAGTAAATGTTTACAGAGGATGATCAGCTGTGATGAAAGTCTTAATGATTTAATTGAAGAGTATTGTATTACTTATCCAGATTATAGTGAGACAAAGAAGAAATAGAGGAGAATGATTATGAATACAAGTAAAGTTTTAGAATTTTTTGATGCACAGACATTAGTTAAAAAACCAGTTCATGTAATTGGATGTGGAGCAATTGGTTCAAATGTCGCAGAACAGCTTACAAGATTAGGAGTCTCAGTGATTCATCTCTGGGATTACGATCATGTTGAGCCTAAAAACGTAACTAATCAGATGTTCTTTGATGGGGATATCGGAAAAGCTAAGGTAGATGCAATTGAAAATTTGTGTAAGTCAATTAATCCACAGATTAAAATAATCAAACACGAAAGAGGGATTGATAATCCATATATTCTTACAGGATATGTATTCTTATGCGTAGATAATATTGAGCTTAGAAAGAAAATTGTAGAGGCCAATAAGTTAAACCCAAACTGTATTGCGTTTTTTGATTTTAGAATGAGACTTACAGATGCACAGCATTATTTTGCCGATTGTTCAGTTAAAGAACAGGTTGAAAACTTAATTGGAACTATGAATTTTACTCATGAAGAAGCGGCTACAGCAACTCCTACAAGCGCTTGTGGAGTGGAATTAAGTGTATGTTATACAGTTAAGAATATTGTTTGTTATGGAATTGCAAATTTTGTTAACTTTTGCTTAGGGAATGAACCAAAACAGATGATTATTACAGATATGAAGACAATGGATGTGACAGTATTCCCTATGTAGGAGGCGATGACGTTGAAAGAGGAAAAATATAAAGTCGTACCTAAAAATTATAAGGGAGTTGTAAGAGTTAAACCATCAAAAGCATACCCCTCCCGTTATTGGCATGTGTATGCTAAGTTGGAAAGAGGTTATCGTTATACAGGTAATCCAGGTCACTCAGTGATCGTTAAGCTTTACAAGAGTTATCAAGATTTAACAAATAATGGTAGACCTATAGGAGGAGGCCCTATACCAGAAAGAAGGTTATATGTCCCAAGAGAACGTAAGAATAATTATTGGTAGGTGAGAATATGTGGGAAAAAGGTACAAGAGTTAAGATAATAGGGGGAGCAAAAATCGGCTTAATGGGGACAGTGGTTGTTAAGCGCACAGAAAACCATCTCAATGACACTAGAGATCGCTTCTTAGTAGAGTTTGACGAACCCATGGGTGGACATAGTGGAAATGGAGCTTATAAAGGAAAACAGGGATATTGTTGGTGGTTTGATTATCGTTTAGAAAAGGTTACTGCTACAGATGGTATAAAGATTGAACAAGTTAAAAGGAAGAATAATTATTACTAAGAGGTGATTAGATGTGGGAAGTTGGTGACAGAGTAGTAGTTAGTAGTGCATTTAAGCCTAAAGTGAAAGGGACAGTCATTGCTATAGATGCGGAATCTACAATGCCTGTATTGGTTAAAATAGATGGAATAGGAACAGGTATGTGGTTCTATGAAAATGGTGATGATTTAGTTTGGAGTGACATTACTTGCACACGAGTGAAAAAGAGGAAAAACAATTATTATTGAGAAAGGATGATGACAGGTGCTTAAGGTTGGAGATAGGATCGTACTAACAGAAGAAAGCCGTCAAAGCTGCAATATATTTCATGAACATCCGGGAGATACTGCAACGGTTATTGGAGTTTCGCATGTATCAAGTAGGTCTGATTATGAATGTGTTTTAGAATTTGATAGACATATTGGTGGACATGATGGGTTAACCGATGCCACAGGCAAGAACGGTCATTGTGTTATCTATTATTTTGATTCAACACAGTGGGATAAGTATTTTAGGAAAATCCAAAGTAAACGTAAGAATAATTATTATTAAGAAAGAGGTGATCGTATGCCAGAGGATGTAAAGTACCGTCCAGTTCCTAAAGGGTATACAGGTGTTTTTAGAGTTAGACCTGATATGATAGAGTCAAAAAATGTGTTCTATGAAGCATATGGTATTACAGGAAAAGGTATTATAGAAGACATTGATTATTTAGAAGGCCAAGGAGAATTTACAGGAAATCCAGATCACTCGATTAAAGTTATTTTTTATCGAACCTATGAAGACTTAAAGAACAGAGAAAACATGATGCTTGGATGGCCTGTTGATGTAAGAGAGTACTTGCTTTACCCTGTGTCAATCAAGAAGAACAATTACTGGTAGGTGATTTAAGATGATAGAAGCGACAGATATCAAAGAGGGTATGAAAATTAAGTATAAGAGTTGGGAATGGACTATAACAAATGTACGTTTAAGGTACAAAGGTGCGTGGTTTCGTGATGGAAAAGGGGGACAATATCGACCAATTGATACAGTATCTTCATTGATTTGGATTAGACCATTAAGAAGAGACCTTACACCAATGACCGTGAATGTACTATGGTTTTTGGCAGGAGTAGGATATGGAACAATAAAAATCTTAAATCGTAAAAATAATTATTATTGAGGTGATGTGATGTATTTAGAAGACATTAAAGTTGGTCAGAAAGTGAGCTATCGAGGTCATTCCTACATAATAACTAAAAATATTGTAAAGCAATGGGGAACAATAAGACTCTATTCCCTATATTCATACATTAAGAAAAGTACAAATTATCATAGATCACGAATGTATTTCCAAAGAGTGGAAGACAAAAGTGAATCAGTTGACGGATTTTGGTTATTATATGACGAGATTGAAGAAAGAATGGATCGAGGGCTTATTAAATTTTTGAACATGTCAAAGAAAAATAATTATTATTAAAGGGGTGTTACAAAGTGAACGAGATCAATAAAAGGAAATTAGAGCTGTTTATGGATGATCAGTTATGGAGACAAAATATCACACATCAGCAAAGCAAAGGTGTACATAGAGATGTATTAAGAATTGTGTGTGATCCAGAATACAAAGCACGGCTTTTAGGAATGATCTGGGATGGTAATTACAAAATTGCACCTCCGTATGTAGTAGAAATTCCTAAAGACAATGGAAAAGTAAGAGAAGTGTATGTTAATCAGCCAATTGACAGATTCGTTATGACGCAAATCAATTATGTTTATATGCAACTATATGGTCATATGATTCATCCAAGATGTGTGTCTTATCAGAAAGGAATTGGAGTTAAAAATATCGTAGATGTTATTTGTATGGAGCTTAAGAAACATCAAGGAGCTGTTGGGTATAAGGTAGACATTAGTAAGTATTTTGACAGTGTAAGCCGTGAGGTCCTTAATGAAATGATTGATAAAATTGATACAGGAAGTCCTATTGATCAGATCGTAAGAGATTATTATATGGATGATTGTATCATTGATCAGAAAGGGAATGTTATTGAGAAATACAAAAGTATGACTCAAGGCTGTGCAGTGTCTACATTCTTTGCCAATTGTGTTTTAAGAGATGTAGACGAAGAGTTAAGCAAGATGGATATTATTTATTACAGATATTCAGATGATATCTTGATGGTTGGTAAGGATGCAGATAAGGCTTTGAAGATGTTAGGAGAGATGTTAGAAACAAAAGGACTTACATTAAATCCCAAAAAGGTAGAAACAGTCAGTACAGATCAATGGTTTACATTCTTAGGAGTGCGAATTAATGGACAGAAGAGAAGTTTTTCTGAAAAGAGCTTAAAGGAATTTCAGAAACACATTAGAGAATATGTAAATAAGAAAGCAGGAATTGGTAGTGTAAAAGTTGCAATCAGACAAATTAATAAATATCTGTATTTGAATTTCTTAAGGAATCCTAATGAGTTTGGTTGGGCTGAGTATTTCTTTAGTATTGTGAATGTCGAAAATGATATTAAGACATTAGATATGTGGATTAAAGATACACTCAGAGGTTTGTATACTGGTAAGAGAGGAAAAGAACAGATAGGTGGACTAGGTGTAAATAAAGTAACTAATGAATGTGGAGTATTAAGAGGGAAGGGTAACAGAGTAAGTTCAAATTTACGTAAAACAAGAAGTGATAAAGACATTTTAGAAGAAGCAGGATATATCAGTATGAATGAAATGTATCATCAGTTTAGATATAGCAAAGAATTGTACAGGGCTTCATTGACAGCTTTATCTTAAGTGAAACCTAACACGAGGTACTTATGTGAAATGTTATAAGTCAAATCAGATCCCTAGGATACACGGGTGATTCCATGCATGGTTGATAACCAGCATTCCATCAAACCCGTTCCTCCCTGGATCTTATCATCATAAAGGGAATTTAGAAACGTGTTATTAACATGAGCATAAGAAAGTTACTATGGACGTTGTATGTGAGACAATGGAATTACATATAAGGCGCGTTGAAGCTGCAGGATGACTGGCAATACATTGACCAAGTCATCCCTGCAGCTCAACCGCTTTATAATCATAAAAGAATAAAGGAACATAGCATGATTGTGAGCATACAAACAAGCTAACATGGGCTAAACATACGAGACGTTGAATCATACATAATAAGGGCACAGCTGCCTTATGCAGCGGGAAATTAGTCTCCTCGACAATAATTTCACCGCTGCCACAGGCGTGCGTGCCCTTATTAATCATAAACCAATAGAGAAAACATGTCGCCAATGTAGAGTATGTAGAAAGGAAAATCATGAAAAGTTTATTTAAAGTATTGTATGAGCTGTCACAAGGAAACACCTTAATGATTAATAGTTGCATGTCTTTTAGAATGACAACTGATCTATACAAAAGACAAGTGAGATTTAAGAAGTATAAGGTTGTTGATCAAGGAAGCGTAGTAAGTGATGTGACATTGTGTAGTGGAGAGGTTATTGAGTATGATGACTTAATAAAGGAAGGAGATTTAGATTTTATATTACCAATTGAATTAAACGAAAAAGAAAATCCATATGAGGTTATTGAATACCTGTATGGATTATTTTATTGTTCAGTTCCTGATAGATCTGCTGTTCAAAAGAAACAGAATTTTATAGCAAAAGGATTAAATGATTTTGGGGCAAATGATTTTACAGGAATGAGAAGAAGTGAAATTCAGCCATTGTTAGAACTCTATGTGTTACTCGCTGGAATGAAAGGATGGATCACTTGGAAAGATGATAAGTTGTTCTTTTGGAAAGGTGAGCATAAGAGTTTGTATATATATAGAAAATGGATTTTAGGTTATTAGGAAAGGAAGAACGTAAAATGAATGTAGAAAAGAGTTTGGAAAAAGCAGGAGTAGACACAAAGAAATATCCTTCATTAGCTATGCAGAATATTTTAGGATATCAAGGGAAAGCGTTTGCAGAAAATTCATACCTGTATAGAAAGATCATGGGAGATGGGCATGTGTTTAATCCTTATATACACAGAAGATGGCTTCCATATCAGTTTATGAATGCTGTCCATTGGACAAGACAGTATTATGCAGAGACTATTGGTTATGTAAAGATGCTTGAAAAAGAATTGATGCGTGGCAATAATGTAGATAATTGGAAATATATGTACGATAAATTTGGAAAAGAGCTTAATGCTTTATATACACTCTCAAAAAGAGATAAAAAAGCGTATAAAGAAAGATGGGCTGCTTTTGGAAGATTAGAAATTTTGAAATATTTCTCTCAAGGGTTTGATTGTGTAGGGATAAATCAAAATACATTTTTGGAAATGAAAAATTTATTAGCGGATGAAAGATTTGAAGCTGAACGATATTGGCGATATCCTAATTGTTTATTATATAAACGGCCACAATTTAGAAAAGATTTGGTAACAACAACTTTCCATTCAGGAATTTATTTTACATTAAAACATATTATGATGTTTGATTATGAAAAATTACATATGTCTTCATCCCAAAAAGAAAGCCTAAAACGGATTAGAGAAGATTTAATTAACGGAGATTTCAATTATGAGCAGGCTTTTACAATTATTGAAGATTACGTAGCAAGATATTACAATCCAAGATAGAGAGGGGAATTATATGCCAGAAGAAGTAAAAGAATTAACTATTAAAGAAGCAGATGAGTTTATTAAAAAGAAAGTAATCGGAGTTCTCATAAAAGCAGATGTAACAATCATAGTAAATGAATTAGAAGCTATTTATGGAGATTCGTTAGCAAATGGAACGGTTGGAGATTCGTTTTATATTTATAACTGTCCAGAAAATTATGATGAATCAGATTATGAAGAGCTTGAGTATATTGATTATGATGATATGTATGAAGATGATATTCGTGAAGAGAGAGCTGAAGCAGGAGATTTTAATCTTAAAGTATATAAGTGGTTCATTGTTGATCCAAGATTTACAGAATTATTAAAAGATTTGGGCGAGATAGTTGCTCCAGATATTAACCTTTGGGGATGTTGTGAAGACATTGAAGACGCAAGCGAAGCAACTGTAATTGAAGAATTTTTTGAAAGAATGCAGATTCTGTATGGACAAAAGAATGCAATTATTACAGAAAAGCTGAGTGCTTAAACCAACAAAAGGGAGATGTACCCTTTGTAGAAATACTTATCATAAACCATCGAAGAAGGAGGATCTTCAGAACCCTCCGCATTGATTACGTTAAACATCACTTCGTAATGATTTAACAGCATCAACTGCGAGAGGAGTTCATGAAGATCCTCCTTCTTGAATCATAAATACATAGAGGAATACATCAAAGATAAGTTGTTCTACATTTTTTGCAAGAGATATACTTGCTGATTTAATGAATTGTGTTTGAATCACTCACATAATCGGGAGAAAGGAGGCATAATCTCATCTCCTCCACTGGCAAGCCAGGGAGGACTTGATGAGATTACATTCCGCTGCGGCGTCATTGTGCCTCCATTCTCCTGATCATGTTTGATCATAAACCAATAGAGAAATATATCACCTCACAATGAGTTAAATCTGTAACTATTAATTTACATAGAAAAGGAGAAACAGATGAAAGCGATTTTTAAAGGAGAAAAAGTTGTAAGAACTAAATTAACATTAGACACTGGACTTGAAAGACTGGAAGGATCGGATGTTAGCTATTTTGTGAGACGACCTAAGCTGACACATGAAGTAAGTGAAGAAAAGGGTGGAATCATTTTAGAAAAGGATCTTTCTTTTAATAAAATCTTACTCTTAAAAGATGCTAATGAAGTGACAGTTGATGAATTTACATTTGTATTATCAGGCATTATTGATTACAACTTAGATGAAGAATGTGTAGTTTTTTACACAGACGCTTGTTGTTCAATTGAAGATACAGATGGGCAGAACAAAATCGAAGCCTATCATAAACTTTTGGATGCATATGAAAAGCAGGTAGGAACGAAAGAAAGCCAAGAGGAAGAATGCGATTGTGCTTACTGTAATGGAGATTACGTTTGTGCTTTTTGTAGAGATGATGATGAATCAGAATTAGATGATGAAGAGGACATCGGAAAGAAAGCAATGGATAATCTAGAAGATCTAAATGAAATTCTTGCAGAGTTCTTTGGGGATGTTCCGGGATTCAAGTGTTAATTAAAGATTGGTATTGAGGGAGACACTTCTTATGAGGTGTCTCTTTTAGTATATAGATTTTTTAGAAAGGAGATGAAAAGGAAGATGGCAACAGAGTTTGACAAACGAATGAAAGCTTACGAATGTGTCTCAAGACAGTACTTAACAAGAAGAGTACCAGTTGCAATTAGGGTAGATGGAAAGGCATTTCATACATTTACTAGAGGATTTCAGAAGCCGTTCGATGAAGTGCTTAGCAACGCAATGCAGGCCACAATGATGAAAATGTGTAGACAGATTCAAGGTTGTGTGTTTGCTTACACACAGAGTGATGAAATTACATTTATTCTTATCGATTATCAGAAGCTAAATTCTGATGGCTGGTTTAATTATCGTACTGATAAGATGTGTAGCATTGCAGCAAGCATGGCTACTATGGAGTTCAATAAGGCTTTTAGTGCTTTTGTTTATGGATTTAAGCTAAACAAGGGAGTAGACATATCAGAAGAAGATATGGAAGTGCTTAAGGCTTATGAGAAATCTAAAGAACGTGGAGCTATGTTTGATGCTAGAGCATTTTCAATTCCAAAAGAAGAAGTTACAAATCTAATCTATTGGAGACAACAGGATGCTATGAGAAATGCAGTTCAGATGGTTGGACAAGCATTTTATTCTCACAAAGAACTTCAGGGTGTTAATTGTGAAATGCTTAAAGAAATGTTACTGGCTGATAAGGGAATTGAATGGGATAAGATTCCTGTGAAATACCAGAGAGGCAGTTGTTGTGTCAAGGTTGATGGTGAATGGACTATTGACAATAACATTTCTATCTTCAGAGGTAGTGACAGAGAGCAAATTGATAAGCTTGTGTTTGTTGAGAGTGAAGAGAACTGAGCGTCTGATTAGACGTGCAGATATAGAAATGAACTGTCGCAGAGTTGCGACGGTTGGAAAGGAGAAGGGATGGAAATAAAAGGTGACACTATAAAAACCGTAAAAGAAGTAAATCCAAGTAAGTTTGAAGAAGAAGTTTCTAATTTGATTAATAAAGGATACAAATTAGAAGCTTCTTCTTGTAATAGTACTTATTGGAAAGCTATTTTAGTTTTAGAGAGAAAGGAGTAGAGATGAATGAAGTAGAAACAAAAGAGATCCCGTTTTATGGAGATACGCTTTTAGGTGTAAAAGATGAGGATGGAGAAGTTTGGTTAGCAATCAGAAGCACATGTATACAGCTAGGGTTTAATGAAAGACGAGCAAGGGCACAAAGAGAGAAAATTCAAGCTGACAAAGTCTTATCCAAAGGTGGCCGAAATTTTGGCCTCCTTACAGCAGGGGGTAAACAAGAAACATTTTGCTTACATGAAACATATGTGCCACTTTGGTTAGCTAAAATTACATTAACCAAAAAGATGGAAGAGGATATTCCCAATGTTGTTGAAAAGCTAGAAAGATATCAACTTGAAGCAAGAGATGTTTTACATAGGGAAATGTATGGCACAGAAGAACAGAAAGAAAAGCTTCACAATAACCTAGGTTTGCAAGGAGAGATTATACAACTAAAAGATGCTGTAGATTCTGTAACTGAACAGCTTAAAGATCAAACAGAGAGATTAGATTTAGTAATGGACAATATGACTATTGATACTAAAAAGCAGAGTCGTATTCAGAAAGCTGCAAAGGAAAGAGTAAGTGAATTACTTGGTGGAGCTCATTCAGGGCTATATAAAGCTAAAGGTGCTTTGTATTTTGCGAATCTGTGGCATCAGTTGAGATTAGAATTTGAATGTGGAACTTATAAAGATCTTAGTCCAAACGATTTTGATGATGCTATGAGCTTTATTCAGAGTTGGACATATGTAGAAAGGTAGAGGGAAGAAAGATGAGAACAATTACAAATACACATACAGGAAAAATTATTTCTGATACAGATTTAATGCTGGAATATCTTTATGTTGGAGATTATGGAAAAGAAAATAACATTAAAGCAGATTTTCTTGGATATAACAAACGTATTGAGAAAGTAGAACATAAACCTGTTGATGTAAAAGAAAAATTAGTTGTTACTGTTTCTTCCCAGAAAGGTTGTCCAATGCATTGTAATTTCTGTGATTGTCCTAAGCTGGGATTTAAAGGAAATGCATCTTTAGCTGAGCTTATGGCTGAAATCACATCTGGAATCGCTTTATCAGGAGTAAAAGATGGAGAACGATTAAACGTACATTATGCCAGAATGGGTGAACCTACATTTAATCCAAATGTAATTGTTTCTGCAAGACAGGTTGCTCTAATGTTGGATGATCCTGATGGAGATATTCATTTTGATACATATCACCCTGTTGTTTCTACAATGATGCCAAAAGCAAATCAGAACTTGAAAGCGTTTTTATTCAAATGGATAGCAACAGGTTTCCAATACGGTGGAGAAGATGGTTTCGGTCTTCAGTTTTCTATCAATACATTAGATGAAGAACAGCGAAATGAAATGTTTAGAGAATGTTCTTTGTCGTTAGAAGAAATTGGAGCTATCATTGACGATCTTCCAATGCCAAAGAAACGCAAATATACATTAAATTTTGCAGTTACATCTGAAAGCAACTTGGATGTTGATTTAATGAACAAGTATTTTGACAAAGAAAAGTGCATTGTTAAGATTACTCCAATTCATGAAACAGTTGAAGCTGTTGATGAAGGTTATGAGATTGTTACAGATTTTGATGTTTATGAAAAATTTGAACAGCCTTTAGTAGAAGACGGTTGGGATGTAATTGTATTTGTTCCATCAAAAGAAGAAGATGCAGACAGAATTACATGTGGAAATTCATTGATTGCATTGAACAAAGATGAATAGAAAGGTAGAGGAAGTTTAAAATGTTAATGTTTTTATTTAGATTATTGTTGGTTGTTGCAACCATTGTGTTAATTGTTGTTGGGTGTTTTGATTCCAATAAAGAGGAATCAAAGGAATCCAAGAAAGGTGCTTTATGGGCATTAGTTCCTATTGTGATTTTTGTACTTACATTGTGTGTTGTATATGTACCATCTAATAATGTAGGAATCCGTTGGTCAGCGTTCAGTGGGACTAGCAGCAAGACACTAAATGAAGGAATTACATTCAAGAGTCCAATTGATAAGGTATTTCTTATTCCAACCACTGTAGAAGAGAGAACAATCAAAAACGTAAATGTGCAAACGAAAGATGCACAGTTTGTCAGAGCTGAAGTGAATGTTAAGTTCCGTGTTAATCAAAAAGATGCTTTTAAGGTATACAAGAGATACACAACACTTGACAACTTAAAGCAGAATATCATTAGCAACTATGCACAGAAGAGTATTGAAACAGTTGTTACTCAGTACAATGTGATTGATACTCTTGGAGCTAAGAAAAATGAGATTTATGCTTTAGCTACAAAAGATTTACAGAATATGCTTAAAGATGAGGGTGTTGAGCTTGTGCAGCTGACTATCAAAGACATGAACGCAGGTAGTGAGATTGAAAAAGCGATCGCTGATGAGGCAGTTGCCAAGAAACGTGTAGAAACAGCAGAGCAGAATCGTCTTAAGGCTAAGAAAGATGCTGAGACTAAGGTAGTTAATGCTAAAGCAGAAGCAGATGCAAACAAAATCTTAGAGAAACAGTTGACAAATAAAATCTTAATTCAGCAGTGGATTGAGAAATGGAACGGAGAGGTTCCTAAAGTATCTGGTGATAGTAAATCTATGATCAATATTCAGGATCTCTTGAATTAGTATTGAGCCGGCTCGTAAGAGCTGGCATTTTGGGGACATAGCTTAATAGGTAAAGCAAAACTACATTCTTCCATAAAGAACTTAAAACTAAAATTTTCATATTAAATATAAACATTTTGTACCTCCCTATAGTAATAAAATAACACTTATATTTATGTGGGTTCGAATCCCACTGTCCCCATTGTAGTTTTTTAATAAGGAAGTAAAGAAAGGAAGTAGAAATATGTTAATTGTAAACCAGAAGAAATCTGAAGTCTATAATATACAGATGATGAAATGCTTGTATGTATCTCATTCTGGAGATTGGTTTTTTATCAACATGGATCTTTTAGGAGAAGAAAATGTAACCTTAGGGGATTTTAGTTCATATGAAAAAGCGAATGAGGTGTTACTTAAATTTGTAGATGAATATAAGAACCGTATTCCAGATCAGAATACGGTTTTTTACATACCAGAAGAGTAGAGGTGAAAGCAATGGAAATGATCGAAATTGAGATTAAGCCAGAGACAAGAGAACAGTGTAATAACTAGAGAGGAAAATTTATGAGGTGAGGTATCAGATGTGTACCTCATCTTTTTCTAAAGGTCACAAATCACGACCTTAGGCCATAAGAAAGGAAAATTTACATATGAGTAGAGTTAAAGAAATTAAAAAGCAGACAGATAACAAGTTTTTAAATCTGTACGACTACACTGTGGTCGATAAGAATGGAAATGAACATCCATATTATGTAGCTAGCAGACATAGTGAAGAAGAGCTGGTAGCTAAAGTAGGAGAGCCTAAAGCAGATGCAGTGCTAATGTATGCCTATTATGGCGAGAAAAGAGACAAGCTGGTATTAATCAGACAGTTTAGATATCCAGTAAATGATTACATATACGAACTTCCTGCAGGTCTTGTAGATGAAGGAGAGACAGTTGTAGAAGCTGCAATTAGAGAAATGAAAGAGGAAACTGGTTTAGATTTTAAGCCATGTGATGATATGGTGGGGTTAAATAGACCATGCTTTTCAAGTGCTGGTATGACAGATGAATGTGTTAGTACTGTTTATGGAATTGCAACAGGTGAGATTGATTTGAGCAAGTTAGAAGTAAATGAAGACTTGACAGTACAGATTGTAGATGTGGATGAAGCAGTGAGAATATTAGCAGAAGAAAAGTTGGGAATCAGGACTTATTATCTGCTGCTATTGTTTATTGCTGGATCTAAGAATAGATAGGAGTGATTATGGTATGAGATGTTATGTAACAGGAAAGGCAAAAACGACATCAGATTCAATAGCAATAGATTTTATAGAAGCCAGAAGAGGCGAGGAACTTTTTGTACTGGATTGGGACGAAACAGAACTAGGATTTGATACCGAATGCGATAAAAATGGTTATCGTACATTCTCTGGGAGATTAAAAGGAATTAAATTTAATGAGGAGTATGCAAATGGTAGAATTGATGAAATTCGAGGTGCACAATTATCTGATGTACAGTTTTATATTCCAGATGATACTTGTTTGGTTGAAGATATTAGTTTTAATACTGTACAGCTAGATGATGAAGGTGACTTATATGATTTCTGGATTGATAATCCTTATAGAAAGGTAAATTATACAGTGTGTTATGAATAGAAAGGAAATTTACATATGGCAGAGTTAGTTAAGAAAGAAAGTACAGTGGATCAGTTACAACAGATGGTATTTGATAATGCTGATTTTGGAGAAGTGAGAACGGTTGTTATTGATGGTGAGCCGTGGTTTGTGAGCAAGGATGTTGCAGATTGTCTCGGATATTCAAACAGTAGAGATGCAATTAGTAAGCATGTTTTCTCTGAAGATAAGGATGTCGCAAAATGCGACACCCCTTCAGGAAGACAGAATATGTCAATCGTAAACGAATCAGGATTATACGCACTGATTTTTGGAAGCAAGTTAGAGAAAGCAAGAGAGTTCAAGAGATGGGTAACTTCAGAAGTGCTTCCAACATTAAGGAAAACAGGACATTATGAAGTTGCAGCAGATCAGAGTGTTAACCAACTTTTGGCAGAGTTTGGCGATTTTAAGGTTACATATGTTCAACAGATGGTCGAGTTCAAAGATGCTTTAGAAAAGCAAACAAAGGCATTTGACAAGAGTATTTCAAACATGACTCTTTCAACAACTCAGTAAAATAAAGTACATAGAGCAGTTAAAGATAGAGTGGGTTCACTGTTAGGTGGTGCCCACTCTGATTTATATAAAGAGAAAAGCAGAATGTATTTTGCTAATCTCTGGAATGATCTTAAGGCTGAGTTTGAGTGCGGTAGTAGATGGCAGGATCTGAATCCAGCTTATATGGAAGAAGCTATGAGTTGGATTAGATATTGGAACTATGAAGGGAGATAAGTTATGACCAATGAAATGAAAGAAATGAAAATCTGGATCTCACAGCGAGATAAAAAGTATAGATATATGTTGTTAGATCGTATGAGACAGGATTGTGAGTACTATTTAAATGGTCATGAGTGTGTTAATCATTTGTGGGGCAAAACAGAGGAAGAACAGATTGATTATATGTTATTTATTTGGGATTTGTTCACAGAGAATGAAAAGCCGGAATGGTTAAGTAGAGAGCAAATCATTGAGTTTGGAAAAAGAATGGGAGTAGAGGTGAAAGAAAATGAGTGAGAATATTACGATTAATCTTGAGGGATTGAGTAAAGAAGAGAGAGAACAGTTGTTGAGACTGGTTGAGAAAGCTAAGAGGTCTAAAAAGATTTGGAAACCTGAATATGGAGAATGGTATTGGTATATAAGTAGTGATGGACAAGTTGATAATTGTGAATGGGTAAATGGCCCCATGGACTTGGGAAGATATGATATGGGGAATTGCTTCAGAACTAAAGAAGAAGCAGAATTTGCAGGAGAAAAACAGAAAGTTAAGACCGAGCTTCAGAGATATGCTGACGAACACAATGATCCAAATCTTGAAGAATGGAATGTGAAAAATTGGCACTATTATATTGAATATTTCCTAAAATGCGACGCACTAGAAATTGTGAGTATGTGTTCCAGAAGAATGGAATCCGTCACATATTTCACATCTGAAAACATAGCAGAAGATGCAATGAAGGAAATTGGGAAAAAACGCATCATGAAATATCTATTTGATGTTGATTGTGAGGTGGATGAATGAGTACATATAAAATCGGAGAAATCTTAGTATCACAAAGAGAAACAGAAGTTGAAACAATTTTTGGAAGAAAAGAGATAATTCCTAAAGGAAACAAAATTATTATTACCGCTCATAGGCTTGGGCATCATATTAGGAACGGCATGAAACAGCCTTTGAAAAAGGATGATGTTGTAAAAGGTTATGACACAGAAGGACTTGCAGAGTATTTGTTTACGTGTATGAAAAGTCATCTTCCGATGGATGATATGATGTATGATTATGACTTAACAGAAGAGAATATCAAAGAAGTTATTGAAGAAGCATTGGATGAGATTTTTTAGAAGAGGTGGTTAGGAAATGATAACTGTATTGATCATATTTTCGATTGTGATAGTGTATGTAATTATTTACAAAACAAATCATTATTTACTAACACATAAAGAATCACCATGGACATATCCAAGATTGCATAAATGCAGATGTGGTGGAAAGCCACAAGTTAAATGGTCTTATAGTCCAGATCTTAATTATGAAACACATAAATTATGTGGGTTGAGAGGAATATATGAAGTTAAAATCAATTGCCCAAAATGTGGCTTTTCTGTAACAGTAAATAGGCATTACGATTTATCAACTAAGGGGAACAATTTTAAAACAATTCCCGATCCAGGAAGTATTAATAGGGCAAATATGAAAGCGATAAGAGCATGGAATGAAACAAGTCCAGAAAAATGTGAGGAGTGTGACCGATGAAAAATAAGAAATTAGACAAGTTCAATATGAAATATCCAGTGATTGTATTTCACGATAAGATACCTAAAGAAATTCCATACATAGCCTATATTCCATATTTCCTATGTAATACACAGGGAAAAACCGAAAAAGAATTGGAGCTTATGGTAGATGATCTTATTAAGATGTATTTGGAGGAAGATCATTGGCAATTACCAGACTATGCAGATCCTGATATCAGTGATTGGGAATTAAAACAAATTGCAGACAATTCCCTTAAAGATCAGGGAGTGACTGAGGAAGAAAGAAAACAAATTGAAGTATCTGTTTGGTGGTATGAAGTGAAAACAGAGCTTAGAAAGGAACGATGAGATGGAAGTGATGTTTTACATATTATGGGTTTTTGGTTTGATCGCAGCTCTGTGTGTGATTATTGGAATCCCATACATGTTAATTTATAACTACAAAAGAATCAGAGCTATTGACAAGAAACTTGATGGGATGCTTAGGGGATTAAGCATTATGTTTGGTGAAGGAGATGATGAATAATGGAAGAAAAATTATTATGTTCTCATTGTCGTGAAAGAGTGCCTTATGAGACTTTTTCCAAAGAAACAACTGAAGTAATAAAGGGAATAGAAGTTACTTACACAGAAAACTATGGTGTTTGTAAAATTTGTGGACATCGAATCTTTGTTCCAGAGTTTGAGGATGACAACATGGAAAGATTAGATGAAGCTTATTGGAGAGAAGCAAAAAAAGAAAAGGAGTGAGCAATAATGAAACCATATGATACAGGACTAGTGTGTGGGAGATTCCAGACATTTCATAAGGGACATGAGAGACTGGTTGATACCGGTCTTTTATTATGCGATCGTTTATTGATTCTGATTGGATCAGCACAGGAGTGCGGGACTGAAAGGAATCCATTCAACATTAACACAAGAACAAAGATCTTAAAGGAAATCTATGGAGATCGACCAGAAGTAATGATCTATGGATTAGCTGATATGACAGATGAGAATGATATTTGTCCTGAGTGGGGTAAATACTTATTAAATAATGTAGATCGTTATATCTACAAGAACCCAGAGATCATGATTTATGGAAACGATGAAAGTCGAAGTGGCTGGTTTGATAAGAAAGACTTGGCCAATACAGCAGAACTGATCGTAAATAGACAGGACTTGCCAATTAGTGCAACTATGGTAAGAGAAGCCATGGCAAAAGATGATCGCAAGAAATGGATGAGTTTAGTGAATCCAAGGTTACATAAAATGTATGATGAGCTGCGAGCAGAGCTTATGAGTGTGCCATTTTATCAGGAGTTGAACAAAGGAGAGTGATATAATGAATGATTTTAGAATAGGAGATAAGGTATATTTTCATCCATACTGTTATGATGATTATAGCATTAAATATGGCACGATTTCTAGATTTGAACAATCGTTAGACCCAGAAAGGCAATATGCAATTATATCATGTAAAAGAGGAGAGGGCCAGAATAAATATCATATGTTTCCTGAGGATTTATATCGTACAAAGGGGAAAGTAGAAGAAATTCTAAAACAGGAGTTTCGCGCCAGAGTAGATGAAGTTAAAAAAGATATTCACACATTAGAGGACCTTTTGAATTTTTTATATGACAATGATGTTGCTATTGACATAGATGAGGACGATGATTATACAGATTGGGTAGATCGTGTTGCTGTTCAAGAATTAGCAAAAGAAATCTGTGGGATTGAATTAGGAGAGTAGTACTTATGAGCTCATTAGATGTTATTTATTTCCTAGTACTGCTCGGTACGGGATTTGTCTTAGGTTGGGGTTTTCATCTTATTAAAACAGAAAATGAGATGGAAGCAGATATAGGAGATATAGAAGATATAGAAGAACAATACGAAAGAAAACTTGAATATGCAGAGTATGAAATATCCACATTAAGACGAGAAAATCATAAATTACAAATTCGTGTAAGTGTTTTAAGGGATGATATCATAGCGCTTAAAACAGAAAGACTCGCAGATATCCAACGACATAAAACATTTGTGGAGGAAACAAAGAAATGGAAGTCTAAACAAATGTCGCCAGAAGTTAAAGAAGTGGTTAAATATGCTATGAAATCAGCGCATCCTGACAATGGTGGAGATGTAAAAGATTTTATGAAGTTTAGAGAGCTGTATAACAAGATTAAGTAAATACATAGAGCTATAGCTTGAGAGCTGCGAATGATGATGTAGACGTAAGTAAGATCGCTGTTAAGTACGGTGGCGGTGGACATAAGGGAGCTGCAGGATTCGCAAGTGATAAGTATGTGTTAGGAGAGATGAGTCAATGAAAAAGTTAAATGATGAACAGCGAAAGCTGATTGAAGATAACTACAAACTAATTAGGTTCCTGTATAGAAGAAGCTATACCAGAGTGTGCTCTTGGGAAGTCTTTCAAGGGTTGGGACATGAAGCAATGTGCAAGGCTGCTTTAGGATATGATCCCTCAAAAGGCAAGTTTACTACATATTTTACTTGGAAAATTAAACAAGCAATTGAACATTATTTTCGCTGTAACAACTACGATGTTCGAAAAGCCAATGATGGAGCAATGTCGCTATATACACCAATTGAAGATTGTAAGAAAAAAGAAATAACCATATTAGATACATTGCAGGCAAGGGATAATATCGCAGATACAGTAACAGAAGGAATTTACTGGGAAGAAAAGATAAATAAATTACCCGATAAAATTAAAAAGATGATCCAATTGACTTATGAAGGATACGGGCGAGAAGAGGTCGCCAAGAAGTTAAATGTTAGTCGATCTCTTGTTAGTGTGCGTATCATTGAATTTAAGAAGTCCATGGGGTATTAGAAAGGGGAGATGTGAAGAATGGGTTTTTATCAGTATGGTCGTTATTGGGAGAGCACAGAAGATGCTCACAATAGTGACTATTGGAAACACGAGGCAGCAAAAGATTTAAGAAGAAAGGGGATTGAGTGTATCTGGTTTGGTGTAGATAATAGAACACCTGAGATGTGGGCAGAAATACAGGAAGACATTGCCAGAGAAGAGAGAGAAAAAGAAGAAGATCGCAAGTATATGGAAGAGCATATAGGAGAATATGTATGGGCTTTTATTAAAGGAATTGTTATAGTCTGTACGTTCCCATGTTTATGCTGGCTATACTTAGGTGTTAGGTATGGTCATATGAACTACCAACAAAAAAATGCATATAAGCTGGCTTGGGTGTTTAGCTTATTAGCATTAATATTTGGCCCTGTAGGGTTTATGATGGTATTTACATTGTTTGGATTGTATATCATCTTTGATGCAGGGCATGGGATGATGCCATAGAAAGGAGACGATTAAATGAGCAACAGGGAAGGACACGAACAAGAAATTGAAGTAAAGACCAGAGAAAAACTTAAGAATTTGCCAGACTATTTGAACCAGTTCTATTATAGAATGACAGCAAATGGAATGCAGGCAACTACGAAAAGAAGTTACATTGGTTATTGTGTAAATTTCTTAAAGTATTTTTCTCCTGATTTGAGCATAGATCCAAACAATATAACAGATAGTGATATTGATAAATATATGGATTCAATCACTTATATAAACGGTAAGAAAGCTTCGGTGTCTAGTAGGGCAACGAAGCTTTCTGCTTTAAAAACATTCTTTGGGTTTATGAAAGAAAGGGGAATTATAGAAAAAGATCCAACTAAAAGTATTAGGCCGCCTAAGAATAAAGGACTTAATCCTGTTGTATACTTAACAGAAACAGAAATTAAGATGGTTGAGCATACAATTCGTACTGGAGCAGGATCTCATAAAGCAAAAGCTAAACAAAAGAAATGGCGGAATAGAGATTTAGCCATTTACTTTTTATTCTTATCAACCGGGATGAGAGTAGAAGCCTTGTCTGAGATTGATGTTGAAGACATTGACTTTCACGATAAAAAACTAATTGTTATAGACAAAGGTGAGAAAGAAATAATACATTTTTTGTCCGATCAGTTGATAGAATATATACAGATTTGGCTCGAAGATAGAGAAAAGTTTTTAACAGAAAAAGGCAAAGAAGAAAAAGCGTTATTTCTTAACACTTCTTTAAACAGGTTGGGAGCAACAGGTATAAGAAGAATGATAAAGAAATATACAGCAAATTTAGATAAAAAAATCACTCCACATAAATTAAGAAGTACATTTGCAACTATGATTTATCAAAAGACAGGGGACATTTATTTAGCTTCTCAGATGATAGCTCACGAAAATATTAACACAACAAAGCGATATGCAGCTTGTGTTGAAGAGAGCAAGAGAGAAGCATCAGATATGATAGGAGATGTCCTTTTTTAATAAGGAGGAGTGCTTTATGTGCATGAGGGGAGATATTTATTGTGTTGAATTAAAGAGTTATGAAAAACACGTACAAAAAGGAAAGCGACCAGTATTGGTCATCAGTAATAACAAAAACAACTTTAATAGTCCAGTCGTTACCGTGGTGCCTTTTACATCTGTAACAAAGAAAATGGATTTGGACACACATGTAGTTATTTATAAGAGCTTTGGATTACGATTGGATTCTATGGCTCTTGGTGAACAGATTATGCCTATCGATAAAAGCAGGCTTACAGAAGATAATTTGATAGGTCACATAGACGACAAAAGGCTTTTAGAGAAAATAAAAGAAGCATGTATTTGCCAGATTTCATAGAATCATTATAAATTATATGGTAAGATAAGAAAAGATATATAGAAAGTTGGTGGAACATGATTATTACAGAGACCAATAATGAAACAATTGTAGAAAATTTGAAAAAGCTTCTTGAATACAGGGTTGGGTTGACAAAGTATTTAAGAAAAATAGTTAGTAATTTTGATATAGACTTGGTTAGATTGTCACAAATTGTATCAGGTCAGGTTAAGCTAAATGAAATAACATTATATGAATATTATGCAATTTGTTGGGGATTCATAGCTTTTAATAAAGAAAGACATAACTTTTTTAAGACTATTGATCTAAAAGAAGCGACTATTGATTTAAGTTCAAAAACAATAAAGATTTCTCACCATGTAGAAAAAAATAGAATATTAGAGGTTGTGCCTCAAAAGTATTACACAATCAGGTCTTCTATTAAAGAATTAAATATGTTGACTCACAATGGACTGATAAAAGAAACAGATGTTATAAAACAAACATTGATATCTCATGATGGTAGATCAGGGTCTTTAGGTTATGGAAGCAAACGTAGCATAGATGAAATCAGGAATATGATACTAAAGGGAACATATTGGAGTGTTCCGATCACCATAGGCACAATTAAGAATGACATCAAAATAGAAAACGGTGATTTGGTAATTGCCGGAACCTATGAGGTGATAGATGGATACCATACTTTCATGGCATTTAAGGGAATCAGCGAAGAAAAAGATTTTCCAGTGATATTAAATGTAGTAAAGCTAGAAGATCAAAATGAAATGGAAAGCATCATTCTTCAAATGGATCATAAAAATACTGTTTGGAAAAATAGTTATGCAAAGAAAGGGGATTCCTATGGAGAATAAGACTTTTATTGATCAGATGGGAGAGAATGGATACACAATTAATGATGTAACATTCTTTTTAGATATGGTTAAATTATACGAAGAACATTACCAGATGTCTATTGCAGATTTTGATATAAATAAAATCAACAGTATGCTTAATATTTTAAGTCCTAAAAATTCATTAGAAATCAATGGTCTAAAAGGCTTGTTGGAGTGCTATTTTAAATATCTAAACGCAAGTATGAAATTCAATCCAAAAGATATAAAGATTAAAATTCCTTACTATCTTATGTGTGAAGATAAAATACAAAGCGAAGAAGAGATTTTAAGCCAGATTCGCAAGTTGGATAATCCAATAGATAAAGTTATCTTGGCATGTCCTTATTATGGGATAGGTGGAACAGGCATGAGCGAGCTTTTAGGAATAATGAGCTATGATATGGACTATGAAAATAATCAGGTTGCTGTGTATAAACAAAAAATTGATCCAAACAAAAGAGTGGTTATTGATTTACCAAAGGAAACAATTTTATGGATGAAAGAGGCTATAGAATGTGTTGAATGTAATGGAGAAATGTTTATACAAGATGATCATCTTATTAAGAAAAGAGTTACAAGCAAAGGAGATGATCGAAAGAAATGGATTGATCAAAGAATGAAGCGAATCAATGAAGAGCTAGGCACTCAGTATTCATTTGCATTATTAAGGCGAACAGGATTGATCAATTCTTTTAGAGCTGCGGCAGAACAATATCATATCAACTTGGATGCGATACTTAATTCAGAAATTGGTGTGAGGATTATGACACAATACTCGTATCAGACTCGAAGAAAGGCAGTGTTGTTAAATAAATATAAAGAATATGTTGATTAACTTGGAAGTGGTAAATATTACCACTTCCTTTTTTTATGCAAATGCTTCACAATATGAATGGAACATGGTAATATATAAAAAGAACATACGTTCGATAGGAGGTGCTACGATATGAAAGAAGCAAAAATAAACATCAGAGTGGTAACAGAAGAGGGGGACTACATTGTCGCTGGAAATGTTAGCACAGATTTTAAATTAGCTGCACAAATAAAACGATTATATAATGAAGTTTTATCTGAAAGCGAATTGGTCAAAGTTAAATATAAAAGTGAGGATGATAGTGTTCTAGTTGAACAGGATTATTATTATCCAACTATTAATATAGAAGAGAACATTGTAAGTATATTTGATTCAAGAGGCGGAAAAGATATGTCAATCCAATTGCCCGCAATAACAGATATGATTTTTAAAGAAGGAAATGGGCGTTTTGATTATACTATAACATTAAAATTACATAGTGGTAAGATTATTTTTAGTGGAATTTTAGAATAGTCGAGCAGACTTCCCACATTAATTGAAGCTGAATATCGTAGGCACAGCCTAGTGTTTTATGGGGGTAGTAAAATACTCATATATGCATAGAAGGATAAGGCAACAACAAGCAGTCATGAATTGTTCATGGCTGCTTTTGTTATATAAAAATTTATTTTAAAGAAAGGAGACAAAAGAAATGAAAAGGAACAAAGCAAGAGGTTCAGTCCCAATTGGAGACTAAGCAGAAGGAAATTCTTAATGGTAACCAATCGGGGATTGGAACAATGATGGATAGCACAAGAGTAATTAAACCAAGTGTAAATTATCGATACAAAAAGAAATGGCAGTGCAAAAAATGTGGTCATATCTTTAGAGCTGGAGAAGCTCATAAAAAGTATCGTAATTATGCAGGCATTCAATTATTTGATATGTGCTGCCCAGAGTGCGAATCAAATAATTTGTACTCAATGATTCATAACTAAAAACTATTTAAGAAACAAGGAGAAAAAATTAATGGAACAAACAACAATCTTTTTAAGTCAGGCAACAGCAAAAGCTTACACAGAAGGAATTCTATCTGAAATCAAACTTGAAATTGTGAAAGATGAGAAAGATGGAGGAAATAAAGTAGAAGGATACATCACAATTAAGACAGATGATATCAATTATACTACTTACAATATTACTGCAAAAGCTACAACAAAAGCAGGTAAGCCAAGTAAATCTTATGAAAATCTGGTTGCATTTATGGAAAGAGCTCACTCTATCGCTGAAGTTGGAGAAGAGGAAGCTACAAAAGTAAGAGTTAATGGACAGGTAAATCCATGGACATCTTTTAACCAGATGGGTGCAAAAACTCATAAAGTAGGATACAAAACGGGATTTGTTTCAATTATCTCAGAACTAAAAGATCCACGTAGCACATTTGAAGTTGAGTGTTTCGTTCAGAGTGTTGATGATGAGTTTGATAAAGAAACTCAGGTTCCAACAGGAAGAGCAATTTTACATACGTTATTACCTATTTACAACAATGGAATTGAGCCATTAGATATTGTGGTACCTCAGGAATATGCAATGGCTTGTAAGCAGCTGTTTACTCAGCCAGGATGTCAGAGTGCCCATATTGTTGGGAATATTGGTAATACAAAAGAAGAAAAGAAAACTACAGTTGAATATCAGATTGGAGGAGCTGTAACAAAAACTCAGACAAAGAATGTTAATGAGCTTATCTTAACACATGCGGGAACAATGGAACAACAGTATGAGTTGGAAACAATCCAGAGAGCAATTGCTGAATATGATCTTGTCCTTGAATCCAAAAAGAAACGTGCAATGGAAGGTAACAACGCTGGTGGTAATAAAACTATTGGTGGAGCAACAACTGGTGCTAGTGCAGCCGCTGGACATAGAAACTTTGGATTTTAGTCAATAGGAGGATAAGTGAATGCAGATTTTAGATATTTTTAATCCACAGGTAAGTCAGGTAGCTCATGGTTTAGAAGGAAAAATTATTATGCTTTATGGTGGTAACTCAACCGGTAAAACATATCAGTCAGTTAGGATGGACAAACCATTTGTACTGGCGTGTGAATCTGGATTGAATGCTCAGAATGGGGTACCTTATGCAAACATTCATACATGGGCAGATTTCTTGAATGTTATTAACCAGTTGACAAACCCAACAACAATTGATAAAGCAAAAGAATTATACTCAACCATTATTATAGATGAAGTTTATGCATCAGCTCAGTTCTGTCAGACTTACATCTGTAATAAACACAACTCTCCAAGCATTGGAGAAGGAAATGGTGGATATGGACTTTGGCAGTACTATGAAACTGAGTATTGGAAAGCAGTAAACTCAATTGTATCTTCTGGTTACACAGTAGTATTCATTGCTCATGCATCTGAAAATAAAGATGGAAAGATTATTCCTAAAGGAGATAAGAGATCTATCACACCAATCATGGATAACTGTGATATTATCGCTTTCTTAAACTCCAATGGAGTAGATGAACATGGTAAAGTTGTTCATTCTTCTGCTTACTTCGCAGAGACAGATGCTTACTTTGCAAGAAGCAGATTTGATTACATAGTACCTTATATTGAAGACTTCACAGCTGAAAATTTAAGCAAAGCTATTCAAGATGCGATTGAAGCTCAGGAAGAAGCTGAAGGATTCGAGAGTGTATCATATGAAGTTCAGACACAGAATAAAACAATTGATAAGATTCCTTTTGATAAATTAAAAGAAGATGTAGTTGCTTTAGGAATGAATTTCTGTGAGGCAGGTCATCAAGAACGTCTACAGGAATTAATTGCTGATTGCCTAGGTGAAGGAAATTCAGTACAGGAAGCGACAGAGAGACAGTATGAATCATTAGAAATCTTACTGGCTAAATTGGAAGAACAGAAACAGAAGTTAGGTGTAGCTTAGGCTACGCTTTTTTAGTTTGGAGGCAAATAGCTTGAGTAAAAGGAAATGTGTTATTTGCTCAAACTGGATAGAAAAAGGAGATGAGACGGTTCCTTATAAGAATCGTCTCGCTCATGTCCAGTGCTTTAATTCGATGATGAAAATGGCTGTAAAAAGCAATTCTGAGAAGAAAGCAGCTAAGAGTAAAATGACTAAGAAAATTAATCCTAAGTCTGCGGTCTTGGGAGATTGTTTGACAGAAGAAGAAAGCAAGCAAAAAAGATCCTTGATCAGTTATATTGAAGAGCTGTTTGGTGAAAAAGCAAACGCTAAGACATATACACAGATCAAAAATCTTATGAGAGATTATCCCTATTTTACTTATGTGGGATTGGAACAATCGATAAGGTTTTTCTATGAAATTAAAGAGAATCCGATTACTAATCAAGGTTTGGGAATAGCTCCTTATGTCTATGATCAGGCTCAGGAATACTTTAAGAATCTCGGCGAAGTACAGTCCCACAATGCTTCCATATCAAATGTAAATGAGTTATACGCTCATAAAAAAGTGAGAATAGCACCACCTAAGATAGTGGAAGAAGAAAGTATAGAAAGAACTGGAGGTGGTTACGATTGGTAGGATTAATTAATAAGCGAGCCATTGTACAGGTGTTAGGCTGCTTATTAAATAAACCAGACCTGTTAGATACCTATTATATAGAAGAAATAGATGTTGACGAAGACTTTTATGTGTATATTTTGAATACGATTAAAGTTTTACATAAGCAAAACGTACCAGTGATTGATGCATTTGCAATTGATTCTTATCTATCGTCTTATGATGCTCAGTATAAGATCTTTTCAATGAATAATGGTGTGGATTACATAGAGAACGCTAAGAAAATAGCTGTTCTTGAGAACTTTGAGTACAACTACAAGACTCTTAAGAAGTTCACATTATTGAGATATTACGATTATAAGGGAACTGATATTAAATTCATTTATGATCCAACAAAGTTGAATCCTGAGGATCAGGAGAGAGAGACAAGGAAATTAGATGAATATACAGTAGATGAGATTATCGAGCTTGTTGAGCTGGAAATGGTTACAAAGCCTAAGTTACATTTTAATACAGTTCAATCAGAACAGGGACAGTTAGCTGGATCTGGACTGAAAGAATTGAAAGAAAAATGGAAACAAGAGCCAGAGTTCGGTATTTCATTACAAAGTCCAACAATGAACACAATTGCTAGAGGAGCTCGATTGAAAAAGTTTTATTTGAGATCGGGTGGAACAGCCTCAGGTAAAACAAGAATGGCTGTTGGAGATGTTTGTACGTATTCTGTACCATGGTTTTATGATACTTTCGAGTGCGAATGGAAATTTACAGGTTTCTCAGAGCCAGCTTTGTTTATCTCAACAGAATTAGAGGCAGATGAGATCCAGAGTATGATCATAGCTTTTGTAAGTGGTGTAAACGAATCTAAAATCTTGGATGGTAAATATTCAGGAGATGAAGAAGAACGTGTAGATAAAGCTATTCAGTTTATTGAGAGCGCCCCTTTATATATTGAACACATTGATGATTTTGATATTAATGATATTGAGAATCTGATCAAGAGGTATAAAAAAGAAAAGGGTGTGCTGTATGTGAGCTTTGACTACATTCATACATCAGTAAAGTTGATCATGCAAATTGCCAGTATGTCAAAGGGAATGAAGTTACAAGAACATCAGATCTTATATATGTTTGCTATAAAGCTAAAAGAGCTCTGCAATAAGTTAGGAGTACATATTGATTCAAGTACACAGCTTAATGGAGAGTATAAAAATGCAAGAGATAAAGACGAGACTCTCTTGCGAGGCGCAAAAAGTATAGCAGATAAGATAGATATAGGTATTATATCAATGCCTCCGACAAGAGAGGAACTCAAAGCAGTAGAACCGATCTTAGAAGACAGAGGCGTAACGATGAATCCAAACTTGATTTACCATATATATAAGGTAAGAAGAGGAAAGATTTCACGAGTTCGATTGTGGCTTCATGCAGATCTAGGTACATGTAGATCATATGATCTGTTTGTAACAAACAATGACAATGAGCTTATACCAGTCGAACAAATAACAATTGAAAATGTAGAACAGATTCTTGAAGATAACTCAGTAGAGCATGACGACATTCCATTAAATGAAGAAGAACACGATGAAGCTATTAAGCAGTTTTTCTTTTAGGAGGTGTTTAAAATGCAGAGTTTAGATAAGGATTTGATCAAGGAGAGCTTAACTCTTGATGATATTAGAGCAATCCTAAGGGATTTAGGATCGGAAGAACCAATCTTAGATGATAAAGGAAATTTAATTGCTCAGACAATATGTCATCATGGAAGCAAATTTAAGCTGTATTATTATCCAGATTCTCGAATGTTTCATTGCTACACAGATTGTGGTGACTCATTTGACATTTATGAACTGGTAATTAGAAGCAAAAGAAGTGTAGGTATTACAATATCTTTTCCTCAAGCAGTGAGATACGTAGCAAATATATCTAATTTATTATTGTTTGAGAATGATGAGTTGGAACAATTCAAGGAACAGAAAATAGATGACTGGGGCTGGTTATCTAAGTTTACTCAGAAAGAAAAGAAATTTAGAAATCCAGGAGCAATCAGTGAGAATATACTTGAAATGTTTTGTTACAGACCTCATGAATTATGGATTAAAGACAATATTAGTCCAGAATCCATGAAGAAATTTGAAATTAGCTATTGGGGCAAAGAGAATAAAATAATTATTCCTCATAGAGATATTTGTGGAAATCTAATAGGTATCAGAGGAAGAAACTTAAATGAAGAAGAATTAGCAGCTGGACGAAAATATATGCCAATTACAGTGGAAGGAAAGACTTTGAAGCATAATTTGGGAGATACATTATATGGATTGTATCAAAACAAAGATGCAATTGTTCGATCTGGAAGATTGTTTTTGGTTGAAAGTGAAAAGTCTGTGTTGCAAATTGAAACGATGTATCCAGATTATAATTATGCATTGGCGGTATGTGGATCAAATCTGACAGATCATCAATGTGAGATTATAAAAAGCTTAGGTGTTGATCGATGTTATATTGCTTTTGATAAGGAATATATCGATCACAAAAGCAAAAGAGCATTGCTGTACTATGAAAAATTGTGCAAGCTTGCTGAGAAACTAAATCCATATATGTCAGTTTATCTGATTATGGATCGACAGAATTTACTTCAAGAAAAAGATAGTCCTTCTGATAGAGGGAAAGAAATCTTTGAAAAGCTCTTAGACGATAAGATTGAAGTAAAGCCAAAAGAGAGAAAGGAGTAACCATGAGAAGATTAGCATTTCTTGATTATGGTACAAAAGTAGTAGATACAGTTACTGGTTATTGCGGTATTGTGACTGCTGCTGCACATTATTACGACAAGTGCCCGAATCGGTATTACATTGAAGGTATCGACAGTACAGGGAGACCTTGTGGAGATTGGTTTGATGCAGAAAGATTAGAAGTAGAAGAGGAAGTAAACAATGATAGTCCAAAATGATTTAATTGAATTGATCAAAGACTCTGTAGTGAACATGACCAAAGATGAGGCAAAAGAGTCTGGGCTACCACAGTTTAGTTATTCCAAACTTGATGTATTACACCAATGTAACAGAAGATATAAACTGAAATACGTAGACAAAAACTATTCAAAAAGTTCAACAATTCCTTTGGAATTTGGTAGTTTATTACATAGAGTTTTAGAAGAAAAAGGAAATATGATTCTCTCTAGGAAAGAAGTTGATTATGGAAAGCTTAGAGAGATGCTTAATGATGGGGTTCCAGATGAAGAACTCCTTGGAGTTAAGGGTCTTGCAGGTAAATATTTAATGGACTTCTATGAGGGAGATAATGCAACTGGAAGGAACTATCCTGAAAAGGCATACTTGTTTGAGACACAGGTATTGCCAAGTAGAATGGAATCAGAAGAATGGCATCCGATTTGTACGGAACAGCCATTCTTTTTTAGTTTCGATGGGAAAATCGTTTTACATGGATTCATTGATAGAGTGGATCAGGATGCAGATGGGAATCTAAAAGTTATTGATTATAAGACATCTAAAAAGGTGTTTTCAGAAGACAAATTGAAGACTCCATTACAGATGTTTATATACGATCTGGCCTGTTATGCATTATTTGGTAAGATTCCAGTTGCTCACGAGTATGACTTTATCTGTATTGATCAACAGGTAACAGAAGAAGATGGAGTGTGTACAAAAGGGTATTTCAAGAGAGGACTTAAGAAATTAAGAAACCTGCTTGAACACGAGGAACAGATCACAAAAGATGATGACTTTGCTCCAAATGCGACTCCATTATGTTACTGGTGTGATTTTGCAGGTCATACACCGAACGCTGATCCAGCATTGAAAGGTATGTGTCCTTATTATTCTTTATGGACGCCTACTCAAAAGACGTTTAAGGTTAATGCTCGGTATGAAGAGAAACAAGATATTAGTTCAAATAGAAAGTTTATTTTCTAGGAGATAACATGACAGATTTAGAATTTTATTCATTACACAATCATACTGAGTATTCAAATATCAGGTTAATTGATTGTATCAATAAGATTCCTATGTTAATCAAAAGAGCAGTTAAATTGGGCATGAAAGGAATTGCGATCACCGATCATGAAACATTAAGTGGTCACATTCAAGCAATGATTTATGTTCGTGATGAGAAAAAGAAAGGTAACATTCCCAAGGATTTTAAATTGATTCTTGGGAATGAAATCTATCTAGTCAATGGAACCGCAGATTACATAAAGGAAAATTTTAAAGCTGGAGATGGGAAGTTGTTTTATCATTACATTCTTTTAGCAAAGGATGAAATTGGTCATAGACAGCTTAGAGAATTGAGTTCAAATGCTTGGGACAGATCTTTTCAAACAGGAAAAATGACAAGAGTTCCAACTGAGAAATCAGACCTTGAGAAGATCATAAGAAAGGAACCGGGTCATTTGATTGCATCGACAGCTTGTTTAGGCGGAGAGCTCCCTGCTTTGATTATGCAGATGGAAGAAGCTCAAAACGAATTGGAATTATATGAAGCCAAATGTAAAATTGATGATTTCGTTCGATGGAACATTGATTTGTTTGGTGAAGATTTCTTCTTTGAAATGCAACCGGGAGCATCAGAAGAACAAGAAAAGGTTAATAAATGGTTACTTAAATTGTCAGAAGTTTATGGTGTTAAGTGTATCATAACAACCGATTCACATTATTTATCTAAAAATTCTCAGATGATTCATAAAGCTTATTTGCAGAGTAAAGAGGAAGAAAGAGAAGTAGATGATTTCTATCAGACTACATATTTGATGGAAATTCCAGAAATGTACGATTACATGGAATACTTTGACAAAGAAACTGTAACAAAAGCTATCAACAATACAGCGATCATTGGAAACAAGATTAAAGAGTATTCATTAAGTTGTTCTACAATCGTCCCTGAAGCAGAAGTACCAAAATTTGAAGTAGAAAATTACTTTGAAAAATATTATCAGAGATTTACAACACTGCAGGAATACGCAAATAGCAGCAACATCTATGACAGATATCTGTTGTACTTAATTGAAAAGGGATATCAGAAGAAAGAAATTCATGCAAAAGTTCGCAGGAATGACTTTACCGAAGAGCAAAAAGTGGAACGAATAGCTATTGAATTACAAGAGATGGCATTAGTTACAGAGAAGATTAAGTCAAGTATTTCTTCCTATTATATATCAACCTTAGAACTAATCAATATTATGTGGGAAGAGGGAGATAGCTTAGTAGGAGTAGCCAGAGGATCAGTTACTGGTATGTATACAATGTATTTAATTGATTTAATACAAATGAATCCTTTAGATTGGGGATTGCCTCATTGGAGACATATTTCCCATGAGAAAGCAGAGTTATCGGACGTTGATATTGACTCACAAAAGAATCGTAGAGAACAAATTATCTCTGCTGTAAAAGATCGAAAAGGAGAAAGAAGAGTATTAAATTGTTGTACATTCAAAACAGAAGGTAGCAAATCGGCTATTTTAACTTCATGTAGAGCTTTAGGAATTGATCCAGATACTTCTAGTTATTTGGCTGGAATGGTACCAGTAACAAGAGGTGCTACATGGAGTTTACATGATTGTATATACGGAAACGAAGAAAAAGAACGAGAAGCAGTGCCGGGGTTTGAGAATGAAATGAGAAGTCATGATCAATTACTTGACATTGCAATGGGAATTGAAGGACTAATTTGTGGAAGATCTATTCATGCTTCTGCAGTGTATGTCTTTAATGAAGATTTTATTGCTCACAATGCTCGAATGAAAGCCCCAAATGGAGTGTTAACAACTCAGTTTAATATGGCTGATTCAGACGAATGTGGTGGGTTGAAGATGGATTTCTTAACGATAGAGGCGCTTGACAAGATCCGCTTAACAATGGAACAGCTCATTGAAGCAGGATATATGGAATGGCAAGGATCATTAAGAGAAACATATGACAAATATCTTCATCCAGATGTTCTTGATTATGAAACTAGAGAAATGTGGGATTGGGTAGCAGAAAACAAAGTTGTGGATCTGTTCCAGTTTAATACACAGACTGGGTTACAGGCCGCAAGGCGTATCCAACCTCATAGTTTAGAAGAATTGGCTGCAGCAAACTCTATTATGAGACTTATGGTAACAGAAGAGGGAGCTGAACAGCCGATTGATACTTATATTAGATTTAAAAATGATATTGGCCAATGGTATGACTTGATGAAAACGAAGTATCATTTGACTGATCATGAAATTGAAATTTTAGAGAAATACCTCAAATCCAATTATGGTGTAGGTGATACTCAGGAAATTGTAATGGAAATCAGCATGGATAAAGAGATTGCTGATTTTAGTGTTGCTGATAGCAATAAGCTGAGAAAAAGTATTGCGAAGAAGAAACCAGCTTTACAGCAAGCAATGAAAGAGCAATTTTTTGAGAGAGGAAAAGAAAACCATGCTTCAGATAATCTGTTGAACTACGTTTGGAAAGAAGTCGTAGGGAAACAGCTTGGGTATTCCTTTTCTAAGAATCATACCTATCCATACAGTGCTATAGGATTGCAGGAGTTAAATCTTGCATACCATTATCCAATTATTTATTGGAACACAGCTTGTTTAACTGTAAATGCAGGAGCTGATGAAGAATCCAAAGGATCTAAGCAGTCTACAGATTACGGAAAAGTAGCAACGTCTATAGCACAAATGCAGAAGAGAGGTATAAAAATTCAAGCTCCACTGATTAACAAAGCGGAATTAGGATTTAAAGCTGATGAAGAGAACAATGCAATCTTATTTGCATTAAAGAGTATTTCAGGAATCGGTGATGATGTAGTAGAAATTATAAGACAAGCAAGGCCATTCGCTTCATTTGAAGATTTTTATGAAAGAATGGTTGCCACAAAGCTAGTCAAAACAGGTCAGATGATTCAATTGATTAAAGCAGGTTGCTTTGATGAATTTGATGAAAACAGAGTAGATTTACTTTATACGATCGTAAGATTATGTAAATGTAATCTAATCTCAAGTCTGACTAAATCACAATTGAATCGTATGCAGGAATTACAGTTTATGTATCCAGAGCTTAATCTTATTCCAGATGAAGTTTTAGATGGAATTCAAGTATACAATTTCTCACAGTATGTAAAAGAATTGAAAGTTGTAAAGAAATATATTGATCCGTCAAGAAAAATGTTGAAGTGTGGTTATCATGATGAAATCATTGAATTAGATGATAGAGCAATGCAATTTTTCATAAATCACTACACAGAAGATTCCATCTATGACGTCAAAGATGAACATTATTTGATTTACAAAAAGAAATTCAATAAAGAAACTGAAAAGAAATTAGAGTCTCTTAGAGAATATCTGGCTAACCCGAATACATTACTTAAGTATAATAAAGCTCTCGTGAAAGATGAAGCCAAAAAAGTGGTTACAGGAACCACATCTCATATGGAAATGGAATCACTGTGTGTTTATGTGCATGAACATGAATTGGCAGACCTTAACAGAGATGAATTTAATATTGTCAATTTCTTTAATCTTTCAGAAGAACCAGTAGTTGCATCTACGTATAAAAGAAAGGTTAAGAGGGTTGAGAACGGACAAGAGATTCAAGAAGTCAAAGAGTTTCCTAAGTATTTCATTAGTAAAATCTGGGGAACTGTCTTAGACAAGAATAAAGATCGACATACGGTTACATTATTGACCCCTGAGGGAGTTGTAAATGTGAAATATACTAAAGGAGCTTTCCTACATTATAACAAGAAGACCTCAATGGAAGAGTCTTGGTTCAAGAGAGGTCAAATGATAATGGTTACGGGGTATCGCAATGGCGATATGTTCAGATGCTATAACTATGGAGACACAATCTTCAAACATACTACATCATTGATTACAAACATCGGAGAGAAAGGAGTAGAGGTAATGACAGAAAGGATGAGAGAAGCATGAGATGTATAGGAAAAGCAGTTAAAACTATACATAGGAACAATGATTCTTATTTTACAATTGCTTCCTTTGATCTTGTAAAAGAGATCGATGGTGAAGTTGAAATTCATCCAATATATAAAACATTTACAGTAGTCGGTATCATGCCATATTTAATGGAAGATGCCGACTATGAAATTTCAGCCACAGAAGTAGAAAATAAGAAATATGGAAAGCAGTATCAAGTTAATTCGATCAATTTATATTTACCAAATGGAATTGAAAGTAAAGAAGGTCAAAAAGAATTTTTAGATATTATCTTTACAAAACTTCAGGTAAAAGAAATGTATGAGGCATTAGATGATCCATACATGACATTGAAAGATGGTGATATATCTTCATTGGTCAAAGTTAAAAATTGTGGTATGAAGACAGCAGTTGCTTGGATTGATAAGTTCAAAACATATATGCCATTATCAAACGCAATGAAAGAGCTTAGTGAATATGGTTTGACAGAAACGTTATTAAGAAGAATTGTAAATCATTATAAATCATCTGATATTGCAGTTGAGATTATTCAAAATAAACCATATAAGCTTATTGAGGTCAATGGTGTTGGATGGCATAAGTGTGATGAGATTGCCATGAAAGGTGGCTTAAAGCCAGATTCACCAGAAAGAATTGGTACTTACATATTATATTATCTTCAAGAGAGAGCGAATGAGGGATATTCATATATTCCGGCAGATGCTAATACAGAGATAGAGAATGGCATTGTCTCAAAAACTCAAAAGCCAATCAATTTTATTGATACAATGATAGAGTTTTTTGGAGATGATATTTCAGATGAGGCCCTAAAGGGTGGTTTAGATTATGTAAATGATCAACTATGGTTTAGTGACGATCGTAAGTTTGTAGGACTAAAAAGGATCTACGATCTAGAGATGAGCGTTGCTGAGAACCTAATTAGGATAAGAGATGGAGAAAACGATTTCAAGTATTCTAATTGGAAAGACATCATTAAGCAAAAGGAAATTGATCAAGGTTGGGAGTACAATGAACAACAGATTGAAGGCATTAAAGCAGTCTTAGAGAATCAAGTAGTTGTTATCACAGGTAAAGCTGGTACTGGTAAATCATCAATTGTAGATGCTATGATCGCTGTTTTACAGGGTTATTCATATGCACAAACGGCCTTAAGTGGACGAGCTGCAGCAAGAATGGCTGAAATTACACATGAAGAAGGATATACAATCCACCGTTTGTTAGGATTTCCTAAAGGAGATCGTGATCACGGTGGTTTTGTTTTTCACGAAGATAATAAATTACCAAGAGATATTATCATTCTTGATGAAGTGTCAATGGTAGACGGAGAATTGTTTAACAGGCTTGTAAAAGCGATTAAAACAGGATCAAAGTTAATCATGTTAGGAGACACAGGACAGCTTGAATGTATTGGTTGCATGAACATAGCGGCTGATTTAATTGCATCAAAGGAAATTGTTTCTATTGAATTAAGCCAGATCCACAGACAGGCTGCTAATTCAGGAATTATTACAGAGAGCATAAAAGCCAGAGAGGGTATTCAACTTATCGAAAAAGATTGGATTGGAACTGAGGTTAGAGGTAAACTTAATGACTTGGTTTTAGATTGCTTCTCAGATAAAAGTAATACGTTTTATAAGGTAATGCAACATGCTTCATCCGAACTTGAAGATGGAACAGACATTATGGATCTTATGGTAATTGCTCCATCGTATAAAAACGAGTCAGGTGTAGACAATTTAAATGCAGCTTTACAATCACTGTACAATCCAGATAGTCCTGAAAAGAAGGAAGTGTTTGTACAAAAGAGTTCTAAAGCTTGGATACTTCGTGAGGGAGATAAGATAATCAATGTGCAGAATGATTATTATGCAAAGAATAAATTTACTGCAGGAATCTTCAATGGGAACATAGGAGTTGTTAAAAACATTGATATAGATGTTAATACAATTGCTGTTGATTTTCAGGATATTCCGGGAATTATGATTCTTCCAAAGAAAAATTGGAAAGATTTAGAATTAGGATATGCAATCACTTGTCATAAAGCACAGGGATCTCAGTGTAAGAAAGTAATTGTTGGGCTAGATTTTGGATCATTTATACAGCTTTCAAGAGAATGGGTATATACAGCAATGACAAGAGCTATTGATAAGTGTTATATGGTTGCACAGAATAATGCTCTTAGATATGCAGTAAGCAAGAATAGCATTTCTGTAAAGAGAACTCATTTAGTAAAGCTGTTAGCCTATAAAGCTGCTAATAAATTTTCATTTTAGAGAGGCAATTGTATGAATATAAATATATCTGAGGATGTTCTTATGTATGACCCTTTTTGCATTGCTTTAGTATACGATGTCTCAGCAAATGAGGTACAAAAAATATTTCATAATTATGTAAAAAAATATGGGAACATGCTTTCACGTAAGGAAATATATGACCTTGTCAACTCGTATGTAAGTCTACATAAAGAAGACATGGAAAAATTAAATTTTTAAACAAATTAGGACTCGATGTAAATACATCGGGTTCTTTTTTAATTTACAAAGAAAAGGAGAAGAAACATGACAACAGAAACAAAAATCACATTACTAAAAAGCAGAGTGGAACTTTTAAAGAGTAGAGGTACTCAGTGTAGTAGAATCATTGCTAAACTTCAGAGAAAAATTAGAAGTCTGGAGGGTTGTGCAAATGATTAAAATTGAACATCCAGTATTTCCAAGTCCTGAGCAGATGGATTTTATTATTGAAGGTATGCGTAATGCAAAGAACAGTTGGAAGCTAAGTGATAGTTTCAAATGTACAGACACTAATGCGTGTCAACACTGTCCCTCAAATGGCGGAGATAGATGCAGATCTTTCGATCCTATTAGAGGAATGGTTTTAGGAGACAAAGATTTCGCTTTAATGGAAAAATTAGCCAAAGCAGGTACCGATCACAGAAAATACCTAAGAATGATGCAGGTAGGAGTAAGAATTACAGCACCCTTGTATTTTTATAAAGAACTAGATACATACAAGGTTGGTACAGTATGTAATTCATGTAGCACAATGCATAAAATCCAAGCGAAAGAATTCACATTGGATGATTTTAGTTGTGAACATTTATATTTCAATCCAATTTTGTGCAATATCGAACATACTATTAGATTATTAAACGAATGGCGAATTTTGTTTAACTATACAGATGAGGAACGTAAAGATTACTTTGAACAGAATGGGCATCCAAGAGTGCTAACTAAAAAAGAATGTTGGTGGCAGATGATTCAGTTGCTTCCATCAAGCTATAATCAAACACGAAATTATACATTTACATACGAAAATTTAATCAACATGTACTTCGCAAGGAGAAATCATAAATTGGATGAGTGGAGAATCTTCTGTCAGTGGATGTTAGACAATGTGCCATATTTCAAAGAATTAGTAGATTACATAGAAAAAGGAGACAACAAAGTGAGCAAAGGAATTAAGTTTAGTTACGTAGGAAAAGACGAAAAAGTAAAATCATTAAAAGAGTTCTTCTCTGCAGAAGGATTTAAAGTACCAGATGAGGAATTAGCTGCAATGACCGTAGAACTTCCTAAGAGAGCTACAAAAGGATCTGCAGGATATGATTGTTATAGTCCAATTGGTTTCTGCTTAGAACCTGGACAGGAAATTAAGTTACCTACATTGCTTAAGGCATATATGCCTCAGGATATTTTCTTAGGAGCTTATCCAAGAAGTGGATTAGGATTTAAATACTATGCAAGATTAGCTAACACAGTTGGTATCGTTGACAGTGACTATGCTGACAATGAAGGAAATGAAGGTCATATCTTTGTGAAAATCAGAAACGAGGGAGATAAGCCTATGAGTATTAATCCAGGAGATGGTATTTGTCAGTTTATCTTCCAGAAGTATTTCACGACAGAAGATGATGAATCTGAAGGAACTAGAGAAGGTGGTTTTGGTAGCACAGATAAATAGGAGGCCTTATGGACAATCATGAAAGAAATGATATCCATATAGGCTGTGCTATGGCTCTAGTTTTAGGAATCATTTGGATATTAATTTGGTTTGCAATCTATTCTATATTAGCAGCAGGAATGTTGTGGGTACTTACATTGATTGCACCAACTGTTACATTTTCAATTAAATTTGTACTTATAGTCGGAGTGTTGTTAGCAATCCTTCGATTTATTTTGTAAGAAAGAAGTGATCAAGTGCTCAAGATTAAAAAGGCACATAAAGACAAAGATGAATGGATTTTATACAATCCAGACAACTTTGCATTACATACACATTGTAGGAGTTTCAGGGTCGCTTTGAGCATTAAAAAGAATGTAGAGAAGAAGCGATTACCAAGAAGCAGGAATTTAAGGACATTAGAGAGTCACAGGAGAGTAACAGGTAATCGCAAATACATTCGTCAATTGGACACATTGATAGAAGAAGTTAAAAGTGAGAAAGGAGAGAAATCTTGAAAAGTATTTTTATAGGAATTAACATTGTTGCAATTCTGATCTGGGTTGTACTTATTGGATCAGGAGCTTATTTAATGTACAAAGGTAAAAAAATAGAAGACAAAGAAAAACGAGAAAAAGGTCGTGAAATTCTTATGGCCGGATGTTTCTTTTGGATTGTTTATTACTCAATTTCAATCGCTGTTAGATTATTAGGAGGACTTTAATGAATAAAGGGACAATTACAACATTTTGTATTATTGTATGGGCTTGTACTTTTATCCCAGACTGGTTTATTCAGCATCAAGGAGATACAAGCAATGATGTAGATTTATCAATAATAGGCGCAGCTCTCAGGCTGGTTGGTTCTATTACACTACTTATTGGGGTAATAATGAATTGGTAAAAGGAGAATCAAATGAGTAAAGTATTATTAGTTTTACTTGGAGAAAGTGGAACAGGTAAAACAACAATTGCAAATGAATTAAGAAATAAGTATAACATGAAAGTTCTTCAGAGCTATACGACTCGACCTAAAAGAGATGAAAATGAAGATGGTCATACATTCGTTTCTTTAGGAGAATATTTATTGCTAAAAGACAAAGTCGCTGAAAATAAATACAGCGGCTATTTTTATTGTGCAACTGAAGAGCAGGTTAATGAGAATGACATCTATGTATGTGACTGCGAAGGTATTAAGATGCTTCGAGAAACATATAAGGGAGACAAAAAGATTATTGTTGTTAGACTAACATGTCCAAGAGATGAACGTATTAAGAGAATGGAGAAAGATAGAAGAACATCTCAGACCATTCTTTTAAGAGATCTTTATGATGAGAAGGCTTTTCAGTATGCAGATATGTTAGCAGATTACATGTTAGACAATGATAATCTTGAAGAAACTGTTGATGCTGTTCGTTATATTTACGAGAAAGAGTGTGAGGAAGGCTAATGGAATACATAGTAGAATATCGTGCCGTTCTTAAAGAAAATAAGAGTGGGAATATTTTAGTAGAAATTCCAGATTTGCATATGTTTTGTTATGGATCATCTATGACAGAGGCCATGGACGAAACAGAGAGATGTATTACAGAAGAGTGTATTGAGAGGCTGAGTACTAATCAGCCTCTTCCAATGGTTACAGCAAAAAAAGAAGATCTGGATTCTTACATATTGAAGAATTTTGAACAGACAATGGTGATTCCAATGTTTGTGAAATTTGATTATACAAGACCTACTGAGATTGCAGATGTTAAAGAAAAGGCTGCTTCTTTAGGGGAGAGTGTTAAAAGATTAGGTTCTAAACTGAAAAAGTTATATGAGATTAAAAGAGATACTCGGAAGTTGAAGAAAAAATTACATAAAGAATCTGAACAAAATCTTAAAGAAATGAAACAGATCTTTGATGAATGGCATGGAATTATTGACAAGGATATTAAAGGATCTAAAGGGAGAGTAGATGAAATTTTAGAAGAACTTAAAAATGTAGAAGATTTTGATGAGGAGGAATAAACAGTGCAGGTAGTTAAGAGAGATTGTTCTTTAGTAGATTTTGACGAAGCGAAAATTTTCAATGCCATTATGAAAGCGATGAAAAATGGGTCAGGAATTGTCAAACCTGTTATCGCAAAACAGATTGCGGAAGAAATTGAAGCAGAGTGTAGAGAAAAAGCAGATGATGTTGATATTTCTACAATTGAATCAAGAGTATTTTTAAAGTTAATTGAGAAAGATCAAGGACTTACAGCTAAAGCATACGAAGGGTATAGGAAAGTAAGAGAATTCCAGAGAGAAAATAATACCATAGATGATGAAATTTTTCGTTTGATCGAAGATTGTGATGATTATATTAAAGATGAAAACGCAAATAAAAATTCAGTTTTAAATCCTACAAAAAGAGATTACATAGCAGGATCAGTTAGCAAAGATGCGACAGTAAGATATTTGCTTTCTCCAGAGATTGTACAAGCACATAAAGAGGGAATTATTCATTTCCATGATACAGATTATTTTATTCAGAAGATGCACAATTGTGGATTAATTAATTTAGAAGACATGCTTCAGAATGGAACAGTGATCAGTGAAACATTGATCGAGAAACCACATTCTTTTTCAACGGCCTGCAACATATCAACACAAATTATTGCTCAGGTTGCAAGTTCTCAATATGGTGGACAGAGTATTTCATTGGCTCATTTGGCTCCATTCGTAGAAGTTAGTAGGAAGAAAATACAAACAGAAGTTGAAAAAGAATGGGAAGGAGTTATTGTTGATGACAAAGAAGAACGATTAAGAAGGATTGTATCCGATAGATTACGTTTAGAGATTAAAAAGGGTGTACAAACAATTCAATATCAGCTAGTGACTTTAATGACAACGAACGGGCAATCACCTTTTATTACAATCTTTATGTATTTAAACGAAGCAAGAAACGAACAAGAGAAAAAAGATCTTGCCATGCTTATTGAAGAAATGATAGTACAACGAACAGAAGGTGTTAAAAACGAAGATGGTGTATTTATTGCACCAGCATTTCCAAAATTAATTTATGTCCTAGAAGACGATAATTGCGATGAATCTACAGAGTATTGGTATCTGACAAAATTAGCAGCAAAATGTTCTGCAAAAAGATTAGTGCCAGACTATATTTCTGAAAAGGTTATGAAAGAGCTAAAAGGAGATGTTTATACTTGCATGGGGTGCAGGTCATTCTTAACCCCTGATCGTTTCACAGACAAAGGAATTGGCAATATTGCTAACGCAAAAAATTATGATCCTAAAGAACATAAATATTATGGAAGATTTAACCAAGGCGTCGTTACTATTTCACTTCCCGATCTTGCATTTTCATCTGCGGGAAATTTTGATACTTTTTGGGAACTATTCGAAGAGAGAACAGAATTGTGCCATAAAGCTTTAAAAGCCAGACATCAACGACTACTTGGAACGAACTCTGATGTTGCTCCTGTTTTATGGCAGTATGGAGCTTATAGTCGATTGAAAAAACATGAGCCAATTGATAAGTTACTTTTTGACGGATATTCAACAATTTCTTTAGGGTATGCGGGGCTATATGAGTGTGTAAAATTTATGACCGGACATTCTCATTCTGAAAAAGAGGGTGAGGAATTTGGTTTACAGATTATGCAAAAGTTAAATGATAAATGTACCGAATGGAAAGAATCAGAGAATATTGATTACAGTCTTTATGGAACCCCATTAGAATCAACGACATATAAATTTGCAAAATGTTTAAAAAATAGATTCGGTGATGATATTTTTGAAAAGTTAGATGGAAGAGATAGGAATTATATTACTAATAGCTATCATATCCCTGTGTTTGAAGAAATTGATGCTTTTGAAAAACTTAGAATAGAATCTAAATTTCAAAAGTTATCTCCTGGTGGTGCAATTAGCTATATTGAAACACCAAATATGGAACATAATGTAAGTGCTCTATTAGAAGTTATTAAATATATGTATGACCATATTATGTATGCCGAAATTAACACAAAAAGCTGCTATTGTGAAGAATGTGGCTATTCTGGTGATATTCCACTGGTTGATGAAGATGGGACACTCAAGTGGAAATGTCCTCAGTGCGGTAATGAGGATGGATCAACAATGGATATAGCCTTTAGATGCTGTGGCTACGTCGGCACATCTAAAAATGGCGGCAATCAGGGACGATATGGAGATATTCATGATCGAGTTTATCATTTAGACGATAAGGAGTTTTAACAATGAGATACGCAGCAATAAGAAAAATGGATATTAGCAATGGAGAGGGACTTGGTGTCTCTCTCTTTGTTCAAGGATGTCATTTCCATTGTAAGAATTGTTTTAACAAAGAAACATGGGATTTTGATGGTGGCAATGAACTAACTTTTAAAGAAATTGAGAAACTATTGCATCAGTTATCAAAGCCTCAATATGCAAGATTGAGTATTCTTGGTGGTGAACCATTGGCGAAAGAGAATATTGATGACGTTTTTGCCTTGTGTAAATTCGTCAAACAGTTTATGCCAGAAAAACAAATCTGGGTATACAGTGGATATACAATAGAAAATATGGGGTTTCCTAATTTTCATGACATTGATCAATTAAAACGATTTAATGTTTTATACCATACAGATGTTCTCGTAGATGGACAGTACATTGATGAATTGAAGGACATGTCCTACCCGTGGGCAGGATCAACCAACCAGAGAGTCATTAATGTACAGGAGTCATTAAAGAAAAATGAGGTAGTACTATGGAGAAAATCATAATAGAAATTTTAACCATCTTAGGACGAAGTGGCGTTTTTGTTGCCTTGTGTTTTGGTGTTCAGATAATTATTTGGATAATTGCTGGGATAGTGAAAGCTATAAAAAAAAGAAGTATAAAAGCATTCCAACATATAGTATTTGATGACAAATGGGGAGCCCCTATGTGTTGGAGAATAATGGCTGTAAGTACATGTTTTTCAGTTCTTATGTATTTTATTATTAATGCTATTGGATAGAAAAGAGGTGATTCTATTATAGATATAAATTTTGTTCATCGCCAAACAGACGAGCTCTTGTGGAAAGAAGCAATGGCAAAGCTTCATAAAATATCAACAGAAGAAGTAGATTCATACGTAGATCAGTGCCATAAAAAATATGGAAACCTACTTACTTTAGACCAACAAAGAAATTATATAAGAGCAGTCATTGAGGCTGATCATCCCTTCCAGTATTTCCAATTTACTGGAAGGGTTTTTCGTTTTAGAAGAAGTAATTTATTCTGGCTACCCGATGTTCCTAAATGGTTTCGTAAATTTTATAACGAAGATGGGTGTAAAATTCATGAGTATATTCACAATCAAAAAAGAACTCAGATGGGCTATATTAGTTTCTCCTATTCTGTAAAGAAGGGTTGTGACAAGGATGATTATATAGTTAATATTGATCCTTGTGGGATAATGGCAATTCCTAGAGAGTTGTTTGAAAAATGTTATAACAAAAATGAAATAGCTTTATATGAATATTGCATAATACAATGCTATCTATGATGCTTAAAAAATAAATGGAAATGGTAGAAAAGGAAGGTGACCAAATGGAGTCAAAAACATCTAAAGAAAGATGGATTTATACAATCGCAGAGCTTTACGGAGTTTCAGTAGGAGATATTCAATTTATGTTAAACAAATGTAAAGCAACTTATGGGAATAGACTTGATTTTGAGCAGTTGAAAAAATATGTGAGAGCCGTTTTAGATGAGATTTCTCCTATAAGGTATTTTCAGTTTACTGGACATGCAGGAGAAGCAGGCTTCATAAAAAATGCAAACGGTGGTTATAAATACGACTATGAATGGGATGAATATATTCCACAATGGTTTAGAGACTATTGCTATACTTCTAATGAAGATAGGAGAAGATCTTGTTACATAATGACATCTTTATCTAATGAAGAAGATGGAACAATTGTATTTGCAGATCCAGAGAAAGGAGCTGCAGACAAAGGCGATTACATTATAAAAACATATGGCGTTGGAATTGTAGCTGTTCCTAAGGCAATTTTTGAATCGACATATCAAAAAGACGAAGATCGCTTATATCAATATTTAAATAGTAGCCGTATTCTGCATTTTGATGAGGAGGAGTGAACAGGATGAATTCGAATCATTCAATTAGAAATATTTTTAAAAAGTTGGTTCAGATTGAGTATGCTGTTACAAATGAGAAAATGGAATCTTTACTTGAAGGTTTAGATAATCAATATGGTAATTCTCTTAGTGAAAAAGAAAAGCAAAGTTATGTACTTAACTACTGTAAAAACAATTGTAATTATAAGCATAAATATAGAGGGAGTTACATCGGTACTAGAGGCTTTATTGATGACAACGAATTACTACATCAATTTAATCAGGAGTTTACGATATCTTATCCTAGAAATGGAATTACTCTCATGTAGAAAGGAGTGAACAGAATGACAACAACAAGAACAATAGTAGATGCCACAGGCACCAAAATAAACCTAAGCTGGAAAGCATTACAAAGACAATTTTTTATTGCTTCATTGACAACAAAATATAATGTCACAGTAAGAGGGCTTCAAGCTCTATACAAACGATTAGATAAGCAATATGGGAATACTCTTACAGAAGAAGAAAAAGAATGCTATATCACTATATTCTGTGAAAGAATATATGAGGTCAACTATTTCTTTTCACATTATCGTTCTTTAAACTTCGATGGCACTCGAAGCGCCAATTTAATAATAACAGCAGATCAATTAATGAATGATCAGTTTCGATGGGGCCATAGAACTAATTCTACACATATTTAAAAGGAGTGATTGGATGAATGAAGAATGGGTAAACAAAAATATGAGCATTCGAGAAGCTAGAATTTGGTTAATGTTTTTGGAATACGAATGTCCTAAAGATAAAATTGAAGAACTATACGACCAAGTGGACAAGAGATATGGGAATAATTTAACAGAGAAACAAAAATTTGAATATGTGTCTCATATTTTGCAGAAAACAAAAGCTAAGCAATCAATTCGTGATGATTTAGCTACTGTTTATTACGCAGGGGATGGGTCAGCAATAGCAGTGATAGGGAGACCCCTTGAAAGCTTTTCTGATGCAACCCTTAAAGTTTTTAGTCCAATTATGGGAGAGGTGATTAAATGACTAACAGGGAATTTGGAATACATTTGTTAGCTATCGAAAATAGAGAACCTGTATTTAGAATTAGAGATATGTTTAACCAAGTAGATTTGAAGTACGGCAATGTAATATCTGAGAATCAGAAGTTTAAATATGTAGCACGAACACTGGAGAGGAAAAGATTTAAACAGTTGGCTTACGATGACTTAAATCCCATTTTCTTTGAAACTGCCAAATCGAGAGGTGTTGCACTAGCTCATACAGATAGCTTAGACGAAGAAACAATTAAAAATTTAGGATCTTTTTTAACTGATGCAATGAAGAATGGAGAACTATTTCAGATTATGAGCGAGGTGATCAAATGATTAAGATCCTTAAGCAAGGAAACATAGGGCAAGTTGAATGTGGTAACTGCAAAGCTTTGCTCCAATACCAAGACACAGATGTTCGCCATATGGGTTTTACAATACAAGGAGAAGATTTTTGTAACAAATATGTTGTTCGCAACTTTATTATTTGCCCTCAATGCCAGAAAAGAATTGATTTAGGTACAACAGAATAGATTTAAGGAGAGAGAAAAGGATGCTACAAACACAAAATAATTGCCACATTAACACAACAACAAGAACAATCTTTTTAGGAGATGATATAGATGAGAAGTCCATGAGTTATATTCAATTTTATCTATTAGAATTAATTCATGCAGATGATGCAAAAGACTCTAAGGAAAAAGATTTTAAAAGAGAGCCAATCAAAATGTATATAAATTCTCATGGTGGCAGTGTAGATAATATGTGGGGGCTTATTGATATTATGCTACATAGTAAGACACCAATTCATACATACTGTACAGGATATGCTTATAGTGCAGGTTTTAAAATCTTTTTGGCAGGCTCTAAAAGATATTGTTACAAACATTCAATGTTCTGTTACCATCAGCTGTCCAGTTGGATTGCAGGGAAATATCAGGATCTCGTAGAAGAAAGAGAGTTTATAGATACTCGACAGAGAGAAATAGAAGATTATGTAGCTGATAGGACTAATATGACAAAGAAGCTTCTGAAAGATATTAAAATTAAGAAAAAGGATTTTTACATACGAGCTGAAGATGCAATTGACTATGGAATTGTAGATGAAGTTTTATAAAGAATGAGGTGATTAAAATTAGAATCATTAAATATTTTATTGAATGGTACAAATTTGAAAGCATATTTAGTACAACGAGATTAAAGTGTATTGTCAAATCTTTCAAATATTCCGTTGCAAATACTTGGTGTGATTTTAATAATTGGTTATTCGACAAAGGTATTAGGAAAACACATAGAAAAGATGAATTTAAATTTTGATTAGCTCCTCTCTTAATTGAGAGGGCTTTTTTAGATTGGAGGATTTTATCATGAATAAAAGACAAAGGAAGAAATGGTTAAAGCAGCACAATAGATATTTTGATCCGAGAGAGACTTGGTCATTAGATTGGACGATGGCAAAATTCGTATATCCAAGACTAAAAAAATTTAAGAAAGAGAATATTGGGTTTCCACATGAATTTAAGACGATTGATGAGTGGAATGAGATCTTAGATAAGATGTTATTTTCTTTCAAAGTATTGAAAGACGATTGTGTAGGATTGGAAATCGATTTTAATGATCCAAATTGGAAAAATGAAATTGATAAAACAAATGAAAGAATTCAAGAAGGATTAGAGTTATTTGGAAAATATTTTAGAGACTTATGGTGGTAAATAGGAGGATTTTATGGAGATTAATTGGACACCGGTAACAGAAAAGTTGCCAGAGCTGACAGGAGTATTTTATGAAGAAGAGTTTCTTGTATCTGTAAAGATCGGAGACGTAAAGTTCAGAGAGATTGCCAGATTTGATGGAGAAGAATGGCACAATGTTTTATTTGATTCAGAAGATGTTGTAGCTTGGGCACCATTGTTACCAGTATATGAAGATTAAGTAAAGGAGTGGTTTTATTTTAAGAAAGAGATTATTAGCTTTAGGGCTATTGGCAACCGCAAACATAACATTAGGGTTAGGTTTACAAAATTGTAACGCTGATGAGCAGCATCCAGAAATGCTTCAGGAAGCCCTCACAGACGTTGATCAACATTATGATAAATGTAAGCAAGCAGACGAACAAAAGAGAATCGCTATTGAAAAGAAACGACAGGAGAAACTTAGAAGAGAACGTATCCATAAAGAAAAGAGAGAGAATACTCCAATCTACATGGGACGATTTAAGATTACCTATTATTGGATTGGAGAAGACAACTGGGGATACAGAACAGCTCTTGGAGTGAGAAGTAGCAGATTCTATACGGTTGCCGTAGACCGTGACGTGATTCCTTTAGGATCAAAGATTATTATTGGGAATGACATTTATTGGGCTGTTGATACAGGAAGTAAAGTTAAGGGTAATATTATTGATATCTTTTCTGAAACTAAACTGGAAGACATGTACCATGATGATGTGTGGCTCGTTAGAAAAGGATCAAGCGAACGTCTTGCTTTGAAATATAAACATAAATAAAGGAGACTAAATGGGTTCAATAGATATTATGCTTGGAGAAATATTCTTGACATGTCTGATCATATGGCTTGTATTAGTTGTATTTACAATAGAGCTTAAAAATTGGAAAGAGAGGTTTATAGTAATATTAGGAACCATAATATTTTTAGTGGGCTTGTATTATTATGGATAGTAAAGGAGAAATATGCTAAAAGAAAAATCTTGGGAAGAGTTTAAAGAAAGCGGGATGCTATGGTGGATTAATACTACGCTACATACATTTGGATGGGCTATTGTTTATGAAACTGACGAAACAAGCAATATTATCAGAGCATATCCTGCAAGATGTAAATTTAGAGGATTCAGCAAAAATACGAATACAGAAGGTTATCAAAAGATCAGTAAATATATGTTGGACAATGCTGAAGAGTTGTTTAAGGAGGCGAACGAATGA